TAGTAATCAAGTTCTTCTTTGGCATCTTCTCCATATAACATCTCTTCATCATACCAACAATCTTCATCAGTGGAACCACCACCCATTCTCACATTAACACCTTTAATTGCTCTTCTCTCAATTAGTCTTAATATGTTTTCTAAATGATCTATATCTAAATCACAAAGTTTAATTTCTTTTCCGTCTCTTGTTACATGTATCATTGTAATTAAGATTAAATTGTAAGTACTTGGTTATTAAATAAATCATTAAATACTGGTCAAGGATTATAAGCCCTTGTTATTTTCAGTAATCAACTACCTCGTTTTGGCGATTCATACATCAAGGTTATCCCCAGTGTATTGGTTTCTCTACGCTTCTCTCATAACTCTTCATATAAGTTGCAACTTAAGATGAAGTTATTTGGATAGTAGGAAAATACCCTACTCAATGAACAATGGCATTTGTTAAAATAACAAATGGTTTTCATACAGCAATTCAAAGTTTAGCTGCACTAGAAGGTTTTTGACTCAAACCTACAACCTTGTTTTATGTAACTATCTGATTATCAGACATCGGCCTCGGATACTATTATTCTACTACAAAAGAACTAACTCTATCTCCTCATATATATAGACTCCCAACCATAAAGAGAATAGACATAAGCAATAACAATAAAAGAAATAACAAGAATGATAATGAAGTTAATATGCTTCTTCATATAAATATGAGATTTAAGGTGAAATTATGTAACTAATTGATTATCAGTATGGTGCCTTGGTTGCTATTAGTTTTCTCATCTAATAAAAATATCCTCATAACACTTAAGACGTAGAACATCAATATCTGAATTATACATACGCTCTTGACATAAATCAGTAATCCTAAGTATTATACTCTTATGTCTATTAGTTAAAAATGTTTTTAACTTACACTCCCCATCAATAGTACAAGCATCAATTGAAATTAACTCTCCAATAGAAGGCTTATATTTTAACCAGATGAATAATGACTCACCAAAAGCATCTATAATACCCCTTTTCTTTAAGTTTTTATACAAAGATGATGTTTTGTCTAAGTAAATATATGTTTGTATCATGTTGTTGTGATTTTTATGTATCATGTTGTTATAATTTAAGGTGAGATTAATACGTTGTTTACTCTTTTAGCTATATGATTGTGACCAGGAAATCTCTTTTATATACCCAAAAATGAGGAAAATGGATGAGAATAAGAGGGAATGGAGTGAATTAACCACTCATAACCTCCTGATTATCAACACATTACACTACATTACCTAAAGTAATACTTCAAGTAACCTCCATTTCATTCTGTAACCAACTCATTACCAATACATTATACTGGGTTGGCTATATATTCTCTACTAAAAGAACACATCTAACCATAAAGGTTAACAGTGTATACTAACTGTGGGTTTGTAGTAGAGTGTATATATAAGCCTACACAAATAACCTATATAGTAACCAATATCCACACTTAATCTATAAATCAGTAGAGAAATCAGTAGAAAAATCAGTAGAAATTAATTCAGGTCTCCACACGGTGGTCATAGTTGACTAAACCCAATGGTATCAAGACCTAAATTTTTCACTACTACCTCTGAACATCCATATAAATTTCAACAAGACTTAGTCCAATTACCCAGCAGGGTAAAAATATCCAGTAAGGCTTAGTCCAGTTACCCAGCCGAAGTTATATACACAGGAATACGTAGTAATGTGACAAAAACACAGTACGTAACACGTAGTAAGGTATCGTTGTTGTTGTTGTTGTTGTTGTTGTTTTTGTTGTTGTTGTTGTTTTTGTTGTTGTTTTTGTTGTTGTTTTTGTTGTTGTTGTTGTTGTTGTTTCATACACAGTAATGTAATTAAAAAACAGAGGAGGATTACTCCCTCCTCTGTAATTTGAACTATGATTCCTTTAAATCAGGGTTCTGTTTTTTAAACAACTCTGCATCAGCAAACTCTTTTGCTTTAAGGTCACGGTGTAGTTTTGCAGTTGCTTTTACACGTGCAGTTGCATCTGCAACTTCTTTTTGACCGTGTGCTTGTTTACCTGCATCTGACATTTCGTTTACCTCTGATGACATTAACATTGCCTCAATATCATCAGTGTACCAGTCAAATGTACCGTCCTTTTTCTGAATACGGGTAAGTTCATTTTCTTGTTGTAGGTTTTTTCTACTAACATAACGTGGAGCATCAGTGTACTCTCCTGTGTCTTGTAATGATAAGTGACCACTTGCCTCTTTATCAGCACTGTACTGTGCAATATCTCCGTCTACAACTACATAGTTGTATAGCACTTTACGTGTTGCTGACGTTGTTTCTGTTGCAGGTGTGAACTTCACGTAAACCCCTGTAAATACAATTTTTACTTTTTTCATTGTGTTTTTGGTTTTTTTGGTTAATTGATTAATTGTTTAATTGTGTAATTGTTGAAACGGTAAACTGTTAAACTGTTTGAAAATCGTTACACAGGTAATCAGTGTTATAGAAGAAAGGTGAATTAGGATTTAAAAAAGAACAAGAGAAAGAACCATTACAGTTCTAACTCCCGTCCCTAATGATTTAATCAAAAACATATCCTTGTTTTAAGGCATCTTCATACTCTTGTCTTTGACGGTCATATCCAACCTTATTAGTAAGAGGTCTATAAAATGGAGTAATAATTACTTGTTTAGATTGTTCATATTGTTTATCAATAAGCATATCTTTAAAAGCAATTATCTTTGCTAATTTTACATCTCCTTGACCTGTAAGGTAGATTCTTTTTCGTTTAGTATCTCTATCTGTAAGAGATGAGTCAAATACTTTCATAATGATGGGTTTAAGGGATTAATATTGAAAATAATATATCACTGATAATCAGTGTTATAGGAGAAAGGTAAATTAGGATATAAAACAAAACCTACTTTCGTAGGTCTTGTAATACATTTGTTAGTTCATATGCTAACACGTTAATTTTACACAACGTTGTTTTAATATAACGTTTCAACAAAGTAGTATCACTTTTACCTTCTCCTTTCAAACATATGAAATGGTTCCACGGAATTTTGTACTCTGTTCTTTGTTTTATAACAGTGAAGTGGTCAATATATACGTCAACTACTTTGTAACAACCTTGCCAAGTAATGATATGCACTAAATTATCAGGCATACAAGGTTTCTCTTTTTTGATTAAGGTAGTACCTTCATAGTAATACCACGGATTTGATTTCATAGGTTTAAGGATTAGTATTAATTTAAATATAAAGAGTGTTATGTAAAAGAACAGGAGTTTTCTCCCGTTCTTAATTACACATAATGATGAGTGATTTTTGATTCCATTTCTTTTTTGTACTCAAGATACCCAACGGTTTCTCTTGATATTCTTTCTCCAAATTTTCTAATAATAGACATTGCTACATTACCCTCATACATCATATCATACCACTCCTGAACTATTTCAGGTTCACTGCATATAATAAAACATATTTCAGATTTAGTATGTGTGTCTTTCTTGTTAAGAAAAATACATTTTAAATCTACAATTAATGATTCGTACTCTTCAATATCACAATTACCTTCTGTAAAAGTGAATCCTTCTAAACACTTTGTATTGTTAATGACAGTTTCTCCAAAGAAATGCAATTTGATTTCTTTATTAAATTTAAGAGTCAATCGGGAGACAAGTATTGACAATTCTTTTTTGTATTCATATCCTAAATAAGACATAGTTTTAAGTATTAAGGGTTAATATTAATTTAAATATAAACAGTGTTATGTTTTTAAAACAAGAACCCATTACAGGTTCTTGTTTTCTATTAAATAGCAAACCAAACATCAAAAGAGTCAAGATATAAAAGTGTTTCAAATCTACTTTCCTCTTTAAGTATAACAAGAGGTTTACCTGCATATCTGCCCTCACGAACAATTTCATAAGCATTATTAGCAACACCGTGTTTAATGTAATCAGCAATATCTCCTCCTATTGCAGCATAATGCCAATGTTGTCCTTTTAGTTTTTTAACAAAGCCAAGTTCTATTTGAAGTTGTTCAGTGTACAATACAGTTGTTTCCATTTTATTTAAGTTTTAGGGGTTAATATTAATTCAGATATAAAGAGTGTTATGTTTAAAGTTTAAAAAACAGGATTTCTCCTGTTCTTTGTTAAAATCTCTTATAAGTTAGATAAAGCCTATAGGCATTTTCTCCTTGTTCTATAAAGACTTCTAATCTTTCAATAGACATATCACAAAATTCGTCCAATTGATTTGTAGTTAATGGTTTCATATTCATAGCCTTACCTAAGTCACTGATGACTTGTATAAGACATGAACGTTCTTTTTGATTATCAGTGCTAATAGCATTGATGATATCAGGTAGTTCTAATGTTGTTTGCATAATGATGGGTTTAGGGGTTAATATTATATTAAATGTAAAGAGTGTTATGTAAGTATAAAAAAGAACTGAATTTCTTCAGTTCTCTTTGCAAGGATTAAGTTAACCTTACTTTACCGTGTTGCAGGTTTAAGCAGTATGCTATGTGTTGAATTCTCCTGATGTTACATACAACCATTCAGGCACACGGTCTTTTTTTAATTTGGTAATAAATACTATAAGGACTATCATTACCCAACCAATAAATATCATTTCGCTTTACTATAAGTAAACACTTATCTAACCACAACAGGTTTTCTTTGGTTGCTTGTTTGGAAGAATATATTTTAATAATTCTTTGTGTTTGATGCAACCATAATTCAGCATTATTATCTATTTTGTTCATTTTATTTATGTATTAAGGATTAATATTAATTTAAATATAAACAGTGTTATTTTAATAGGATTAGAATACCACAAGACTTAGTCTTGTGTTTTCTAATAAGATAAGGATGTAATGACATTGTATCAAACATTTGTCCTGATTACCTTTGGACCGAGTAAGTTGTTAAGATTTATCTTAACAATTATAATGAGTGTTATAGGGGAGAGGTGAAGTAGTTTAAATAACAAGAACCATTACGGTTCTTGTTTTAATCAATATTTATTCTTTTTCTCCATTTTCTCAACTTGAATTTTAGCCATTTGTTGAACTATTGCAAGTCCTAACATTGTATTAAATTCAGGAGAAGCCATTATTTCTCTTGTTTTTAGGGTTATGGCTTGGTCAATTTCATCAGTGAGTATACCTCTTGTATAACTACCACCAATTTGTTTCTCCAATAGAGATTTGATTGGATTATTGTAATTCTTTTCATCTAATATACTATTTAAATGAACTTGAAGACCTGCTGTTAGTTGTTCTTCTGTAAGAGTTAATGTTATCATTTTTGTTTAAGTTTTAGGGTTTATATTAATTTAATTATAAAGAGTGTTATGCAAGTAGTAATAAGAAAAAGGCTATGAAGCCTCTTTCTTCATACAAATATTAAACACAACACGGTCTGATGTTGTATGTAATTCATATTTAATCAACAACCCTGTTGTAATCCAGGTATTGATTTTTTGTTGCATTTGCGTGAGAGCCTTTGCATCTGATGCAAGTATGCTCTCAATAACTATTTTATTGTTCATTATATTAGGGATTAGTGAATATTCAATTATAAAGAGTGTTATGAAAAAAAGAAAAAACAGGATTACTCCTGTTCTCTTATATTTATATATGATAACTCATTTTAATTAGTTCATCATCAGTTACCTCAATTACCTTGTAAGGGAAGGAACTCATTTCTAAACCACTTTCAATATGTTTCATAAAATCAGATTTAATTGCATTCATACAATCTTGTCTGTCAACACCTTCGTAATATATCTTGTTAGTGTTTTTGTTTACAACAATAGTATTTTTCATTTTATTTAGGGTTTTAGGTCAATATCAATTATAAAGAGTGTTATTTGAGTAAAACATTAAGGGCTAATTGCCCCTAATGATACATTCACAATTATAAGAGTCCATATCAACCATTCTGAATATGGGTACCCACCAATAAAGGGTAAATACACCAATCATTTGACACGGTGATGCTAACACTTCTCTATAAGTGTAATCTCCAATTAGAGCAATTACAAGAGAAAGTAATAGGTAACTTGAAAATGCTATTAGAATATATTCTATGAACATTCTACTGTTTGAATAAGGTTGTTTTTTCATAATAGGTTTAAGGATTAATTATTAAATATAAAGAGTGTTATGCTTTAAGGAAAACATAAGGAGATTTCTCTCCTTTTTGTTTATAAACTGTCAATTATTCTTTTCATTTCAACTGTTGCATTAAATACCCATTTAAAATCGTGAGTTTCATTATGATATGCTTGAGCCGTATCAAATCCAATGACTGTGTAAGTAATACCATTTACAGTTTCTTCTGCTGTATATGTTATTTCTTTACCAACATTTACATTAAGATAGTTTCTTGTATATTGTTCTGAATCATATCCGTCTTCATCCAATACAGGAGGTTTTGCTTTTTCAGCAATGAAGTTGATAATAACAGGATGTGTATTAGGTATCATAAGATAACCACAACCCCAACCTGATTGCATCATTTTTTGTCTATCACGGCCATAGGCCACCATATACATTATTGTTTCATTTTTCATTTGTTTTTATGTATTAAGGGTTTATATTCAAATATAAAGAGTGTTATGGTTGTAAATAAAACTTTAAAGGCTATGAGCCTTTAAAGTTTGATTCTGTAATTTTAATTCCATTTAGTTGGATGTCCCAAATTTGAAATCCAAAGTCTCCAATGAGAAATTGATAAGCCGCTGATTTGGCTTTGTCCATAGATTCAAATGTTTGAGAATGATTAGTGGTATCTCCTGGAGTTCCATAATCGCTGATTTTGTAAGTAAGTGTGTTCATTGTATGTGTAGATTGGTTCAATTATAAAGAGTGTTATATAAGTATAGTATTAAAAAAGAAACCAACAATCTGTTAGGATTGTTGGTCTTTGCAGAAGCCCTATCTTCTACTGTCATGTGGCACATCCAGTCCCTCCTGTATCATAGTCCAAATAATGTGCAATTATAAAGAGTGTTATTTTAATGCTTATAGTATAACAATGTATGTAGTAGATACATATATATAAGATAGCATTGAACAAGACATCAGATATAATACATACATATAGTAGTATGAATAACAACAACAACATCATAGTATAGATATAGTATAGATAGTATAAATAATATACTAGTATGAATAATTCATAGGATATTTCTCTGAATTTGAGATCATGTTTAGAAAAGAGGTGGGGTACCCCCAGTGAATTTGGATTTGGATTTTCAATCGCTACAGACCCCCAACCCTCTCCTCCTTCCACTAAAAAAAATATACCAAAAATTTTATAAAAAATTTATATATTTGCCAATGATAAAAATTATACTTTCTATACTCATATGTTTATCTTCTATATCTTATTCTCAAACTGCAGGTAGAGGTAGTAGTGAGAAAGGAGGTTCTAGATTTAATTTTAAAGTAAGACATCATAAACATAAACAGATGCGTCATTTTGGTAGACAGCATACTGATAGACTTATACAAAGTAATGGTACTTCTTACTTAAGAAATAAAAGGTTGAGAACTAAGAATAAGGTAGATGGGGATGGATTTAGTATGCCAAAGCAAAAATAATAGTATCTTTACACTATATAAGAACTCACTTATATTAAATCAACAAACTATGGAAACTAAAACATTAAGTAACACTACAGCTAGTCAAGCCAAAGACAATGTAAAAGATATTATCTTTTGGGGTAACGGAGACACCTTTAAGTTAATCAGCAAAGCATCTTCTAAAGATGAGGGGTGGATGAAATCTACTAAAGCTATGCAAATAGACTATGTAGGTTGTGTGGTTCAAGTTACTACTCAGCAATTAAATAATTTAGTAGATGGTGGTACTTCATATGCTGTAGCCGAGGCCGTGACTTTTGTCCCACTGGTGTGTATTGAAGAAACTACAGATACGATTACTGGAAGGGTTACTTCTAGACAATTGGTTCAAATGAATCCTATGAATAATAGTAAAACGGTTAAGAGAGATTTTTATTAAAATAAACTTGGTTTATAAATAAATAATTCTTACATTTGTCCTATAAATACAAGACTTTCATTGTATTTGGACTTTTTGGTTAAGGGTAAAAGATCCAGAGATAACATCTCTGGATTTTTTATTTTTAAATTATGTTATAATATAGTTGTATATTTGCTCTAGGTTTAGTATATTAATAGTATAACTATATTTCTCATGGCACTATTCAGCAGATTTAATACCAGATATACATATTTAACGGATTTAGTTGTTACATTTCCTCTAGGATTAGTGGCAGATGATGTGTTTTCATTTTATAGAGTTAGCCCTCCAGGAAATGAAATTAAGTATGAAAATAGAATAATTGAATTTTCTGATATAATAGCTTCTATTTTACCATTAGTACCACCTGGAGGATTTGGTTGGGCTTTATTAGGTAATGCTAGTACAGTTGATGGAACTGATTTCGTAGGTACCACTGATAATGTACCTTTAAACTTTAGAGTAAATAATCAGCCAGCAGGAAGAATAGATCAGTTGTTATGGAATACTTTTTATGGTTTTAAAGCAGGAAAGGTTAATACTATAGGTGGTGGTAATACGGCAACTGGTTCATATGCTCTTAATAACAGTGATGGACTTGATAATACGGCTAATGGACAACAAGCACTTTTTTCCAATACCACAGGAAACGCTAACACAGCTATAGGAGCAGCAACTCTTTATTTTAATACCATAGGAAATGATAACACTGCAATAGGAGCATATGCTCTTTTATTTGATACTTTAGGATTAAGAAATACAGCCGTTGGTAATTATACTTTATTTATTAATACAACAGGAGCTAATAATACTGCTATAGGTATGTCAGCACTATCTAATAATTCAACAGGAATAAATAATACAGCCGTTGGGTATAATTCAGGTAGCAATAATACAATAGGAAATAACAATACTATAATAGGTGCTTTTTCTAATATAGCAACTAATTCAACTACAGAAGCTATAGCTCTTGGATATGGTGCTGTAGCCGCATCATTAGAATTTGCTATACCAGATGCTGTAACTAATTTCAAATTTCAAGGAGATAGTTATGCATTACCTACTACATTCCCAGGAACTAGTGGTTTTGTATTATCATCTACTACAACAGGAGTAATGTCTTGGGTTAATCCAGGAGGTGGTGGAACTGCTTGGTATTTATTAGGTAATGCAAGTACAATTGATGGACTTAACTTCATTGGTACCACAGATGATGTACCTTTTAATATAAGAGTAAATAATTTTCAAGCAGGTAGAATAGAAAGTGCTTTAATAACTGCAAATACTTTTTTTGGTTATCAGGCAGGAATTGTAAATACAGGGCTATTTAACACTGCTGTTGGACATTATTCACTGCTTAATAATATAACAGGAAATCGTAATACAGCTTTTGGAAGAAGTACTTTACGTAATAATTTATCAGGAAGTGGTAATACAGCTATTGGAACTAATGCATTACATGACAATGTTAATGGAACTCAAAATACAGCCACTGGATTTAATTCTCTTTTTTATAATATTGATGGAGTATTAAATACTGCTAATGGATTTTCAGCTCTTTTACATAATACCGTAGGTATTAATAATACTGCTATGGGTGCAGGTGCACTTAATTTTAATAGTATAGGTAATTATAATACTGCAGTTGGTCATAATGCTCTTTATGATATTAATGGAGACAATAATACTGCAGTTGGTACACAATCAGGTACCTTACACACATCTGGTAATAACAATACATATATAGGTGCTTATACCGGAGCAGGTATTACTACAGGTAACTCTAATACAATTATTGGAGCATTTGTTGGAGGATTAGTTTTTAATTTAAGTAATAATATTATATTAGCTGATGGATCAGGGAATACACGTTTACAATTTGATTCTGCAGGTGTAGGTACAATAGGAAATTTAGCTGGAATAGGAAATAGATTAGTTGAAGTTGATGCTAATGGTACGCTTGGTATAAACACAACTGTATTTAGTGGAACTTATACTCCTACTTTAACAAATCAATCAAATATAACATCATCAACCCCTCGTCAATGTACATATTTAAGAGTTGGTAATGCAGTAACTGTAAGTGGTTTATTTGATGTAACATGTACAGCTCTTGTTTCATCTGTACTTTATATTTCTTTACCTATACCAAGTAACTTTACAACCTCTTATCAATGTGGTGGAGTAGGATATGTAGCTTGTTGTTCTAGTCAAGGTATGGCTATAGGAGGTGATTCAGTAGGTGATAGAGCTAATGTTCAATTTGTAGCAACTTCCATAATATCCGTAACAGCAGGGTTTACATTTACATATGAAATATTATAAAATATAACATTAAATACAATATATCATGTCAATAGGAAATACAAAAGATTTAGGAAATAAAGGAAATAATTTTCCTTATCAACGTAGTGTACTTGAATTATTAAGTGCTCTTGTAGCAATGCCTCCACCAGTAGGAGGAGCTACTGAAGTTACTTTAGCTGCTGTATTAGCTTCTCTACAAAATGGTAAAGAATTTGAACAAAGTCTTGTGATAGATACAGGTGGAGTAGGAACTCCTACTTATTTACAAGTAAGAATATTTGATACAGATACATCAGTATTTAATGCTCCTATTTATTATAATGCATCTGGAGCCCTGGTTGTCCCTGTTGGACCATTAGAACTTGTAAATCCACAGTTAGTACTTAATAATATCCTAACACAAGTAACTTCTCTTAATTCTAAATTTACAGGAGTAACAAGAACTCCTAGTTTACTTAGAGTTTCAGGAGCAGGTGTTGCAAGTATAGCCGCAGGAGCCAGATCTGTATCAGTATATAATGCAGGTATTACAGATGGGTCGTGGTTAGGAGCAACAATTAGACAAGGTGAATCACTTAGTTATAATGCTGGTGGAGAAGATGATGTTTTAGCAGCATTTGCTTATGATGCATTAACAACAGAATTAGTAATAACAACTGTTATATAATTAATACCTAAGACAATGACTGATATAAAACAATTAGTTTCTAATACAATTTATCAAGCTTTAATAAATGGAGTTTTACCATCAGCTGGAAATCCATTTGTAACACTTTCTGAATTAAGTAGTGGTTGGGGTTTAACAGGAAATGCAGGTACAGTTGATGGAATTGATTTCATTGGAACAACTGATAATATCCCCTTTAATATCCGTGTAAATAATGAGAAAGCAGGTAAAATAGACCATTTATTAAACAATACTTTTTTTGGTTATTTTGCTGGTAATACAATTACTATAGGTACCGATAATACCGCTATTGGTTTTCAAGCACTTGTCAATAACACTATAGGTAGTACTAATACAGCTTTAGGAGCAAATGCTTTAAATGTTAATATAGTAGGAACAAGTAATACTGCCGTTGGTGGTATGTCTTTATTAATGAATGATGGAGATCAAAATAGTGGTTTTGGTTATGGTGCTGGATTGAACACAACTACAGGAATACAGAATACAGTAATAGGTTACCAATCACTTTATTTTAATATTACAGGTAGTGAAAATGTTGCTGTTGGGCATAATGCAGGAATGTTTAATTATCCAGATTTTAACCAATGTACTTTTATAGGCGGCTCCTCTAATGGAGCAGGAGCAGTAGTATCCAATGCCATAGCCCTTGGATATGGTGCTGTATCACAATCTTTTGAATTTGCTTTACCAAATAACGTAACTAATTGGAAATTTAGAGGAAATAGTTTTACTTTACCTTCTGCTGATGGAACAGTTAATCAAGCATTAATTACAGACGGTTCTGGTGTTTTGTCTTTTGCTACTGTTGGTGGTGGTTGGGGTTTAACTGGTAATGCAGGGACAGTTGATGGAACAAACTTCATAGGTACTACTGATAACATTCCATTTAATATAAGAGTAAATAATATTAAAGCTGGGAAAATAGACCATCTAAAGGCTAATGTATCTTTTGGGCAAAATGCTGGTGCTTCAACGGTAGGAAGAACAGGGAATACAGCCATAGGACATAATGCTATGCAGTTATCAAGTAATAACGCAGGAGTATTTAACACAAGAAATACAGCTGTTGGTGATAGTGCTTTAAGAGGGACAAGTGCAGCTAACGAATTTTTTAATAATACAGCTTTTGGTTCTGGTGCAATGGCAAATCAAACATCAGGAGAACACAATATAGCAATTGGTGTTGATTCGTTAGTAAGTAATTCATCAGGAGTCAGAAATTCTGCAACAGGTTCAAGGTCGTTATATTTTTCTACTAATGGAAGTAATAATACAGGAGATGGCTTTGAGTCACTCTGGAATACCACCACAGGAGTAGAGAATGCAGCTTTAGGTTCAAAAGCAGGATTAACCAACACAACAGGTAATAGGAATACATACATTGGATATTTGGCAGATTGTACTGTTGCTACTTTAAGTAACTCAACAGCAATTGGCAATGGAGCAAAGACTAGTATATCCAACACAATGGTATTTGGTAATAGTTCTATTACAGACAATTATTTTACAGGTATAGTTAGAGTAAGTGGATTGTTAGATATAAGAGGTGGTGGGGAGAGAGTTGCTAGAGCACAATTAGCAACTCCATTTTTAACGTCATTAGGATATAGAGCAGGAAATTCTACAGCTGGTGTTAATGGTACATTTGTAGGATATGAGGCAGGGTTTGCTAATACAGATGGAACTAATAATACTTCTTTAGGTTGGCAAGCACTTCGTAATAACACAAATGGACACGATAATACAGCACTTGGTAGTGATACTTTAAGAAAGAATGGACAATCAAGTAATACAGCAGTTGGTTTTGGGGCTATGGTCAATAGTTGGAATGGATCTGAAAATACAGCAGTAGGAAAATACGCATTAAATAATCTTGATAATACAGCTTCTGTAAGAAACGTAGCAGTAGGTTTAAGTGCATTAGGGGCTCTTACAATTGCTTCAAATAATTGTTCTCTTGGATATACTTCAGGAGGTGATAATACAACGGGTATTAATAATACATATATAGGACACAATTCAGGTAGAGGTGTAACCACAGGTAGTGGTAATACAATTATAGGTGCTAATATAACAGGGTTAGCATCTGGTTTAACCAATAACATTATTATATCAGATGGAGCAGGAGTGAAAAGATTACAATTTGATAATGCTGGTGTTTTAACATTAACAGGTCCAACAGTTACAACAGTAGGGGCAACAGCACCTAATAGTACTATTGCTATTACAGTGGGTGGCATAATTTATTATATACACGCAAAAACAACTAATGATTAATAAATAATAAACAAATGGAAATGGAATTAACAGCAGAACAAGTAGCAAAATCAGTAAGCGCAGCTTATGATAGTGTGAACTTGATAAATGAATTAGTAGCAAAAGCAGTTTTAACTACTGAAGAAACAGATACATTAAGTAGAAACAAAGAGCACCTTGTGATTATGTTAGCCAAAGATTGGTTTGTTGGTGGTTGTACACCATCTCAAGTTAATGAACTTACAGCTAAATCTGTATAAAATAATATAAAGATTGATTAGGTATGATAAATATTTTATATATTTGTCCCAACCAAACCAACCTAAATTATGAAAACATTAACCAACAAAACAACACAGATCGTATTAAAAAACGATGAACAAGGTAAACCTGTATTTGCTACTTATGGTGATTTATTGTTAATTACAATTAACATGGCTCCAGAACAAGGATTCTCTATTGCAGATATCAGAGAAAGACTTAAGATTGCTAGTGCAATTGAAGAAAGTAAAGATGGTGAAATTAAACTTAATGAATCAGAGAGTGCTCTTTTAAAAGCATCTTTTGATAAATTTAAGTGGGCTCAAATTCATAAAGATCTTGTTGAACTAAGTGATAAGTTAAATTCTTTATAATATAATTTTATGAGCAATCATTTAAAAATAGATACAATACATAATACTCTCATGGCTATTTTTGGAGTAATTACAGGAGCTATGAGTAGTTTAGATTATATTGAACAAATAGGAAGAATAGTATTAATATTAATTTCTATTTGTTCATTTGTATTACTTACAGCTATTAATTGGGAAAAGGGTATGACTCAATTAAAAAAATGGATGAAGAAAAATGGACAAACTGACACTGGAAAGAATTGAATTACTACATCCTAAGTTAAGAGAAGAAGTAAAAGTAATATATAAAGAGATTTGTGAAAGGCTTACTGGTAAAGCTTTTTGTAGATTTACATCTACATTAAGAACTTTTGCTGAACAGAATACTATATATGCTCAAGGAAGAACTACTTCTGGTTCAATTGTAACTTATGCAAAAGCAGGTCAATCATATCATAACTATGGTTTAGCAATAGATATAGTTCTACTAGTTGATACTGATGGTAATGGTACTTATGAAACAGCTTCATGGGATTTTAAAAAAGACTTTGATGGAGATGGTAAAGCAGACTTTGATGAAATTGATTATGTATTTCAATTACACGGATGGAAAGGACTTTATAAAGCTGATGGAAAAAGATGGGATTTCCCTCATTTTCAAAAAACATTAGGTTATTCAATTCCTCAATTACAAGAACTACATAAGAAACAGTTGCTAACTAAACAAACCGGGTACTTAAATTTATAATCTATGACTATTAATATATTCAGTTTAAGTAAAATAGAAAGATTAAAATTAATAGGTCGTTGTATACAAGCAGTAACAGGAGTTGTTGGGGGTAGTTTAATTTTAATAGAAGGTCATCCATATGCTACAATAGTAGTATTATCAATAGGAGCCTTGGCTAATGAAATAGTATCTTTTATAAAAGAGAAAGAAAATCAAATTGGTAATAGTAAACCTGGAGAAACTGTTATAATATAAAAGTAATATAAATCTAATTGATTTTAAGATACATCTAATTTAGATGTATTTTTTTTGTTTAAATGTTTTTATCTAACTTATTATTGTATCTTTGTAAAAGTTTAACCAACAAACTTAATATTATGTCAGACACACAAGCAGTTAAAACACCCGTAGAATTACTTCAAGCACGTAACAAGTTAATAGAGTATTATTCAGAACAAATTTCAGTTCTTGAAGTTCAAAAAGAATATGAAACTCTACTTGCAGATATAGAAGATGCAAAGGCTAGAAGAATGATGGCTATTATAAAAATGGCTCAAATGACAACAAAACCTAAAGAAAATAAAGTATCTACACCAGGAGAAAAAAGTGTAGGTATGGATAAAGTAAATGTAGCATAGTCAAACAAAACCAACATGGCTAAAGTAAATCTAGTTACTAAAAAAGTAAACATGGAATTAAATGATGTTATAAAATATCAATTAATTACCCATTGTTATATTCATAAAATTAAGTTAAATAGTTCTGAGTTAGAGTGTCTTACTCTATTAAGTATTTTAGGTAACTATGATCTTGCTGATTTTTGTATCAAAGCATCTTATATATTTAAGAATACTCAATCAGCAAGAAATTGTATGGTGAGATTAGAAAAGCATGACTTAATAGCAAAGGCATCAAAAGACAACTCTAGTAAAAAGAAAAACATTCATCTTAATCCTAATATAAATATCCAAACTTCAGGAAATATATTATTAGATTATAAATTCTTACATATTGCTACCACATAAAGCCAAACAGTTTATTTCTCCAACTGCTAAAAAGCTTGGATACAGTGATGATCTTGTAGAAGATGTAGTTATGTTGTATTGGCAATCTGTAAGAGATGCTTTAAGTAAACCACAAAATATTTCTATTACAATAGCTGACTTTGGAGTATTTAGTGTAAAACCTTGGAAATTAGACACCTCTATGATTAAAAACATGGCTGTTAGTAATAATATAACTCCTACTACATTTACTAAATGTGTGATTTTAAAACAATATGAAGATAAAAAAGAAACACTTGATAAATTAGTACTTCAATTTGCTGACTTAAAATTAAAGAAAGAATCTATAAAAGAAAAACGCTATGGAAAAGATAAAACAAATTTGGAAGAATAGAAAGAATATCTTTAATGGTATTTGGAATACTTTATTTAAAAATAAGTATGTTGAGAAGATCTCAGCAGAAAGAATGAAGATCTGTGTAGAATGTCCTGCTATAGATTTAAAAGGAGATAATTGTTTAACTCCTGGATTACAACCATGTTGTACATTTTGTGGATGTACACTTGCTTTTAAAACTAGAGATCTAAGTAGCGGATGTGGTAACGTATATACCCCTAGATGGGATGCAATAACTAAATCAAAATCAAAATGAAAACAGATAACATATTAGATGATGTAGACTTGGTAAATTTACAAGTTAATAATATTAGAAAAATAGAATTTATATTAGAACGTAAAAGTTATAAAATTAAACTATTTGGCAGAACTTTTGAATTTAGAACTTATACAGATAAACTTATTAAAATTCCTAGATTTGGAGAATGTGATGAATCACTTTGTAGTTTAGAAAGTGCTTGGGCAAGAGCTATAAATAGTAATATGCCAGAAGCCATTACAAATACTCTTAATACTAATGTTAAAGAGTATTTACATAAAAAGCATTCTGAAGAATATAATAATATTAAAAACAGAAAACCGAATTAAGACTTAATCTTAAATATTAATGACACTAGAAGATATTAAAAATGCTATGTATCATACTAAAGAATATCAATCTGAAATACCTATGGTTTTTCATACAAATTTAGCTGGTATGGAGATGTTTAGTTTAGCATTAGAAAAAGAAAATAATAGAGATTTTGTGACTTTTTTATTTAATAAAGGTGAAATTAAAAAACAAGAACACTCTAGATTACATGATATGATTAACTCTGCAGATAAAGAAAATTATATAATAGCAAAATGTATATTAGAAAATAAATCAAAAAACTTAGAAAATGGCACTAACCTTTCAAGTAACAAATCATAATTACCAAAGTATTGATCAAGCAGATGGTATTAATTGGATTAGTTCTACTAAAGTTGTAGAGTTATTTAAATCAAAGTTTGATCCTGTATTTCAATCTATTAAGTCATCTAAGAAAAAGAAATCTAAATGGTTTGGTATTCCTCCTAAAGAAATTCAAGCAATTTGGTCTAGAGAAAGTCTCAGGGCTATTACATTAGGAACTTTTTACCACAACCAGAGAGAAGCAGATACAATTTCTTGTGAAACTATTATGAGAGAGGGAAGAGAAATTCCTATTATAAGACCTATTTATAATGATGATATCAAACACGCTCCAAATCAATCTTTAACTGAAGGTATATATCCAGAACACTTTATGTATTTAAAGTCTGCTGGTATATGTGGTCAATCAGATAGAGTAGAGGTTGTATGGGATAAAGTAGACATTATTGACTACAAAACAAACAAAGAAATTAAGATGGAAAGTTATACTTCATGGGATGGAGTAAAACAAAAGATGACAGGGCCTCTTGCACATTTAGATGATTGTAATTATTGGCATTATGCAGTTCAATTAAGCTTGTATCTTTATATGGTTTTAAAACATAATCCAAGATTAAAGCCAGGTAAACTCACATTACATCACATTACCTTTGCTGTAGAAGGGGTTGATAAGTATGGATATCCTATAACAAAATTAGATGACCAAGGAAATCCTATTGTAGTAGAAGTAACTCCTTATGATATACCATATCTTAAATCAGAAGTAATTGCAATAATCAATTGGATCCATGATAATAAAGAATTAATACCTACTAAAAAATGAAAACATTAATTTGGTTAGATGATATAAGAGATCCTCATATAAATAATCATTTACAATTTGCTCCAATAGAACAACCTTATGATGTTAAATGGATTAAAAGTTATAATGAATTTGAAAAATATATTAATGCTTGGGGATTACCCGATGCTATATGTTTTGATCATGATTTAGCAGAAGAACACTATGAAGATGAAATACTAATGAATATGACACTTAATTCTAAAGAAGATTATTTAAAGCTAATTAATTCATTCTCAGAAAAAACAGGATACCATTGTGCTAGGTATTTAATAGAGTATTGTATTACTAATGGTAAGCAACTACCTTTATATCACGTACACTCTGCTAATCCTGTTGGAAAAATGTATATTAATAAATTACTTAAAGCATATGATACCAGAAATATTTGATATAGACAACGGACATATAGTGATTAATCCTACATGTCTATTAATACCTGAATTAAAAGCAGTTCATGATTTTTATGAAAATGCTATTCCAGCTTTTTCTTTTTTACATTTCTTATATTCTCCCAGAGGGGCGTATTGTAATGTACCAGAAACAGATAAAGAAGAAATATTATTAGCTGATTTTCCTGGGGTATATACTTTAGAAGATGATGTGATGAGACTTGCTATGACAAAATTAGAGTTATTAACAATGTCACCTACTTATAGGTATTATTTAGCTAATAAATCTTTAATGGAAAAGATGGGTACCTTTGCTAGAACACAACCTATTACTGCAGGACGGGATGGTAGTGCAACTGTTCTACAATCATTACTTAAATCTGTTGGTAAAACTATTACTGAATTTAAAGAATTAGAAAAAATAGTTCAACAAGAACAAGATGAATTTAAAAGTAGAGCTCGTGGTAATAAACGCATTGCATATGATAGTCCTAATTAATAAAATATGATTAACTTTATAGAAGTACCTACGTGGGAAAATAATAATTGGTCTATAACCGAATTTACCACAAGACAAGATTTTATAGATTTCTTAATACCTCTATTTAAGATACCTGGAAAGTATGCTTTTGATGAAACTATTAATGAGTTTAATTCTCAGGCTTTAATCTTTAAGAGCAGAGGATTCTATTGTCCTTATAAAGAAGGGAGTATAGACTTTAGAAAATATTGGGATGATCAAAAGTTAAAATCTAGAAAAGGTGTAATATTCAAAAATGGTGAAAAGACTTGGTATTTACCTAGAGATTACTATTTTTGGATAAACTTTCTACAACTAAATAATAAGATGGAAAAGAAGTTTACTTTTCCTTATATTTGGGATACTCAGTATCATATGGCCCTATATGAATGTCTAGCTGAATTGAATTTCCAACATTGTGCTATCCTCAAGAAAAGACAAATAAGTTTCTCGTATTATCATTGTGCTAAATTCATAAATCAAATATGGTTTGAAGAAACTCCTATACTTAAAATAGGAAGTTCTTTAAAGGATAAGATTAATGAAAAAGGTTCATGGAAATTTCTAGAAGAATATAGATCTTTTTTAAATACTCATACTGCATGGTATAGACCTATGACTCCTAGTAAGGTTTTAATGTGGCAACAACAAATAGAAGAAACAACTAATGGTAGAAGTAAATTTGTAGGACTTAAAGGAGTAATTCAAGGATTAACTTTTGATAAAGATCCAGCAAGTGGAGTAGGTGGTCCAGTTACAATATTCTGGTATGAAGAAGCAGGTATGGCTCCTAGTATGGATATTACTTTAGAATTTTTATTACCTGCTATGAAAATGGGTAACATAGTTACTGGGATGTTTATAGCCGGGGGTTCTGTAGGTGAATTAGATCAATGTAAACCTTTAGAACAATTAATAAAACACCCTAAAGAAAACAACATATATGCTGTAACTACAAATCTTATAGATGATAAAGGAACCGAAGGAGAATCTGGATTATTTATTCCAGAACAATGGTCAATGATGCCTTTTATAGATGAGTTTGGTAATTCATTAGTAGAAGAAGCATTACTGTCTATTGATGAGACTAATAAGAAAGCAAAAAAAGATTTAAGTCCTGAACAATATCAATATAGAATATCTCAGAATCCTAGAAATATAGCTGAGGCTTTTGCTCATAGAAAAGTATCTAAATTTCCAATGAATTTAGTGGCTGCTCAAAGAAGAAGAATAGAAGAAAAAGAATATGCTTATGAGTTTTTAGAACTAGAAAGAAATGCAGTAGGAATACCCGAATTTAAGAAGAGTAATAAACTTCCTATTTCAGAGTGGCCAATTACTAAGAACACTGAAGATAAAACAGGAATTATTGTAGTTTATGAAAGACCAGATGAAAAAATAGAATTTGGTACATATTATGCTTCAATAGATCCTGTATCTGAGGGTAAAACTACAACTTCAGAATCATTATGTTCTATATATATTTATAAAACACCATTAGAAGTTACTAGAATAGATAGACATGGTGTAATAGAAAATTATATAGAAAGAGATAAAATTGTAGCGGCATGGTGTGGTAGATTTGATGATATTAACAAAACTCATGAAAGACTATCAATGATATTAGAAATATATAATGCTTGGGGAATTATTGAAAATAATATATCTTTGTTCATTGGTTATATGATTCTTAAAAAAAGACAGAGATATTTAGTACCAAAAAGTCAAATAGTATTCTTAAAAGATATAGGTGCTAATACAAATGTATATCAAGAATATGGTTGGAAAAATACAGGGACTATATTTAAGGCTCATTTACTTAGTTATTTAATTGAATTTCTTAAAGAAGAAATAGATGTTGATACAAAACCAGATGGTACTATTGTAAAAACAACATATGGTATTGAAAGAATTCCTGATATCATGGCTATAACTGAGATGGAAGGATATGGTGATGGAACTAATGTCAATGTGGATAGGTTAGTTGCTTTAGCAGCATTAATTGCTTTTGCAAAAGTACAAGATGCTAATAGAGGGCATAGAAAAAAACTTGAAGATAAAAGTGATATAAATTTGCATAAATCAAATAATTTGTATAAATTAAAGGTGCAACCTTTTACTCATATTGGTATGGGTAATAGAAACGGATTTAAAAGACCACCAAGATCAGGATTTAAAAATTTAAAATAAAACACATTATGGGACTTGTATTAAACGCTATGGATCTTATGTCAGGTAAAAAATCTGAGATAAAACGCATGACATCATTAACTCAACCTATTCAGTTTATACCTAGAAAAGATAAAGATGAAGAATGGACTACAAATAATTTAGATTGGCTGGAGTTTAATGGTTTAAAACAACTACGTAGAAATGCACGTAGATTAATGAAAAATTATAAACTAGCCAAAGGTATTATTGATAAATCTGATTATATTGTTGAAGAAGATAATGAAATGAAAGATCTTGTTGAAACTTTAACTCAAGAAGATATATCAGCATTAGAACTTAAATTTTATCCTATTATTCCAAATGTTATCAATGTATTAGTTAGTGAATTTGCTAAACGTAATAGTAAAGTAACATTTAGAGGGGTAGACGAATATTCCTATAATGAGTTATTAGAACAAAAAAATAATGAAGTTGGTCATGTTTTATTATCTCAGGCTCAATTAAAACTTAAAGCCAAATTATTAGAAGCAGGTATGGATCCTGAAGATCCTGAAATGCAAGAAGAACTATCTCCTGAAAAATTAAAATCATTACCTGAAATTCAAAACTTTTATAATAAAGATTATAGAAGTGGATCTGAGCAATGGGCTTCTCATCAACATGAGATTGATATTGATAGATTTTCTATGGATGAATTAGAAGAAAGAGGATTTAGAGATTCTCTTGTTGCTGATAGAGAGTTCTGGCATTTTATTATGGGAGAAGATGATTATGGTGTTGAATTATGGAATCCTGTATTGACCTTCTATCATAAATCTCCTGAAGTACGATATATCTCTCAAGGAAATTGGGTAGGTAAAATTGAGATGATGACAGTAGCTGATGTTATAGATAAGTATGGATATATAATGACTGAAGATCAACTCAAATCATTAGAAGCTATATACCCTATAAAGTCTGCTGGATATACAATAGGAGGACAACAAAATGACGGTTCTTTTTATGATGCTACAAAATCACATGACTGGAACACTAATATGCCATCATTAGGATTTAGACAATTTACTTCAATGTGGGATAGTGCTGCTAATGGTGGTGATATTGTAAATTGGATTAATGGACAATCTGAAGATTATGCCGGAGAAGGTATGAACTCTTTACTACGTACTACAACAGGTTATTGGAAAAGCCAACGTAAAGTGGGGCATTTAACTAAAATAGATGAAGCAGGAGTAGTTACTACTGATATTGTAGATGAGTCATATATTATAACTGATAAACCATTATATAATAATGTATTGTTTAAAAATAAAACAAAAGATACTTTGATTTTTGGAGAACACATTGATTGGATATGGTTAAATGAAGTAATGGGAGGAGTAAAGATAGGTCCTAATCAACCAAGTTATTGGGGAATGAATAATCCAGGAGGAGTAACACCACTGTATTTAGGCATTCAGCAAAATAAGATTGGACGTTTAAAGTTTCAATTTAAAGGTGATGATAGTTTATATGGATGTAAATTACCAGTTGAAGGTGCTGTATTTTCTGATAGAAATACAAGATCTACAAGTGTAATAGATTTAATGAAGGCATTTCAAATAGGATATAATATTGTAAACAATCAAATACAAGATATATTAATAGATGAATTAGGTACTATAATTGCATTTGATCAGAATTCATTACCAAGACATTCAATGGGAGAAGATTGGGGTAAAAACAATCTTGCTAAAGCATATGTTGCAATGAAGAATTTTCAAATGTTGCCATTGGACACATCTATTTCTAATACAGAGAATGCTTTAGGACAAAACCATTTTCAAGTGATGAATCTAGACCAAACTAATAGAATGATGTCACGGATTCAATTAGCAAATTACTTTAAGTCTCAAGCTTATGAAATTGTAGGAGTTACCCCACAAAGATTAGGACAACAAATAGGACAAACAGATACTGCAACTGGTATAGAACAAGCTGTTGCTGGTTCTTTTGCACAAACTGAAATGTTGTTTATACAACACTCAGACTATCTAATGCCAAGAGTACATCAAATGAGAACTGATTTAGCTCAATATTATCAGTCAACTAAACCATCGTTGAGATTACAATACCTGACATCTAATGATGAGAGAGTTAATTTTGAGATAAATGGTACAGATATTTTATTACGTGATCTTAATGTCTATTGCACGACTAAGGCTAATTATAGAGCTATTATTGAAAAGATGAAGAACCTGGCTATTAGTAATAATACAGCTGGTGCATCTATCTATGATTTAGGTACTATAATGACAGCTAATACAATGGGAGAACTGAACATAGTATTAAAAGCTACTGAAACCAAAATGAATAACATTAGACAAGAAGAAGCAGCTAATCAACAACAAATGCAACAAGAATCTATTCAGGCTCAGGTTAATGATAGGAAAATGCAACAAGATTATGAATCTTTGGAGAAAGAAAAAGATAGAAGAAGAGATGTATTGGTTGCTGAAATTAAAGCTGCAGGGTATGGAGCTATGCAGGATATTGATCAAAATTTACAATCAGATTATCTGGATGCTTTAGGTCAGATTCAAGCTACAGAACAGTTTCAAGATACTATGTCTTTAGATAGAAGTAAAGAAGCTAATAAAGTTCTTAATAATGATCAAAAGATTGCAGTAGAGAAAGAAAAGATGTCAAATCAGATGCAAATGAAGCAAATGGATGTACAGATCGCCAAGGAAAATAAGAATCAATATTCTCCTGGTGTAAAAAAATCTAAAAAGAAATGACGGGATCAATTTATATATTAAAAGATCCGAGAAATAATTCTGTAAGATACATTGGTCAAACCATTGTAAAGCTTTCATCAAGATATTCTCAACATATTTATCAATGGAAAAGAACTATTGGTAAGTTAACTCATATTAATAGTTGGATAAAATCTTTAAATAATATAAATTTAAAACCTGTAATTGAACTTATTGAAGATAATATAAATCATGAAAATCTTGATAACAAAGAAGTTCAATATATAAAATTATATAAGAGTATTGGTGCTAATTTAACTAATCATACAGAAGGAGGAAAAGGAATAAGAGGTTATAAACAGTCAGAAGAAAGCAAAATTAAACGATTGAATTCTTTAAAAACATCATTATCTTGGAAAGAGAAACATATAAGACATTCTCAGATAATGAAAGATAAACATAAAGAAGGATTAGCAACTTTTGGATATGCTCATTTATCAAGTGAAAGACGTATTGAAATTGGTAATAGACATAGTATAAAAATGAAAGAGATTCGTAAAAACAATCCTAAATTATTATTATCTATCATTGAATCTAGACAAGTATCTGTAGCATCTCTTAATGATGATAATACAATAAATTTAATTTTTAAATCTGTAACTGAAGCAAGTGTATATTATAATATTCAACCTACCCATATTTCAAGAGTTTGCCGGGGGAAATCTAAACATAATATGACTCACGGTATAAGATTTAAATATTATATTTTAGAACAAATATGATAAACCAACAGCAAAAAACAAGAAAAAAATAAATAACACGGGTTTCCAGATTGACTCTTTTAGCCATATACTGCAAAAAAACATTATTTATGTTTAATAATAATCAAATTTTTAAAGTTTAATTATATATTTTTGTTTATATTATAATTGTGAGTCAGTTATTAAAACCAACAATAAAAGACAAAATGCCAGAAACAACTAAAGATACTACATCTGTACAAGAAGTAGAAATGGATTTAAATGAAATTAGTAATTTCCTTGTAATCCCGGGAGCAGATCAGGTAATGATTGCTACCCCAAAAGATACTGTATTTTCAAAAAGTAATGCAGTTGATACATCGTTCCTTGACAGTCCTCCAGAGGAGGATGATAAAACAAAGTTAGATTCTGAAGGAAAGGTAATTCCTTTATCTTCTGAAGCATCTAAGAAAGTTCTTGATAATATTATCACAGAACCTGATGAATTTGAAGATGAGAAGAAAAGTTCAGGTCGTCAAAAAGTAGATAAGAATGGTTTAGTTGAATTAGCTAAGAAACTTATTGATGCAGGAATTATAAGTCCTTTTGATGAAGATAAAGATATTGAAAAATATTCTCAAGCTGATTTTGAAGAATTGATCACAGCTAATTTCTCAGAAAAAGAGAGAAAAATTAAAGCGGCTGTACCAATGGAATTCTTTGATTCTCTATCACCTGAATTACAGTATATTGCAAAATATGAAGCTGATGGTGGTAAAGATATGAAAGGTATGTTTAGAGCTTTAGCTGAAGTAGAAGAATCAAGAGCTTTAGATCCTGAGAATGAAAGAGATCAAGAACTAATCATAAGAAACTATTTACAAGCTACTAATTTTGGTACAGCAGAAGATATCCAGGAAGAAATTGACGGATGGAAAACTGATGATAAATTAGAAGCTAAAGCTTTAAAGTTTAAACCAAGATTGGATGCAATGCAAGAACAAGTTGTAGAACAAAAACTAATACAACAAGAAAATGCATTAAAACAACAACACGCTCAGGCAAAACATTATATGGATAACGTATATAAAGTACTTGAGCCAGCTGAAATAAATGGTATTACTTTAGATAAACGTACACAAAGTATGTTATATGCAGGATTAATTCAACCAAATTATCCATCAATTAACGGTAGAAATACTAATTTGTTAGGACACTTACTTGAAAAGTATCAATTTGTTGAACCAAATCATGCTTTAATTGCAGAAGCTTTATGGTTACTTGCTGATCCAGAAGGATATAGATTAAAAGTAAGAGATATTGCAGTTAAAGAAAAAGTAAAAGAAACTGTACGTGCTTTAAAGACAGAAGAATCTAAAAAGATATCTTCTACTACATCAGATGATTCTGATGATAATACTAGAAAGAAACAAGTATCTGGAATTAAAAGACCAGAACCAAACTTTTTTAAAAGATAATACAAATAAATAAATAAATAAATAATAATTAAATTAAATTCAAAAAACAATGGCAACTCCGGTATTAAACAATGGTATTTTCTTACGTGATACTAACTACACTGCTAGTTCACACGTAGATTCTTACCACATGACAAACATGTTAAAGAATGCAGAACCTATGGATCTTGGTCCAGTGGATATCTGGGCTATGGCTCAAAAAGTTGAGATGCCTCTTTATCAATTATCATCTTTTGGTGGTAAAAACATTATTAATGTTGATAATGTTAAAGGAGAATATAAATGGCAAACTCCTATTTCTAATGAACTTCCTTATATCCTTGAAGACATTGAACCAAATAATAGTACAAAAGGTATTGATGGATCAACTTTCAAGATTAAAATTTCTCGTAGAGAATTTGGTCATGGTGATATCATTACTTATGATAAGTATAATGGTTGTGAAATGTACATAGTTCCTTCTGAGGATATCCTACCAATGGGAGATGCTTTCATCTATACTGTTCAATTGGTGAACAATGATAATTATAAATTTCTTGATAATAAATATTTAGTAAACGGTACTAAGATATTCCGTAAAGGTTCTGCCCGTGGAGAATATGGAGAAAGATTCTCTGATATCACAACTCGTGCTGGATTCCGTGAATTTTATAACTTTGTAGGAGGTTCTGAAGCTCACGTACATTACTCTGTATCTTCAAGAGCTGACTTAATGATCAAAGGAGGTCTTAATGCAGATGGTACAGTTCCTGTAACTGAAATCTGGAGAAACTTTGATAAAAATATTGATCCTTCTATTACAAAGATTGAATCTATGGTATCAATGATGGGTAAAGATTACGTAAAGAAAGCTGTTGCAAATGGTTCTCTAACACGTACCTTCTTAACTACAATGGAATCTGCACACTTAACAAAGATTGCAACTGATATTGAAACTTACTTAATGTGGGGTCATGGTGGTCGTGTTAAACAAGATGGTCCAGATGATATCAGAATGTCAGTTGGTCTATGGAAGCAATTAGATAATTCATTCAAACGTGTATATAACAAGTCTAATTTTTCTCTTGAGTTATTCAGAGGTGAATTATATAACTTCTATGCAGGACGTGTTGAGTTCCAAGGTCCAGATCCTAAACGTACATTAATTGTACAAACAGGTATGGGAGGTATGAGAATTGTAAATGAAGCTATCAAACGTGAAGCAGTAGCTTCTGGTTTAGTAATGCAAGCAGCTTCTAACAATGGTATTGGTGCTATCACTGGTCAAGGTATGAACTTGAACTTTGGATTTGCATTTACATCATATGTTATTCCTTTCTTAGCTAATGTTCAATTTGTATTGAATCCAGCATTTGATAACTTACATACAAATGATATTGAGAATCCAATCATTGATGGACATCCTTTATCATCTTATAGCTTTGTTATTTTTGATATCACTGATACTGGTAATGATAACATCTTTATGTTGAAATTATCTTGGGATAATCAATTGAAATGGTGGTATCAAAATGGTACTATGGATTACATGGGAAGAACTCAAGGGTTCCAATCAAGTGGTCAATTTAATGGATACCGTGTATACATGAGTCAAACAATGCCTGCAATTTGGGTTAAAGACCCGACAAAAGTTTTAAAGATTGTAATGAGAAACCCTATAACTGGTGGAAGTTTCTAAAAATAATAATCCCACATTAGAAATAGTGTGGGATTTTATTATCTTTATAAAATAAATCAATTGTATATATTAATAAATAATTTAAATTTAATATCATGAATTTTATAGACATTTTTAATTTTAAGAAATACCTCAAAACATATGGGGATGCTACATTAGCAAGAGTAGGTCACGTTAATGCAATGGCAAGACCTTATAAAGTATATACTGCTTTATTAACTCAATTAGGAGCAAATGCTCCAACAGATGTGGTATTAGAAAATACTTTAGGAGCAGTAATAACTTACACTTATCTTAATCCTGGGGTTTATCTTGTTACATCAGATATTAATTTATTTACATCTCCTACTGAGCATGTAATTATTAGTGGTTCATATAATACAGGAGCTGGTGATTTAATTATACTTCAAGCAGTTCCTGTGTTTGATAATCTAGCAATTATTGTATCTCTTGAGAATGGTGTATCAGCTGACGATATTATGGGAACAGGTTTTGGAATACCTGGTGAGTTCCCTTGTGTTTTTGAAATTAAAATATATATATAATTATGGAAAATAGCAAAGCAAATCCAGAAAAACTGAATGTTTTTACTGAAGTAACTCTTAAAAAACAGTTAGAAAGTATTTACCAACACTTAGGTGTTGATGCTTCATCAAAAGTTGAAGAAACATTAAAGAAAATATTAAAAAAAAAAATCATAAATAATATCACATTAGAAACAGTGTGAGATTATTTTTATTACATTTACAAAATAAACCAACAAACATAAACCAACATGAAAACAGTAGAAAAACCAATGCCTTTAACAATTGTAGAATTACCTACATTGTCTAGTAAAACTGGTGCCATTACAGTTAAACCTTATTTTAATCCTGAAGCTACTAACTTAGGATTAGAAAAATATGGAATGTCTTTATTTGATGGAGTATTCCATGAAGAGCAACTTGCTTGTATAGAGATGAATGGTATTAAAAGATATATTACTGGTCTTAATGAGTTTGCTCCTGATGTAAAACTTATTCAGGATATAGAAGTTAGAGAAGCTAAGATTAGAGAAATCAGAATTGTAGTAGCACAATTAGAACAAGATCTAGCGGCTAATGTTGTAGATCCTGAAGATAAAGATTTTTGGAATAAGATTAAAATGCTTAATCCTAGTAATGATGTATTATGGAATAAAATTACTATGAGATGTGGTAATCAACCTGTATTTCTAGAGCCAAAACAAAATCCATATGATGTAATTAAGTTATATGCTATTGAAGCAGGAGGGTTCTCTCTTATTGCTAAATCATATGATGATGCCAGAGCAAGGGCAGTATCTCCTAAGTTTTACTTAGATAAATATATTGACACAGTAGCTACAAAAACCGAAGTTACTAAATTAAAAAACAGAGCATTAGCTGAATTACAGAAACTATTTGATAAGAATATGAATAAACTTATCTTAGTAGCTAAAGTAGTAGATGCTAATTCAGTTCAATATAAGAAAAATACCCCCAATGATATTGTTTATGAAAATATGGACAAATACATTACTGGTCAAGGTATTGAACGTAGTTTAAAACGTGCTGCAGAAAGCTTTAATGATATTGCAGCACTTGATATGGAAACATTAACATTGAAGGCTTTGATTAAAGATTCTGGTTTTTATAAACTCATAATGCCTAAGTCTGATGGGTTCATCTATCATATGGCTTCTAATACCATGATGGGACGTAATGTTTCAGATTGTGTAGAATTCTTAAAGAATCCTCTCAATGATAATGTTTTAATAGATCTTAAAAAAGTAACAGATAAACATTTTAATCAATAATATCATGAAACATAACAAAGACATTTGCCATGTAGTAACTGTCCCAGGAGGACGTGTTGGTGGTACCAATGCAGAAGTTACAGTTAATAAAACACCAACTGTATTTAAAGGTGGTGGAAATGATGCATCTAAATTTACAGTTAATCCTAAATCTAAGTAATTATGCCACATTCAAAATCTAATCCACTTAAGTTCTTCAATGATCAAAGTGAAGCAAGAGTAAAAGCTTTACAGAAAGCTCAAATGGGGTTTACAGTACCTCCCCCAACACCTCCAATACCTAGAGATATGTTTGGAAATCCTGCTAATACAGGAGCTTCTGTAAGTCAAGGAGCTTCTGTTATACGCAAAATGGTTGAGAAAAAAATTATGGATGAAAAATGGGATAGTCCTTATAATGAAACCAACGCAGAAACTAAAATTAGAACAGATATAGATTCTGCTAGAGATTATAAATATAAACATATATGGGATAAACCGGTTTTATCAAAGAAATCAGGTGGTTCAATTAAATCTAAAAAGAAGTATTAAATGAACAATGCTACTATACAGATAAAGATTAAACAACGACTGAACAAGTTGTCCAGTAATGATTTTGATAACATCCAATGTTGGCAAATAATAGAAGCATTTAATAAAGGTCAGTCTGATTGGTGCCGTAGAAATTTACATGGTTCTAATACTAAACAAGAAGGAGATGAACAATCTACTTCTAGAGTTGATGATTTAGAAGTATTATTAACGTCTCAGGTATTAGTAATGGTAAATAAACAAACCTATTTTGAAGCATCAGCTCCTTCAGAATATATGAGATGGAAAAGAATATCAGTTACTGCTAAAAGTGATTGTTGCCCTAAACCAAAAGCAATGGTTATTTATTTAACTGAACAAGCTAATGTGGATGTATTATTACGTGATAAAAACAAACAACCTAGTTTTGAATGGGGAGAAACGTTTGCTACAATGATGGATAATAAGATCCAGGTATATACAAACGGGTTGTTTACAGTAGAAAATCCAACAGTTACCTACTATAGACAACCGGTTAAAATACAAATCATTGGTTGTACTAATCCTTATACACAATTAATATCTACAGTAGAGGTTGAGTGTGAGTTTAAAGATGATTTAATAGAAGTACTAATTGATGAAGCTGCTAAAATTATTGCTGGAGATATTGAATCTATAAATCAAGTAAATAGAACAGCAGCTTCAGTAGAAGCTAATAATTAAAGTATTTTTAAAATAATTTGCATTTACAATAAAATTTTACTATATTACCTATATATATTTATTTATTAATTAAAAAAACAAAAAATCATGGCCTATTTCAATCACGCATTCAGTAAAGTCTTCTTAGGAACACAAGTTACTGGCCCACTTCCATTAAACCCAAATACAAATTTGAGTGATGGATTTATTAGTGTAACAGGATTACATACTTCTGTATTAGCAAATACGGATCTTGTAACAACAACAAATAATTATGGTCCAGGATCATATGGTTTGTTTAATGCTAAAACTAATTTATCAGTATCTGTACCAAGTGATGTAACAGATTGCTGTCCGTTAATTTTAGCTAGTGCATCATTACTTGCTAATGATAAAATTGGACCTTTCCACGGTGGATATAAAGAGTCTAATAAGTCTAAGTTAATTAATCCTAAGTTTGTACGTAGTTTTTACAGAGTTGACCAGTGTACACCACAACAAGCTGTTGTTAGTGTAGGTAATACTCCAGCTAGTGTATGTGCTTTTGATTTCTTATGTGGTGAAACATACTATTTAAGAGTTGATATTAAAGGATCTCCTGCATTACGTTCTCTTAATCATAATGCGTATATAACTTTAGAAGGTTATACAGGATGTTGTCCTACAGGTGCTCCTCTTACTATAGTAGATTCTACTTTAGTAATGATTGCTTGGGCTACTCAATTAGTTAATGCAATTACTTTTAATTCATTAGTTATGCCAGTAGTATTTGATGAAACAGGGGTTGCTTGGTATGCACCAGGAACTACTGTAACATTAGATGGAACAAACACTGCTGTAACACCAGCACAATGGTGGACAGCATATGTATCTCCAGGACATATTGTTGGAGCTACTGCTGGTTTACGTTTATTTGGTGCTTATGTAGAAACTAAATTTGGTAACTGTTCATTTAGTATAACTGATTTCTATGAGAAAGAACCGCTTAAAATAATAGCTTCACTTGTTGATTTAACAGGAGACGTTTGTGTATTTGAAGGACTATGTGTAGTAACAGAGTGTTTTGGAGTACAGGGTATGGGATTTGGAGAAACAGTATTACGTGATCTTATTCTTTCAGAAAGTTATTTACAGAACTTTGTTCATACTGATGTTCGTATCAGAGAGATTACTCAAGGTGATAATATCTTAGGAAGTGTAAATCGTAATGCATTATATACACGTTACTATATCTTACATAGTGTTCCACGTTATAATAACCCAACCGGAGTATTTGATAATGATCAATATTTACTTGAAATTATTTCTTCAGGAGTAAATCTATTTTTTCAAACTTTAGTTAGTGACTGGTTAGGTGCTTGTACTAATTGTGTTGAATTAGAAGTTCACGGTTGTACAGCTTGTGTTATATTACCTGATTAATACTAATTTTTAAATTATAAAAAAAGGAGTGAGAAAGTTTCTCCTCCTTTTTTTTTATTATATTTGTTCTAATTATAAATCGCTATGGCAAATCATGTTTTAAGTTTAGAAACTCCTGATACAATGAACGGCTGTTTATTGAGAATTGTAGATACTAGTTTGTATAATTCAATGCTGGGTGTTAAGTGTATATTATTAGAAGTAACTTTACCAGGATTTATAAGACCTGTTCAATTTACAGAAGCTACTATATCACCAGGATTTAACTTGAATCTTACAGCATGTGAACTTGAAATACAAACTGCTCAATGTGGTACTGTATTTAATGATTTACCCGATGGTATATATATTATAAAATTAAGTGTATCACCCAATGATATAGTATATGTAGAGTATAATCACTTAAGAATTACTACAGCTATGAAAATATATCAAACTGTATTATGTAATTTAGAATTAAGTGATTGTGATCCTTCAGTGCAAATTAAAATTAAATTAAGTAAATTAAGACTTATTAGACAATATTTAGATGCGGCTAAAGCTAAAGTAGAATTCTGTCATGAACCTGAAAAAGGCATAGAATTATATAGATATGCATTAAAACTATTAAATAAACTTAACTGTACAAATTGTTAAAATAAATAAACCAACTAAACCAACTAAATTATGAAATCATGTCCAAATTGTGGTATATCTTGTGTAGGATGTGCCGGTGCCAAACTTACAAATGCCTCTGATGGTAAAGTATGTTGTACAAAATGTGTAGGAATATATGATATGAAGTTAAGGCAACTAGCCGCTTCTAAAATAATTCCTGGAAATTCTTAAAAGTTAATTAGATGGCTCATATACCAACTATTGCAGAATGTACTGCTAATCCTTGTCTTGAAGGATGTCCTTTATCTTGTACAGAAGGATGTTTTAGGGTAACTGTACAACCGTGTAACTTATTATGTAACACTGATTTTGAATGCCCTAGAATTCCTGGTGAATCTTTTACTTTTCAATTTCCTAAAGCTGATGTACCTTGTTGGAATACTACTCAAGCTGAAATTGAGTATTGGAGAACTGGATCTGGTGTTGTTGGACCAAATGTTGCATTTTCAGGTACACAATGGGCTGAATTAAATGCAGATAGTGCAGCTCCTTTTTTCCAATCATTTACTTTACTTGTAGCATCTAGTGTTATACAATTATCTTTTGCTCATGCTGGTAGAATGGGATGCGGTGGAACTAATACAATGGAAGTTACCATTAGAAGTGGAGTTGACACACTTGATCCAAATGGTCTTCCACTAATTTATCAAGCACCAGGAAATAGACCTGGTAATTTATATGATGCTAATTATGAATTAGATGGTGTTACAATAAAAGATGTTAGATTATGGTCTTTTCATACCGTTAACGTTCCTCTATTAGCTCCTGGTACGTATACTTTAATATTTAATGCTGTTGGTGGTGCTGCTTGTGGTAACTTTTTAGATTCTGTAGCTCTTACTGATTCTACCTCTTCTGTTTCAGCTACTAGCAATAGTCCAGTTTCTATTGGAGGAGTAGTAACATTAGTAGCCACTACTTTTGTAGGTGGTACATTTTCATGGAATGGACCTAATAGTTATACATCAACTGATCAGAATCCTTTCTTTACTGCTACTAATATTAATCAATCTGGAGTTTATACGGTAACATATACTGATCCTGATGGTTGTGTATCTTTTGCTACTACAACAGTAGTAATAACAGACTGTGCTATTTCAATAACAACATCAAGTAATACTCCTGTATTAGTAGGTAATTTAATAACCTTAACATCTACTGTTGTAGGTGGCACCGCTCCATTTGTTTTTTCATGGGTTGGCCCTAACCTTTACACTTCATCATTAGAAGATCCTACTCCTTTTCTTGCTACTAATATTAACCAAACAGGACCATATACTGTAACAGTAACTGATGCTGAAGAGTGCTCAATTTCTAGTGAAATAAATTTAACTGTTTTTGAATGTGATGTTACAGTAACTGTATCAACCACTAGTCCGGTTACAATAGGTAGTACAGTGTATTTAACAGCTATTGTTGTAGGTGGTACAGCTCCATTTACTTATTTATGGAGTGGTCCTGATGGATTTACATCTATAATTTCAAATCCTTCTTTTATTGTTACTTCTATATTACAAGCAGGAGGTTATTCAGTAGTAGTAACTGATAGTAATGGGTGTACTGATTCGGCTTTTAATATTGTTAATGTTTGTGATAATTTTGTAACTGCATCAAATAATGGTCCTATTGCATTAGGAGATACTATTAATTTAACAACAGTAACATCTCCTGGAGCATTATCATATAGTTGGGTTGGTCCCGGATTTATAAGTAATCTTCAAAATCCATCAATATTAAATGCTGTTGCATTAATGGGTGGTTTATATACAGTAACTGTAACATTTGATGGAATTTGGGCATTAGTTAATGATGTTCTAATTCAACTTCCAGGTTGTATAAAATCATCATCCACAACAGTTATAATACTTCCTTGTAGTCTTTCAATAATAGCATCAAGTAATAGTCCAATTACAATAGGTGGTTCAATAAACTTATCATCCGTCACATCAGGTGGAGTTGCTCCATTTACTTATTTGTGGAGTGGTCCACTTTTATATGGTTCATTCTTAGAAGATCCTCTTCCATTTTTTGCTACTACTCCTAATCAAACAGGTCCTTATACTGTAACAGTAACTGATGCTAATAATTGTGTGGCTTATGATGAAATATATGTTATTATACTATGTGATCTTACAGTAACTGCAGGAGGTAATAGTCCTGTTGCATTAGGAGCCTCTATATTTCTTACCGCAACTAGTATTTTAGGAGCTACTTATAGTTGGATAGGACCTGGCTTTTCTAGTATTCTGCAAAATCCAATTATTCTTAATGCTACTTCTGGAATGGGTGGTTTATATACTGTAACTGCTACATTAGGAGATTGTTCAGCGGTATCAACAAGAATGATTGAAATTTTACCTTGTGACACTACTGTAATTGCAGGTAGTAATAGTCCTGTTACAGGAGGTGCTGTATTACAATTAACATCAATTCCAGTAAATGGTGTTGGTCCTTATTCATATTCATGGACTGGTCCTGATGCCTTTTCATCAACATTACAAAATCCTTTCTTTACTATTACTTCTTTATTACAAGAAGGACTGTATACTGTAGAAATAACTGATTCTAATGGTTGTGTAGCTACCCATGATGTATATGTTATTATAATAGCATGCTATATAATTACAGATTGTAATCCTAATGGACCACCTCCGTTTATTACATCTTTTGATTTATCAGAATATGACGGTAAAATTATTAGATTTTGTAGTGGACTAACTCCATGGCCAGATGATTGTTATTGTGCAACAGTAACTAAAACATTAGATTGTACAGAAGATCCAATTATTGAGTGTCCTGAATTAAATATAACTTCATCATATACTGATATTAATTATAGTACTAGTTTATTAGTAGGAACTGCAACATATACTATTGAAGTTTGGGATTCTACAGAAAGTATTTTAATAAATTCAGTTACAAGTATAGAAACAGGTCCTGGAGTATTATCAGGTTTAATTGCCGGATTAACTTCAGGAACATTATATAAAGTAAAATTAATTATAATTACAGCTACAGAAACACTAGATTGTCCATTTCAAGATGTATGGACTACAAGTTTTAGTTAATTAGTTTTATTATAAAACATAAATAAAAATGCCTACAATAGTATTATGGAACGGTTCAGAAATTACAGATAGCTTTGCTAAATGCTGTCTATGTTCTCCATATTGTTATTTATTAACTGATTGTGCAGATCCTACACATACTATATTAGTATCTAATAATTTTTCTACGTACATAGGTAAAATTATAAAACTAGAAGGTTGTGATACTTGTTGGTCAGTAGAACAATCACAAGATTGTATAAACAGTGTAATTGGAGATCCAATTGGTACAATAACTATAAATAATATTACTACAGAATTAGTATTTAATACTTGTGATGAATGCGATCCTCCTATAATACCAATTCCAGTAGAAATTCTTAAGTTAAGAACTGTAAAACCAGGATACAATACTCCAGGGTGTTCTCCTGAATATACTGAAAAAATTAATTGTAACTTTGCTGAAGCTGTATTTGAACAAATGAGTATAGTAAAGTATGGTATTAACATATGTTGTGATTCAGATATAGATCTTTTAGATATTAAAAAACAAGAATTAGATTTAAGAGCTATCTTTGATCCTGAGTTATGCAAAACAATTTGTCCACCTATACTTTGTACAGATAATTGTGATTGTCCAATAGGACAAATATGTGTCAATGGTATTTGTGTTGATATTTAATTAGATAATAAAGAATATTTTTTGTATATTAATAAGTAAAGAAACATTATGAAACCTCTAAACGCAGATAGTCAAAGTTGTGGTACAACATTAAGTTCCAACTGTATAATTTGGCAAGGAAATGATATTCCGTGTCTTAATCTTTGTAAAGGAGATACGGTAAGTGATGTAGTATTTAAATTAGCTACAGAAGTATGTACTATAATGGAAACATTAGATGTTACACACTATGACTTATCTTGTTTTAGTCTTACCACTTGTTCTCCTGAAGATTTTCACGCATTAATACAATTATTGATTAAACGTATTTGTGCATTAGAAAAGTGTAATGCAGAATGTCTTTCTGATTGTAATGATACCCCTCCAGTAGGAGGATAACGTTTAATTTATAATAAACATATATAAAATTAATTATTATGGCAACAATAAAAGGATGTCCAGATTGTATAGTTCCTGTAGCACCATGTTTTTATTTCACTAATCAATTTGGTGATCAGGTAACTTCCATGCAGTTATCAGATTATGCACTTGCTATAGGAAATAGATTATGCTTAATTATTGGGCAGGTTAATACTCTTCAAACTGCAGTAACTCTTATAAATAATAGAGTTACAGTATTAGAAAATAAACCTGTTCCTGTATTTGTTATGCCTAAGTTCACCCCTACTGCAGTATTACCACCTATTGAAACCGATATAGTTACTATACTTCAAGCATTGGAGCAACAATTTGGTATTTTACGTAGTGCAACAGGAGATTCTGACTTAATATATCAAACATTAACAAAACAATGTGTTGCTTTAAATACATCAAAAGCATTAGGTTCAGTTGATTGTTCTATGGGTAGTATTGTAGGATGGTCTAATAATCCTTCAACTTTAGCAAATACAATAAATAATATGTGGCTAACCATGTGTGACGTAAGAGCTGCTGTAGGAAACCTTAAACTTAATTATTCTTCCAAGGGATGTGATGGTATTACAATTGGATTACAATTAACTCTTACAGGAACTATATTAAAACTATATTTTACAGGTAATATACCTTCAGGATTTCAATCATGTGCCCCAGCAGGTACAATGTTTACTATTACTGATACATCAGGAGGATTAGTTAATATGTTTGTAGATGTAATAACAGGTATGAATGATGTTAATGGAGTACCTTTAAATTTATCAACTAGTCCATTAAACTTACTTAATGACTTAATCGTTATTGGTACACCGTGTTTCTATAATAACAATTCAAATGCAACTTGTCAATCCGCACTACAAGAAACTTTTTATAATACTCTAGTTTGTCCAGAATTACTATTAAGTCCTTTATTTACAAGTATTATTTATACTACTACAACCATATCAGGTCCTGCTGAATATACTATTCAAGTTTGGAATGCAACTGGAAGTAGGTTAATAACTTCAGTAACAACTAAAGAAACAGGACCTGGATTATTATCTGGTTCAATAGAAGGATTAACTGAAGGAACATCATATAAAGTAAGATTAATTGTAAATGTAGGAAATGTATCAACAAATTGTTCGTTCTATGGTATAACTACTAGTATTATGCCGGTTGTTCCTGCTCCATAATCATAAATTATAAAAACATAAATAAAAATGTCTACTTCAAAAAAATGTAAAACAAAAAAATGTGGATGTACTGATACAGGATTGACTACTCAACCTCCATGTAATCAGAATACACCATCTTGTCCAGATCCTGAAGCATGTGCTGAAGTATTTAGTGGAGAATGTATTAGATATACAGGAGATACTATTGTTGATTCTGATATTCAATATGGAGATAATTTTAATGAAATAGCTCAAAAATTAACATTAATGATATTAAATCCAGGATGTACAGATTATACTAATCCTTTTGCTACTATTTTTGCTCCATTAAACATAATGTCAATAGCTATAACTCAAACGGCTATTACTATTAAATGGGATGCCGAACCAACAGCTATTAATTATACTTTTAATTATAGAGTAGCTGGTTTTGGACCTTGGACATCAGTACCTTTAATACCATTAACACCATTTCCTTCACAAACAGCTTCTGGATTACTACCTAATACAGACTATCATTTTAGAGTAGATACTGTAAATCCACCAAACAGTTGTTTTTCAGTAACAATATTAGTAAAAACTAACCCATAAAGTCACGATTTGTTGGTTTGAACGTGACTGACAGGTAAGAGCCCTAAGAAGAAATTCTTGGGGTTTTTGCTTTATGTATATTTAATGCATAACTTTGGATTATTTTTCGTATATTAATACTATATAATCACTTATGAAGGAATTTAAGAAACCCGATGTAAAAGCACCTAGGTTTAGAGTTAAAGGTGTTGGATTATTAAATAGAGTTTTTTATAAATCATTTAGATTAAAACACCCAGAACATAAGATAACAGATAAAGAAATTAATGACATTGTTAGAGAATATAATATACAACTTTGGAATGGTGCTATAGAGTATAGAGATGGTATAGAACTTCCACAAAGATTAGGTAACATGTTTGTAGGAACCTGTGATAGCCCAAGGATAAGATATAATAGTGATTTTGGTTCTTCAATTAAGGATAACATGTTAACCAGATTAAAGAATTATGATTCATCTAACTTTTTAGCAAAGATATTTTATACAAACTGTGTATCTAAATATAAATTTGCTTTTAGAGAACTTTGGGAATTTAAAGGTACAAGGGACTTTACAAGAACAGTAGCTAAAACGTATCCTGAACAATGGAAAAAATATATTGTTGTAGAAAACACAATGTTGATTTCAAAATTATATAAGAAAGCACAAAATAAAAATTATGGAAGAGATCTTCCAACAATAATTAGTGATGATTATAACGAATTTAATTTAGATTAACATGACCACAATTGGGGATACCGTATCCAGAGTAAGAAATACAATAAAGGCTGTTAAAGAAGATGCCTTTCTAACAGATAGGTTCATCTATTCTATTATCTTAAAGTATGCTAAATTATACATACGCAGACTAGATAATGAGAATAAGATCATGAAATTTCAAAGCTTATTTGAAACTCTTCCTTGTGTTGATCTTATAGAAATAGATAAAATTGAAGCATGTTGTTCTGGTATAAAATCTAAATGTACTATCATGCGTACTAAAGATAAATTACCTCTTATCTTTGAGGGTTCTTTTGGTCCTTTATTTAGAACCATTTCTTCAATAGACGGATCTCAGAAAGTATGGAGAACACATCCTTCTTTATATGTATCTATGACAAACACTACATCTTTTATATATAATAAATTTAAGTATTATTGGTATCTTGACGGACATTTATACTTTCCTAATATTATTTGGGAGTCTGTAAAAATAGAAGGATTATGGGAAGATAGTACATCTCATTTCAAATGCAATGTAGATCCTTGTAAATTAAAACAAGATGAGCCAACTCATATACCAGATTATTTATTTGCTGAAATAGAACAAGCTGTTTTAAAAGACTTAGGCATGTTAATTCAAGTACCTGTTGAATTAGCCGATGATAAGGTATCACCTTTGAGAACTTAATATTAAAATATAATGAATACATATTTAAAGTATCGTAGGTTTGATCAAGTACTTGATGATATTCAAGTAGACTTTCAAGCTTATTCATTAGAGAGTCTAATTGAACCACAACAACTTATTAAAGTAGTTAAGAGAGTTAATTATGATTTAGGGTTAAAAATAAATAAAACTAAAGAAGTATTATTAGAAGTATGCCAGGGTAATGTTAAATTACCTGATGACTTCTATGTATTAAATTATGCTTTGGTTTGTGATGAAGTAACTGTAAATCAAAGTGTTCCACAAGGAACTTGGATAGAAGAACGTCCTGTGACCTCGCCTTCCTACCAAACTATACCTGAGACAATAGATTTATGTGAGCCTCCTGTAGTCAATGCATGTGTTAAACCAGAATTAATATTAAATTGTAAAGGTGAGACTTATGAATTAGTACAGATAGTTACTACGGGAGTTTCTAGAACTTATAAAAGAACCTTTCCAATAAAGATGATTCAGAATCCACAAATGATTGATTGTGAATGTCCTAATTTATATACTAATTCACATCATTCAGCATGGCTTAGAGATGGTTATTTATATAGTACTTTAAAAGATGCCATTATATACATTAGTTATCAAGGTCAATTAGAGGATGATGAGGGAAACCTTCTACTTCCAGACCATGATATGTTAAATGAATATTATGAATATGCTATAAAGGCTCGTATACTAGAGAACTTAATAATGAATGATGAACCGGCTCAAAATAAATTACAATTAGTAGAAGCAAGATTAAGAGCAGCACGTAATCAAGCATTAGGTATGGTTAATACTCCTGATTTTGGGGAGATGAAGAAGGTATGGGAAATGAATAGACGTGCTCAATATTCAAAGTATTTTAATATGTTTAAAAGTTACTAAGATATTTAATAGATAATGGCAAAGCAGAATCAAACTCCTGGAGGTACTCCTCAAACTTTTGATGCTAAATTAGTAGAAGACAGAAATGATTTTCATTTAACTACTAATGAGTGGACACAGGCCAGAAATGCAATTAATAATAGTAAGTCAGGTGATTTAGGAAAACTTGGTAATGAGCCAGGTACATTATTTTGTGCCAAGATGCCGTATACTGTAATAGGAGCTATACATCTTTATTCAGATATGTGGTTAATGTTATCAACTAATAATACAGATTCTGAAATTGGTATTTTTAGACAAGAGCAATGCACTTATGAATTACTTGTTAATGATCAGTGTCTTGGATTTAATACAAGAGATCTCATCATAGGTACATCTAAACCAACGGGTGATTGTACAATTGATGCCTATTGGGATGACTCTAGAAATCCAACAAGATTTTTAAGAATTAATAATAAAGCTCCTTATAATTTATATGTACCTTATGTATGTACGGATATATTACCAGGACCTTGTATTGATTGTCAACCAGATTTACCATTAAAATTAGATTGTGATAAGATAAGATTAGCTCCATTAGTAAATCCTCCCTGTTTTAGAGTAGCAAAAGGGGTTAATGGAGGAACATTATTAAATGGTTCCTACTTTGTTGTAGCTGCTTATACTGTAAATCAGTTAAGAGTAACTGATTATTTTACCCCTTCTAATATTCAGTCATTATTCTCACATGAGAATGTATCTGGATCATTGGACATATTTGTTGATTTTGCTGATCCTAGATTTGATGAATATGAATTAGTATTAGTATCTACTATTAATCAACAAACCGTTGCTAGAAGAATAGGTATTTATTCTACTAGTCAATCTAAGATTACTTTAGATATAATAAATAATACATGGACTACTGTTCCTATTGAGCAAATTTCATTACTTAATGCTGTAATAGAAAGAGCAGATAGTATGTTTTCTGTTCAAGATTATTTAATACGTGTAGGACCGTATAATAAATTAGATTTTAATTATCAACCTTTTGCTAATCAAATAGTTACTGTATGGCAATCAGTAGAATATCCAGCAGATTATTACCGTAAAGGAGGTAATAATACAGGATATTTAAGAGATGAAGTGTATCCGTTTTTTATAAGATGGGTATATTCAACAGGTGATAAATCTAATGATTATCATATTCCAGGAAGACCAACTAAAATATATAGTCCACTTGGTATTCAAGATACTGCTGGTTATGGAAGTGTTGATACTTTAACTGGAGATACCATGCTATTTGAAACAGTTAATACAGCTTCAAATTTTACTTTTCTACCCCCAGGAACTCTTGCATCTGATGGTGTAGGAACGATATTAATGGAAGGATATATGGGATATTGGGAATCAACAGAATTATATCCTGATAATAAACCTCAAATATGGAATTCAGCAACCAATTCTTTTCTAAATTTTGGTTTTGCTCAAAATTATAATATATTATCTCCTCCTTATATAGGAACCAATATATTAGATTATGATTTATGTGGTAAAGCCATTAGACATCATAAGATGCCAGATAATGCTGTTCATCCTCTTGCTCATCATTTTGATGTAGGAGGAAATAATATTAGAATTTTAGGTATAGCATTTAAAAATATAAAACCACCATTAGATAATGAGGGTAATCTTATTCCAGGTATTATAGGGTATGAAATATTAAGAGGATCTCGTCAAGGAAATAGATCTATTATTGCAAAAGGTATAATAAATAATATGGGTGTTTATTCATTAACAGATATAGGATTAACCCGTAAGGGAGCTTATGCTAATTATCCATATAATGATTTACATATTGATCCTTTTTTATCTACAAATATTTTACCAACACAACAAACATCATGTGGTATGTTTGGTGGTAATCCCTCCCCAACAGATCCTCCAGGTAATTATATAGGACAAGATCAATTCTCTAATACAACAGGTGGAGGAGGATTAGGAGCAAATAGTAATTTATTTAGTTTTCATTCTCCTGATACAAATTTTACACATCCTTTCCTTTCTATAAAAGAATTAAAATCATATGGAAAGTATGAAGGTAATCCTTTTGGTAAATTTGAATATTCAGAGAAACATCCAAAATCAAAACTAGTAACTAATGTTGCTTTTGTTACATCATTAATAGCTGGTCTAGGTATTGCTAATACTGCATTATTAGGAACTTTCAAAGTTGATTTTAAAGCTGCTGGTGCAGGTGGTTATGCATTTAATACAGTAGTTGGTACAGGATATGCCCCAGGAGTATCTGGAGCTGCTGTTGGTGCTACTGCTACAGCATGGTCTCTTGGAGGTATTGGTGCTTCTGCAGCTGCACATTTTTTAGGTGGAGATTTAATGGCTGTATTAACCGGAGTTACTGTTGCAGGTGTACCTTCAGAATCAGCTAAAAGAATTGCTGATACAATTTCTACATATTTTAATGTAATTGGTGGTAGTGGTAGAGGAGGAATGCCAGAGACTAGTCGTACAGGAGGAGTTATTAATCAAATACCAAATTTATTAAGACTTCCAATAGTAACAATTCCTATTTTTTTATATTATTTATCAGAAGGTACTGATGCTACAATGAGGTTAATTAAAGCTATTTTAAGATATAGAGATTTTGCTTTAAAATATAATTCTCATTGTTTTTATAATAACTTTTCAGATCCTATTATTGGACATCAAAGAAGAGAAATTGATAGTAGTGCTTATATAGGACCTAATATACAAGATTTTGGTGCAGGTCCTTTTGTTGCAAATCAATATAGAATCAATAATCAATATAGAGCTACTTTTGTTGCTATTGATTTAAAATTACCTATGATTCCTATTGTTAATACAGATAATAGTAGAGAACAAGCTAAAGTTAATAGTGGTCAATTTTTAGGTGCAGGTAATACTATAACAGAACCAACTAAATCTTCATTTAATTCAACTAGTAATTGTACTTATGTCGGTTTAAAACAAAGAATAAGAAATCAATATGGTCAGTTAAATAGTATTTTACAGATGCCTGTAACAACATGTGTACAATATCTACCTACCCCAACTATTCTAAATCCATTTCCACCTCCTATTCTACCAAATCAACAAATCTTTCTTGGTTCTTCTATTTCAATGTTTAACGGAGATATTTATATAGGAAGATATACAGAAAAAAATACATTTTTCTTTTTCTATGAATGGTTATATGATCAACCGGATGGTTATGAGTTTGATTATCTTAAACATAGAATGTTATTACAACCAACTTATTGGGCTAATTTTGAAAGTTTTGAAACACAAGATTTTGTAAAAAGTGTTTTTGAGCCAATATCAAATTTATTTGATTCTTCAACATGGATTCCACCTGAAAGAATGGCTGTATTAGATGGACGTGTATGTGATGATAGGCAATTTGCAGTTAAGAATGCTTGGTTTTATTTATTTCAATCAGGTGTTAGAGATTTCTTTGTAGAATCAGAAATTAATATTGATCAAAGAGATTGGGGAGATAGTGATTCACAAAAACATTTTAGTTCATTTGGAGGAGCTATTAATGATACTAAAACTTTGTTTGATACATCTATTATCAAGTCTGGAAATCATTATAAATATGATCAGTCTTTAAGTATATCAAAGATTTATATAAATTATGTATCGTGGGGGTTCTTACAATTAACACATTATGATCCTTATTTAGCAGACACATGTTATCAACATAGACCTAAACGTGTAATTTATTCATTACCAGCTAATTTTGAAAGTAAGAAAGATTATTGGAGAATATTCTTACCATTAAATTATAAAGATTTTATAGATCAAGTAACGTGTATAAAACCTATTAATAAAAATGGAGCAATAATTCTATTTGAAACAACTAGTCCTATTGAATTTCAAGGCTCTGATACATTAGAAACAGGACTTGGTACTAAACTTACTATTGGAGATGGTAAGTTATTTAATCAACCTTTACAAAGTATGGTTAATACAGATGACCCTTATGAATATGCTAGTTGTCAAAATAGATTAAGTGTTATTAATACACCAGTAGGAGCATTTTGGATTAGTCAAAACCAGGGTAAAATATTTACAACCGCAGGAGGATTAAAAGAAATTAGTGGTGAAGATATGAAATGGTGGTTTGCTCAATACTTACCTTATAAATTAACTCAAGATTTTCCTGATTTTGATTTAACAGATAATACTGTTTCTGGTATAGGATGTCAATCTATCTATGATAATTTAAACGGATTAATATATTTTTGTAAAAAAGACTATACATTACGTAAAGATATCTTAGATATCGTTACTTATGAAGTACCTATACAGACTTTTATGGTAAACAGTTTATTTCCTATTGAGACGGGAGATCCTAATTATTTTAATGATGCCTCCTGGACAATAAGTTATGATCCTAAAACTGGTGGCTTTGTATCATATCATGACTGGCACCCAGATTTACTACTACCAAGTAAGACTACGTTTATGTCAATCTCAAAAGATGCTTTCAATCCATTACAAAACAATGGAATATGGATTCATAATGAACGCTGTGATTTATATTGTAATTATTATGGTAGAGATTATCCTTTTGAAGTAGAATTTATGGTTAATACAGGTCAGAATGTAAATTCAGTACGTAGTATTGAATATATTATGGAGATGTATAACTATGCTCCAAACTGCTATGATAGATACCATGTCTTAAATGAAAACTTTGATGAAGCTACAATATATAATACAGAGCAATGCTCCGGATTATTAAGACTTGATTTAACACCTAGAAATGACTTATCTTTGTTATTACAATATCCTATTATAAACCCTACTAATATACAGATTCTTTACAGCAAAGCAGAGAACAAATATAGATTTAATATGTTCTGGGATATAACAAGAGAACGTGGGGGTCAAGATGTAGGTATACCAGGAGTTCCTTCATTTGCACAACAGACTATATGGAATACTCCTGATAATGGATATGCTAAAGTACTGAATAGTAATAATATGAATTACAATAAAGTTGATTTACAGAGAAAGAAAATAAGACATTATACTACTACTGTATTACTTAGAAAACTAATATCAGGAAGCAGGAAAATAATGGTTATGATTTCACAAAATAAGTTACTTAATTCTCCAAGGTAATGTCAAAAAACTCAAAAGAAGTTGGTAAAAAAGTTGTAGCAATTGCTAAAGCACCAGCTAAACCTAAAGACACAAATCATAAAAGTAAAATGGGATATAGAGATGATTCTCCTTATAACCATTTACCTTTTATAGACATTAATACTGCTAATGGGGTAATTGATATGTCTCAAACAGGAATTCCATTAATGGCTAATGGTAGATATTTACCTCCTTATTCAGGACAACATCAATTTGATGAAAAAGTAGTTAGAGAAGTTCCTTTACCTAAAATAAGTAATCTGGATAAATTTGCTCCAAAAATTTTGCAAATGCCAAATGATAAAAAAATGGCTAAAGGTTTATATATGGATGGTAATTGGTACAAAAGACCTGATAGTAATGTAGAAAATGTACTTGAAATAATTGATCCAACAGGGATATCCTCGTGGGATGATGTTGTAAGAGCTTACAATAAAGAAGGGAGAATTGGCCCACAAACCAACCTTGAAATACTTGGTTCAATACCGTTTATTGGTAAAGTAAGTAAAGCAGCAAAGATGCTTAATTATGTAGCTGGAGCTTCAAGACAGACAAGAAATCTTAATACTGTTACGGGGGTTGTTAAATCAGCAGGATATATAGCTCCTAAATTAGGTAGAGGAAGTGATGCTTATCAAGCTTATGATGAATATAAAATAGGTGGATGGTTAGATCAATATGAAGATAATTTAGTTAAAGCTCAAAACGGAATATCTACTAAAAATATAGATGAACCATTACCAGATGCTGAATGGGATCCTAATTATATAGGAACTGGATTACTTGCTCCAAGTACAAATAAAACAAGTACTACATATGATGATCACTTAAAAGATGCTAGACCTAATGTTGGTCCACTAGAGAAATTTGGTAATGTAATGTCTGCACCAGCAAGAGCTGCTACATATTTAGCAACTGGTAAATATCAAGATCCATCAGAAGCATTAGGTATAGAAAATTATTGGGGTAAATTAGCAACAGATATAATATTAGATCCTGTTAATTTAATTGGTATAGGATTATTAGGAAAAGCAGGTAAAATTGCTAAAGGAACTAGAGTGTTAAAAAAAAATAAAGTTAATTCTAAAATAAATTGGGATATTTGGAAGGATATGTTTAAAAACACAGAAAAAGAAGAAGGGGTAAAATGGTTAAAAGATTGGTACAACCATCCTATAACTATAGAAAAAATAAAAAATCTTCAACAGTATGATGATATTATTGGTACTACTAACGTCAATAGATATTCAGAATATATATATCCAAATAAAAGATTTTCACCAGAAGATGTTACTAGAATAAACCATCCAAACTCAGATTATTTTTTTAAGTCTCATTCTAATTGGGATAAAGTAGGACCAGACGGAGGAATAATTTATGGAGATACTCAAGTTGGAAAAATGATGCCTAAATTATCTACAACTGTCCATGAAGGAACACATCAACTAACTCATAATGGTGGATTTTTTAATAAAAAAACAGAAGATTTATTACAACAAGGATTTAAAGATACCCCGGATGAAGTATTACCAGAATGGCTTGGAAAGATTGATAAAAGTTATTATACATCTCCTACTGAAATTCACGCAAGAATAAATGAAATAAGAAGTGCTTTAAAGTTAACTCCATCAGATAACGTAACTATAAAAATGTTAGATGACGTATTTAAAACAATAGCAGGAAAAGAAATGAAGCCTTATATTAAAAATAAAAATTTATTTTTAGAGACATTAAATGAATTTCCATCATTAATTTTACCAATAGGTTTAGGAACAGGAGTGGTTATGCAACAAAAGAAAGATGGTGGATCTTCTACAACAGAACAACAAGGTTATAAAATTGATAAGAGAGGGTATCATAATCCTGATAATTTAGGAGCTCCTGTAATAGTACCTTCTAATCACATTACTATGAAAGGACCTAATGGAGAATTAGGTTATTTTAAAAATCCTATATTAGGAGTAGGAGCTGATGGACAAGAAATATTAATGCAACCTGATCAAGAGTATGTTTTTAATAAAGGACCTGTCACAGAATATGAAGTTGATGATATGGATTATGAAGAATCAAGATTTGGAGGAAAATTAAGACGTATAAAACGTAACAGAACAACATCTAATGTATATACTGGTATTAATAAATTAATGTTAAGTAATCCATTATTTGATAATAGTAGATTAAAAAGATTTATACCTAAGAAAGAAATGGGAGGTTGGTTAGATGAATATGAAGAAGGTGGAGAAAGTAATGATACCTTTGCTACTGGAGCAGGACCTATAAATTTAGAAAGACAGTATCAAATATCTCAGCCAATTGGTAGATCACAACATAGTTTTAATCCTCAACATTATGAATATATAGGTGGAAATCCTCATGGAGTATTTTTTGGTGCAGGAGCACGTTTAGGAGATTTTAATATTGGAGCAAATGCTTTTAGAACAAATGAATTTACTAATCCTCAAACTGGAAAGATACATAAACCACAATATTTTCCAAATTTTGAGGTTGGATATAAAAAGAAATTTGAAGAAGGAGGATTACTCAAATATCAACCAGGTGGTACACCAGTAGGTACTGTATTATTAAATCCTATAGAAGTAACAACAGACACTCCAGATAGAATTCAACAACAAAATACTATTATACAACAAACAAAACCAAATAAAAATTACGCTATTAGTGATAAGAAAGGTAACAGGGTTTATTATTATAAACCTTCTGGTGAGTTAATAAAATCAGAATCAATAATTACTGGGAAAAGTAATACTGATATTGATAGAGGAATGAGTATGAAAGATTGGTTTAAAGAAAATAATACTGATAGTCATGAAGATTATATTAAATATTTAGAAACAAATAAATATCAAACTACTCCTGCTGGTATATTTGAAATATCTGATTATAGAACTAATACAGCAGATGATCCAAGTAAAATTGGTAATTTAATTAATTATTTTAGACCAGAAAGAGCTAAAGAAATTCGTGATACTAGAATTAGAGATTATGGTGAACAACAAAAAATGTTTACATTAAAAAGTGAATATGGAATAGGTTCATCTAAAGCTATACATGGAACAGCTAATCCAACAAGAGTAGATGCTTTTAATAAACCGGGTAGTGATAGAAATTTAAGTAGTGGTTGTATTAATGTAGATGGAAAAAATATTTGTTTTGATACTTTAGAAAAAGGAAGTTCTTTTTATATTCTTCCAGAAGAATCAGACGCTTTATTATACCCTAATACAACTAAAATTAATAAATTTCAAACTAAAAATATAAAAAATACTAGAAATAAAATAGAAAGTTCTTTAAAAAAATCTAATATTGATTATACACCTGAATCTTTAGCTTTTATTACAGCAGTTGCTGAAAAAGAAAGTAAAGGAGGAAGATCTATAGTAAGTAAAGTAGAAGAGTATTTACCTTATGCAATAGCTCATTCACAAGGTGATTTTCAAATTAATCCTAAATCTTTTAAAAAATATCTTCCTGATAATTATACAGGTAGTTATGATGAACAGATAAATGCTGTTAGTAATTTTTATAATGATAATAAAGATAATAAAAATGTTGTTGAATTATATAAAAAATATTCAGGAAATGTTAAAGAAACGTATTCAAAAAAGTTTACATCTTTATATGATACTGCTTTAACTGTTTATAAACAAGGAGGAACATTAGATAAATATCAACCAGGTGGTAACACACAAGAATCAAGAAAATTAGCTACTTATGATGAAAAAACAGATACTTATATTGCTACTACACCATTAAAAGAAGTTGAAGTTACAGCAGAAGCTCCACAATGGTTAAAAGATAAAAGAAATTTTGAGCAAACTTATGATAAACAACAATTTGCTAATGAATATTTACCTAAATGGGCAGCAGCAGCAGGAGAAACTGCAGATAATTTATCTATTGGTGCACAAACAGAATATGATAAAAGAATTAATAATAAAGTAGTAGAAAATATATTTAAAAGAAAACCTACTTTTGATAATGATTATAGTGATAATAGGTTAAAAGCTTTAGAGGGATTTACTCAAAAAGAATTAGAATTAATTAAAGATTCAAAATATTCAAGTAAAATAGAACCTTCTATTTGGAGTAAATTTGAACAAGGTTTATTATCAGTAGGAAATGTGGGTAGTCCTGTTCAATTTAAAAATCCATCTTTATCTCAAGAAGAAGCTAAACAAGAAGATAATCCTTTTAATATATTACAACCTTTAAGTATTCTTCCTAAAACAGTACAGTCTATTTACAAAAAAGATTATTCATTCATGGATGCTGTAAAAGGTAATCCTAATGATGCAGGTGTTGTAGAAGATTTAATTACTGACCCTTCAAATTTAGTAGGAGTGGGAATAGGAGCTAAATTATTAAGAATGGGAAGTAAGTTATCAAAACTTAATAAATTTACTAAAGGAGCTAGAAAATTACCTGGAAGTCCCAATGCACCAATAACAGCATCTCCTTGGGAACAGATGTCAATAGATGATCCCCGTTGGTCAATAGATAATCCAAATGCACGTACTATAGCACCTTCTGAAACAACATTTGATTCAGATGTATGGTCACCTGTACATCAAACCTATATTCCAAGAGAGACTGCTAATAAATCTCCCTTTAGTAATCAAACACAATCATTGTTAAATAGTTATCCTGAACTTAGAAATAGGTTAGAGGTTAATGATTTATCTACACAATTAGCTATAGAATATAATGATGGAAATATACCAATAAGAGTTCGTAGAGAGTTAGAAAAAGTTGGAGATAATCGTGAATTATATAATGCACGATATACAAATAGAGTAGTTAATAATCAATTACCACCACCACCATACCCAGAAGGTACTCGATTGAATGATCTTGGACAACCTATTTTCTCTGATACTCCTTTAATGAGTGGTTCGGATATAGATCGTGATTTAAGAAGAGGTGAGTTTGAGCATGAAGATATATTTACTAATAAATTTAATAATAGATTTAGTACTGAAGATGAATTTGATTCATTTTGGAGTATGTATGGAGATAATATGGGTAGTACTACTAGTGAACAAGTACGATTTATAGATAATGCATTAGCTAATAATAATACTTCTTTAGCACAATTGGATGCTCTTGGAAATAAGAATCCAGAAAGAAGGGTTGAATTAGGTAATAAAATGTATAATGCTGTAAGACAACATACAAATAATTTTGAAAATTGGGTAAGACGTGTTGAACCAGCCCCTACTGTTCCTACTGTTCCTACTGTTCCTACAGGTTGGGATACTGCTTATCCATATGGAAATTTGAATACTCCTGCAAATACATTTGATTTGAATACTATTACTCCTCCTGCAAATACTACTAGATATGAGATAACTAGATTAGCAGATGATTATACTAGTTTAGTTAATGGGCAAACTCCTATTAATTATCCTAATTTAACTGAAGCAGAAAACATAAGACAACAAAACTTACTTAATTCTTCTACTACAAATATAAGAAATTCTTCTACTACAAATATAAGAACAGATAATATACCATTACAAGATATGGAAGGAGTAATAAAAGAAGAAGCCGATGAAGTAATGGAAGAATTAAATAAACCAAAAATTATTACAAAAGACCAAAGTTATTATACAGAAGCTATTTTAGCAGAACCAGGAAGACTTATTAGTACATCTTCTCTGTTAAAAACAGAAAAAATACCATCATTAATTAAAAATTTTGAACATAAATATAATAAATTAAAAGGTAGTGGTCATGAATTAGAAAATAAAATTAGAATACAATTAGAAGATCTTAGATCAACTCAATGGCTTAGAACAGAAAGTAAACAAGAGCTTATTGATGCTGGTTTAAATCCTAATGAAAATCTTAGTGTAATAACTGTTGGTAGTGGAAAAAATCTTATTAATGAAAAAGGTACTATAATAGGTACAGTACATATAGGTAGCAGTCAGTCTGATACATATCTGAGTAGTACTGGAGTAAATATTAAGTTCCATCCTTATAATTTTAAAAAGAGTTCTTTTAAAACTCCTGAAGCTGCTGAAAAAGCTTTAGCAGATAAACTATATAAAGAAAAAGCAGATTTATTTTTTAATCAAAATCAACAACAACAATTAGTAGGAGTAGAGCCAATCACTGAAGATGCATATAATATTTTTAAAAAACAGTATACAAAAGAAAGTGATGATGAAGCTAAAAATATAATTGAACAACTTAAAGAAAATAATAATAATAGATATGGAGATATTTTATATAGAAGTGTTCTTCATGGAATTAAAGATACAAGAGGTAATTTAAAAACAGCAAAAGGTTTTGCTACAACAAGTTTACCAGAACCTATTACAGGTGAAATAATAACTAAATATAAAGCTGCAGACTATCATATAAAAGCTATTGATAGAGGAAACACTATTGATCATGGAAGTTATTATGAATTAATCAAAGATCTTGGTGGATACATAGATCAATATAAAGATGGGCCTCGTAAATTAAAAAAACTTGGTGGAAGTACAAAATGGTTAGATAAATACGATATATAACATTAACAGATAAAATAGTAATAACTTTACATTATGAAAACAGACTTTTTAAAAATAGCCGGTGTAAACACTGAACAAGAGTTTTATGAATTATATAAATCAGAAAATGATTTCTTTAATGCTTTTCCTAATGCTAGACATATGAGGAAAGGTGGACAGTTGCCTAAAGCACAAGATGGTTATAAAGGCACTATGGTTAGTGACGGAACACAAACTCCAAGATTTGAAGATCCTTATATAAGAGCAGCTAGATTAAGTCAATCAGATAAATTAGCTGAACAAGATTATACTAATGAACAATTAGCAATAAAACAAAATGAAGATAAAACTCGTCTTAGAATAAGACAACAAAATGAGTTTAATAAAAGTAGAGGTGTTCAACAACCTTTATATGATGAAAACTATGAAGTTAGAAGTGATATTGAAAGTAAAGAATATCAGAAACAGTTAGAAGAAAATACAAATGCTGCAATGTTTGAAATAGGAACAAGTTTGATACCTGTTGCTGGATTAACTAAAGTTGCTGGTAAACTTATTGGAAAAGGACTTAAGAAATTCATAGGAAAACCTAAATTAGATCCTTGGGGAAATCCTATTCTATCAGAAGCAGATAGAGCCTTTGGTCAAATACAAAAAGAACAATTAAGATATATAAATAGAAGAGATCATGCTAAAAATTTAAGAAATCCAAAAGCAACTTTAAACTCTAAAGATTATGATATAAGAGAAGGTAGAGAATTTCGTAGAAATGAACAAACTGGAAAAATGGAAAAAGTTAGTTGGGAAAAACATATTAAAAGGTTTGAAGATGAAAGAGATATGTTAAAAAATAGAATGGATGCTTTTGAAAAATTATATCCAAACAAATTAAATTCTTCTCATATAGAAAATATAAAATTAAATGCTGATTTAGGAAATCCTATATATAAAGGAGAAATTGGAAATCCTTATAATTCATATAAAGGACAACGTCCTGATTGGCATAGTGGTTCAGGACAATATAATGTAAATGAACAAATGAATAGAATGATACAAAGTGCTCCTTATGGTCTTGATCGTTATGTAAAGAATCCAGAAGCTATTAAAAAACTTTGGGGTCATCCTAAAGGACGAGATTATACACAAAAATATTTAACAGCACAATCACTAGGTTATAATGCAGAAGGTAGAAGTATTTATAATTATCAAAACTTAATAAATACTGATCTTGGACCAAATTATTTAACACCATATACAGGTAAACAAGCTATGGGTTCTTTTCAACCAAATAAATTTGGAGGAGAACCTTGTATAGATTGTGAACAAAATTATAGAGATGGTGGAGAATTAGATAAATATCAAGGTGCTGGTCAAGTTATTAAGCCAGTACCTCCTCAAAAAGAAATATTTGATCCAACCAAATATGAAACTCAAGAAGAGATAATACAAAGATACATGAATGATGGATGGAGAAATGCAAATCCAGCATATATTGAACATTATGATGGTACAGAAACTGACACTATAAATACTCAATGGTTAATGGATCCTAACCAAGATTTTGAAAAACCTAGACGAGTAGTTGGAATATCACATGGTCCTTTAGCACAACATGGTGGATCTCCATATATTTATAATACTTATCCTATGATGAATAAAGAATTTACTAAAAAACAAGATGGAGGAACAAGAAAAAAAGAACCAGTTGTTCTTACTTCAATAGATAAAGCAGTAGAAGATAAAAAAAAGAGATTATATGAATTTATCATGCCTAATATAGCTAGAGTACAAATGCAACAAAATCAGCAAATGGAAATGGAACAACAGATGCAAGGACAACAGATGCAACAAATGCCTGATATGCAATCTGAAATAATGGCTAGATATGGTGGCTATTTACCTAAAGCACAAGGAGGTTGGCACATACCAGGTAGTCCTGGACAACCATCTGCATGGAATCAAAATCCCTATTCATCTGAATGGGAAACAATAAGTCAAAGTGAAAATTATAATCCATCTTTTAGTGGACCAAGAACTACAGCAGAAGAAAATAATCCATTTTATACACAAGATGATCGTGATCAGTTAAAATCATTTAGTGAAAAAGTTAAAAATATAGAGATACTTGATCAATCACATGTACCTGATGGTAATCCAATAAGTAGATCTAAAAAGTATAGAGATCCATTTATAGCTAATATGGTTAACCCTATTTCACAACAACCTACAAGTAATTCAATAATAAACGATAAACCTTTTGCATGGGAAAATCCAGGTCAAAATACAAATCAGAATATAGGTTGTTCAGATAAAGATAAAACAACTCCTGGTCATAAATGTTATGATCCAATGTATATGGGACAATCAACTCCTATGGGAACATTTGATAATCAAGGTAAACAATTAACAGATCCTTATGGTGAAATGCCAACAGTAAGTCCTTTTCTTACTTCAACATATGAGCCTTTTCCAGAACAAGGTACTATGAATTTACCACCTGCTAATACTACTATTGCTTTAAATACAGAATTTAATACTGATTTAGCAAGTCAAACACCGCAAGTTCCTCAAACTATTATGTCAGGAAATCAAAGAACAGATGAACCATGTAACGATGAAAACAACTTAGATCCAAATTCACCATGTTATAATAAATTATATGCACCAGATAAATATGAAGCAACTAAACAAACTCCTAAACCTGAAAAATGGAGACCTTCTGGTATAGACTATGCTAACATTATGATAGGTGGTATGCAAACAGCTAAAAATTTAATTAATAGAGGTAAAGAAAAAAAACAAAATACCTCTGGAGATAATGTTATGGCATCAATGTCTGAAATAAACGAAGGAGATCATGATAGAAATAGTGGAAAACTTAGACCTAATGAGTATGATCCTGCTAAAAATCAAGCATTTAATTATGGTAATGTAGGTAATTATAATAGAAGCATTAGTCAAATGGGAGGTAATCCAAACCCTTTTAATAGATGGAATGGATATAAATATTTAGATGGAGGAATGATTAGTTATAATATAGGAGATGAATTAGAATTAACAGAAGAAGATATAGATGAAATTTATCGTAATGGTGGTTCCGTAGAATATTTGTAAATTTACAAAAAATTAAAGTTATGGCAAGAGTTAGAATAATATCACTTCCTAAAGCAAAGTCTGGTATGGAAGTAAGAAATTCAGGATCCGGTATGAATTATCATACTATGCCGTGGTCTAATAGTGATAATTCATTTTATCAATCTGATATTGAAGTTAATAAGACTTTAAAAGAATCAGATGATGATGGAGAACCCAATGTTGAGGTAGAACATGGTGAAACCATATTCACTGATAAAGTTGGTGATGGTATTCCACAGTTATATACTGCTAAAGGAGCTATGCATTATAACGGTGGTATTGAATTAAATCTTCCTGAAGATTCTTTTATATTTTCTAGAGATAAAAAGATGAAAATAGGAGGTCCTATATTAGAGTCTTTTGGTAAACATAAAGATACTAAAAAGAAATTTACACCTGCTGACCTATCAATGAAATATCAAATTAATGATTTTAGAAAAGTACTTGCAGATAAGAATAGTGATAAATTACAGAGAGAAACTGCAGAAGCTATGATTGCTAATTATAGTATTAAGTTATCAAAGTTGGGGTTGGTTCAAGAATCTATTAAGGGGTTTCCAGATGGTATACCTTCTATAGCAATGCCTTATCTTCAAATGATGCAGATAGATCCTGCATCATTTACAGCTAATTCTCAACAAGGTCCTCCTCAAATGAAATATGGTGGACATTTACCTAATTCACGTTATGGTGGATATTTACCTAAAGCCCAAGAGGGTACTGGTGATGTACCTGAAGAAGATAATATAGGAAGATATCTTGGATATCTTGGATCTGTTTTAGGAGCATTTGATAAAGGTGCTAATTATCTTAAACAATATCCTGGTTATTGGGGTTCTGGACTTGCCCCTTTTGCTAATCCACAATATGAAGATTATAGTGAAACACTAGATAGATTAAATGATCCTTATCGTGTAGAAAGAGCTGCTGGTCAAGAATATGTTCCTTCTTATCAACATATTAAAGGTGTTCCATATCAGAAAGATCCTAATAAATATATAGGTACTTCAATACCAATACCTGATTTGAAACATATGCCAAAAGGTAAAGCATTTGTACAGGATGTGTGGTCCTCGCCTACTACATATTTAGGAGGACTAGGAGCATATACAAGAACATATCAAGCAGCAAAGTTAGCAAAACCAGCAGTTGTTGCCGGTGCAAAGTTAATAAAACCAGCAGTTGTTGCCGGTGCAAAATATTTAAAAAAACAAACTAGTAAAGCTATACAAGCTTTAAAAGAAGTACCTTTAGTTAAAGGTATTGATATCTCAACAGCAGTTTTATCTAAATATGATTTTGATGATCAAAAATCTAATAATATGACAGCTGGAGAAAGAGCAGCAGCAGCTCAATATAATCCATATCAACCAAGTTATCCAATAGTACCAGATGCTACAAACGTTGATACTACAAGATATGAACACTTAATACCTGATACTACAGGAGTTACCCCAACAGTACCTGATACTATAAGAGGAATCTCTGCTGCAGATATGAGAAAAAAGATGGGATTACCACCTATTAAAAAATTAGGAGGAGGATTACCACAAGCAAAAAAAGGAGTAAGTATGGATAATAGTGGTAATTATTGGTTTGAAGATGATGCTGGTAATATATATCCAAGTAATAAACAAGATTATGATGATTATTTAACATTATATCCTGTAACTCAACAACAAGGTCAAGCACCTGGTGTAACTTCTTCTACAAAAGAACCTATTAAAACATATAATCCATATGGTATATTAGGTAAAGAAGGTGTACGTAATTTATTAACAGAAGAACAACAACCATATATTAGAGAAGAAGATGTTCATGGATATCAACCTCCAGTTGGTACTACAGGTACTTATGGAAAAGGAGTTACTGTTGCTGATTTTATAAAACGTAATCCAAAATGGAATAAAGAACACCCTAATTTTAATCCTAAACTAAATACTTCACAGTTTCAAAAAGAATATAATGTTTTTGTTAGAAAAGTAGCTTATGATAATGCTATAGCTGCAAAATATCCTGAAAAAGATGCTAATGATATGGCCGATGCTTGGGTTAGAACTCAAGGTTTTAAACCAGGTAAAAAAGTAAAAGGTGATCCTAGATACATGGATGATGATTTTGGAGAATTTACTTCTTCAAGATTTGAACCAAGTTGGAGAGCATATGCAGCACCTGGTATAAAAGAAGGTCCAAAACCAACAACTACTACTAATACTGATACTGATATAGCAAAGTACAATCTTCCTCCACCTGAAATATGGAGACAACATAAGATGCAAGGTATGGGTGCCTATGGAGAATTAATGGGAATAAATAAATATCCTCCATATCAAGCAACTCCATCATATGTACCAGGAGATGCTGTATATCATGATGATGCTAGAGATTTAGCTAATATGGCAGAGAGGATTAATATTGGAACTCAAGGAGCTGCTATGTATAGTGGTCCACAAGGATATGCTGCAACTGCAGCAGCACTACATGGTCAAGGAGCTGTTGAAGCTGCTAACATTATGGGTACTACAGATGATAAAAACATTGCTATTGCTAATCAATTAAATAGAGAAAATACTAGTATATTTAATAGAGCATCAGAAAGAAGAGCCCAAGATGCTACTACATTATTTGATAAACAAACTATTGCAAATCAACAATATGATAATGAAAGAAGAATGGCTAGCAGAAATTTACTTAATATTGCTGTAGCTGCTGATACAGCTAGAGCTAATACTTATAATTTAAATACTCTTAATCCTCAATATGCAATAAGTGCACGTAATGCTGGTATAGCATATAATCCTCAAGGAAGTAATAGAGCATTTAATAGACAACAACAATCTAATAATGAGTATATATCTCAAATGAAAGCTATTAATGAGTCTGGTCTTCCAGAATCAGATAAAGAAATAATGAAACAAGGAATGTATAGAAGAGGAAATCAATCTCAAAATCAAAATCAATATCCGGATCAATATCAGTATCCCACTTTTGGAGAAGTATAAACTATTTTAAGTTAACTTAAAATAAGTTATAAATATAAATTATTAACTTATTTAAATATTGTATATTTACAGAATAAAATAAATACAAAATGGCCACATATTTACAGGGTATTACTGATTATATACCGGCTTTACAGCCTTTTCTACCCGATTATAATTTTTTATCAAATGTCTTACAACAAAGACAAAGTAAATATGATAGTAATTATAATCAATTAAGTAGTGTTTATACATCATTATTTAATTCTCCTTTAACAAGAGATGAAAATATTGAAAGTAAAGATGCCTTCTTTAAAACTATTGAACAAGATATAAAAAAAGTATCTGGTTTAGATCTTTCTTTACAACAAAATGCAGATACTGCAAGTAAAGTATTTCAACCATTCTATGATAATAAGAATTTAGTCAATGACATGGTTTGGACTAAACAATTCATGAATGCTCAAAATAAAGGGGAGTCTTTAAAAGGTTGTTTTGATCCTAAGAAATGTAAAGGAGAATACTGGGAACAAGGAATGACTAAGTTAAATTACAAAAGAGATGAATTTAAAAAAGCATCAACAGCTGATGCTTTAGGTTTTGAGAAACCTGATTATGACCCTTATTATAATTGGCAAAAAGAAGCTGTGGATTTAGCAATAAAAGCAGATTTAAAAGTAACTCAAGATGTTCCTGGAGGAGAGTGGATAGTACGTAAACAAAATGGAGAATTAGTTCAAGGTGGATTATATAATTTATTTAAAAGTGTATATGGTAATGACCCAAGGATAGATTCTAATAATGAAACACAAGCTTATGTAAATCGTAAGAATCATGTTGCAAATCAAGTATCACAAGGTATAAATGAAGAAACTGCAGAAAGAGGATACTTAAATGAAATAATTGCTAATTCTAGTAAAAGAGTTCAAAAAATGGCTGATCATTTTAATGGTATATCAACTGGAATGGGTCAAACTGCTACTGCTAAACAAGAGAAAGCTAAAACAAAAGGATTAACTCCTGAAGAAGAAAAAGATTATGAAACACTATTAGGTAGAATAAAAAATATTGATAATTCTAAAAATAGTTTAGATATAGTCAAAAATACTATTACTAGTAATTCAAATAGTGATGATATAAGAATATTAAGACAACGTGGTGATGCTGCAGCAGCATTTGAATTAGAAGAAGGGCACTTATTTGATATTGCTAAAACAATGTCAATGAGAGGTGCAGAATACACTCTAAAAGAAAATCCATATGTTATGCAAGCTAGACGTAGTGAAGATGCTCTTAGAAATTCATTACTTCTTGCTGAAACAAATAATAAACTTGATATAGAAAAATTAGAAGCCGGATATTATATTAATCTTGGTATTCTTAATTATAAAGAACTTATTAAATCGGGTGCTCTTAATTCAGGTCTTTTTAATAAAGAGGGTAGAGTGATTGAAGATGACCCATATTCACACACTTTTCCTGTAGCACCGGGTTCTACAAGTCCTTATGAAGATCAATATTCTAGTACAGTTGGTAGAATAGAATCTACTACAAAAACAGCATCAAGTTTTGTATATGAGGCTTATGAAAGTGCTGTAGCTTCTGCACATAATGGAAATGTAGCTGCTAAAAAGTATTTAAAAGATAATTTTGGTGATAAATGGGATGATTTTAATAGTGAAGAAGATATGAATAAATATTTAAAAGGAGCTAAGAAAAATATAAATGAAGTATTTAAAAATACAGTATCTTCTTTTGATGCAACTAAAAATAAAGATCTTCCTTTAGAATGGGCTACTCGTTTTATGAATGGTAAAGAAGAATATACACATGCTATAAAAACATCTATGGATGCTAATGCTGGTATGGTAAATCATATAAAGGGTATTAACAATGATATTATTAAAACTATAGCAACACAAGCTACTACTGGTACAATGATTTTAAAAGATGCTAACTTATTTTTAGAAAACGGGCTTCCAGTTAGTAAAGACAAGTTTAAAGTTAAATATGATGCAATTTATAAAGGTAAGGGAGATTATGAAGAAGCATATGAAAAAATTGGAACTAAGTTTTATGAATCTTTTAATAAAGCTAAAGGAGCTGTTTTAGGTAGACCTACAGATTACCCTGGAGCAGCTTCTAAAGGTAGTGCTTCAATATCATATGAAGGGTTATCTCCAACAGCTCCTTTTGATTCTGGATTTATGATTTCTCGTAGTATGGTTAGTGATTTACTTAATGATGGTAGATTCACTACGTTTATGGGTCAACCTAGTAAAGAGGCTGTTGATGCTAATAAGAACGATGAAGTTCTTAAACAATATATATCAATTCTTCAAAATGAAAATACCAATTGGAGAAGAGATCATAAAGACAAAGATGCTACTACAGCTCCTAACTTTAATATGTTTTTAAGAGGTACATCAGGTAATAATAAAGATAAATCTTCAATTTCTTTTACACTTCTTAATACTCCATATTTAAAAGAACAAATAGGAACTACTAAAAAACCAGGACTTTTGTTTGCATATAAAGAACAATTAGAAAAGGGGGAACCTATTACTATGGTTTATAATAATAAGGAAGTTAAAACTCCTCTTACTGATATGATGCGAATTAGTGATGTTCAGGTTCAAGTTATGACTACAGGTATTGAATATAAAGAATGGGGAGTTGGAGGTAGAGCTTTTTCTAAGTATAATAAAGGCACAAAAATGATTGATACTCAAATATATACAAATTATTTTACAGCTGATGCTCCTCCTACTGAAATGGAACATCCCCTAGTGCATACTGATCCTCTAAATTATCAGAAATATGAAAAAAATACTTTAATACCAACATTAGATGACGCTCAAAAAAGAGGTTTACAAAATAATATAAATATTGCTGCTTATAATAAATCAGTAAATAATGCTAAAATTGCAAAAGATAAAGTTGCAAAAGCTAAAAATGCTCAATAATAATAATTATGACTGAAGATATCATACCCCCTGTTATAGAAAATAATCCATTATCTTCAAATACTTCTAGAAGTATACAAAATAATTCTACATCACCAAGTATTTCACAAGGATATAATCCTAGACCTACTGCTATTGATATTTATAATAGAATAGTTGGTAATCCTATAACAGGTTCTAATCCTGGTACACGTCAACAACCTATTACTATTCAAGAGTCATTAAAACAATCAAATGATTATACAAATACTCTAGTTGATTATGCAAGACAAAAAGCCAGTGCTCCAATGGCTCCAGAACAACAAATGCAACAGTATAGTTATAACGGAGATCATGATGGTGCTAAATTTGAAAGATATTATAACTCTAAACCATTTAAAGAATTAGGATTTTCTCCATTTAGAGATAATGAACATCTCTATAATAATAATATGACTTGGGGTGATGAATTTGTAAGAGCTGCTGGTCAATGGCCATCTCTAGTATCTACAGGATTCAGATCAGGTATTAGAAGTTGGGGTACATTATTTACTGATCCTTTAGCCCCTGATTTAAAAGGTGCTGAAGAAATGAAAAAAATTATGGCATTAGGTTCTTCTAGTAAAGAAGGAGCAGGTTCTTTTTTCATTAATACTTTTTTAAATTCTGGATATACAATTGGTATAGGTGTAGATATATTAGCTGAAATGGCTGTAGTAACTGCTGTAACAAGAGGTATGGGATTACCTGGAGTATTTGCTAGAGCAGGAACTAAGATTGCTCAAGCATCTGAAATATTAGGAGCCGTAAAAGAAGTTCCTAAAATAAGTGCTCTTAAAACTTTCTTTGATACTAATAAAGTAGGACAAGTATTAGCTAAAACAGGATCTATTATAAATCCTTTAGAACGTACTTGGGAAGTAGGTAAAGATATTCTTAGTGGAGCTAATGCTTTATCTGCTACTAAATTAGGAAAAATTAATGAATTTGCAAGATGGTCTAAAAACTTTGGAGAATTTGCAAAAGATGTTGTTATGATAAAAACTGCTGTATCAGAAGCTCAATTAGAAGGAGGTATGGTACATTTAGATGTTACTAAAGATCTAATTCAGGTATTCAGAGATAAAAACAATGGAGCAGAACCAACAGGAGAAGAGTTAGCTAAAATAGAAAATATTGCTAGAGATAAAGCTAATACAACAGCATTATGGAATTTACCGGCTATTATGTGGAGTAATAAGTTTATGTATGAAACTATGTTTGCTCCTTTTGAAAAAACTGCTAAAAAAGGTATGAGTAATTTAGTTGATGACCTTTTATTTAAAAAAGATATTGGATTTACTGCTGTTAAAGCAGGATTAGCAGGAACTGCTCAAAAGATTGCAGCAGGTATTACACAACCTAAAGCTTGGGGTAAATTTGGATATAATTATTTAAAACTAAATTCAGCAGAAGGTGTTCAAGAGAACATACAAGAAGCAATTAGTTCTGGAGCTAAAGCACATGCATTGTCTACTTATAATAATCCTGATAGAGGTGCTTATGAAGGTTATATGGGTCATTTTATGAATGGTGTAAAAGATCAATTTAGTGCTCAAGGTGCAGAGACATTTGCTGGTGGATTTGTAATGGGAGCTATGGCACATCCTTTTATGTCTGCTCCAATGTGGGCTGGACAAACTATATTAAATAATACTATAAATAAAAAAGATCATATTGCATATCAAACTCAAAGAGATGAACAACTTGTTAATACAGCAACTATACTCAATGAATTTTATCATAACACAGGGAATTATCTTGCTCCTGATATAATAAATGCAATAAATCAAGGGGTTTTACAAAAAGATTTTCATAATGCCAATCAAGAAAACAATAGAAAAGAAGCTGAAGATGCTAAATCCACATCTAAATTTGAACATTTATATACAGCATTAAGTACTGGTAAACTTGATATAATGTTAGATAAGTTTAAGACATTTAAAGACTTTACTCCAGAACAAGCTGCTGAAGCATTTCATGTTAAAGATGGTGTAAAAGCATTATCTATGATAGACGAAGTTATAACAAGAGCTAAATCAATTCAAGAAAATTATAATGATGTGTCTTCCAGTTATCCTAATCCTTATGATCCATTTAGATATGAAAAAGGTTCAGAAGAAAGAATAGCTCAAGAAATTGCATATGAAGCATGGGAAGGAGCTAAAAAAAATCTTGTATTTGCAAGAACAGAATTTATTAATCATAACAAACGTATTAAAGATTTAGGAGATGTTTTAATTACTAAAAGAAATCCTATTAAAAATGTTAGTTCACAAGATCTATTTGTTTTAATGAGCAGAGAACAAATGAGTATTACTACTAATTCTTTAAAAGTTGATATTAAAAATACTGATACCACTACTCCAGAAGGTAAAAAAATAGCCAAAGAAAAAGAAGATAGGTTATCTTTTTTAACTGAGCTTTCTCTTAGGTTTGAAACATTAGGGGTAGATCAAAAACCAGAATATGATGCACCTTTAAAAAAAGCTTTTAAAAATTATATTAATCATATTGCAGGAACTACTGATGACATAGTATTTGATGATGAATTAAATCATGCATTAGGACTTATTAAAGATAATTATACATTAAAAGATGAAAGAGCCTCTTTAGTTAAGAGTATAAATGTTATTAATAATCCAAAAGGATTTTTAAATTTACAAAGAAATTTAGTTGATATACATAAAGAAATAGTTAAAAACAGAAAGGATTTTATAGATGCTAATCTTAAAAAATTTGCTAATAATGTACAATTAAATAATGCTGTAAACGAATTATATAAAAGAACAGGGGTAGTATTAACAGATAGATATACTAATTATGTAGAATATGCATTATCTAAAAATCAAGTAATAGAACCGGCTAAATCATTTATAGTTGTTGTTAAATCTGAATTAGTAGAAATTACTGATGAAATAGATCCAAAATTCATTGAAGCAACTCTTGTATGGAATGATATAATTAAAGCTATTCAAGCAACTAATCCTATAACCCCAGCATCTACAGAAACCTCAGAAGTTCCTCTAATAGAAAAAGGTCAATTAATATATGCTACTCCAGGAGCAGGTAAAACATGGTGGATTTCTCAAGATGATAATAAAGAATTTTATGAAGATGCTGATCAATTACTTATTGCTGAAATTCTAATACAACTTCCTGAATTTATTATATTTGAAAAGGAAAATCCTCAAGATACAATACACAGATTCACTGGAATTACAAAATATCATCCGGGATTATGGAAAAAAGTTTATGATGGAGTTAGTACTAAAATTAAAGACTTAACTACAGCAGGTAAAACTGTACTTACAGGATCTACGTATTTTATTAAAGATGCTGATTTAATTTATCAACAACAAGATGAATCTTTAATTAGAGGAAAAACAGATGATGCTAAAACTATAATTCAAGAACGTGAAAAATCAGCTTTAAAAGAAGCTAATAAAAAAGGTACTCCATTAACGGGTTATATTAGTACTAAACTTATTAAAAAAACTAAAATTGTTCCTATAATTATCCCAGGAATAATTCCGGTAATTAATATAGAAGAAGAAGAGGAAAAAGAAATTGAGAAATATCCAACCACACCTGAAGGATTAGTATTAAAACAAGAAGATGAATTAGAAACTATTAATCAAAATATTAAAGATAATAAGAAAACCTTAAATAGTTTAAATAGAGAATTACAAATAGCTACAAATAATTTACAATCAATAATAGGTATTGTTAGTGAAGATATTGCGTCTATACAAAAAGACATTGATTCAGGAGTAGGTAATTTAAATCATAATAAAGAAAGACTTACACAAGTTCAATCAGATTATACAAATTTGTTTAGTGTTTCTGATACAATTAAAACTAATATTAAAGAAATTAGAGATAATATTGATAAATTAGAGGTATTACGAGATGATTTACTAAATGCTATTCAGTATTATACTGATATGATTTTAGCTAATCCTAATTTAAGATTAAAAGAAGTTATAGATAAAAAGGCAAAACTTGAGAAAAAAGTATCTACTATTCAAACATTAATTAATAAATTAAAAGAATTAATTAATTCTTCTCTTGATATACTAAGAGATTTGGCTAATATTATTTCTGATAGATTTAAACTATTTAGTAAGTTTGAATCAGAACATCCTTATTTTACTAATATTAAAAAGAATGATAAATTAGCTCAGTTATTAAAATTTGATAAAAAAGGTGTGCTTAATAAACCAGGTAAGGCAATGTTACTTGATTATGCTGAATTAAATAAAATACACACAGCATTAGAAGATATGGTATCAGAAGCTTTTGAACATGGAGATATAGTTGAAAAAGCAGTTAATAAAGAGAATAAAAAACTTAGTGAATTAAAAGATAGTTTAATTAAATATCAAAGACAAATTAGATATTTAACAGGTATGATTGAGTTTGTTAAAGAAGATGAGGTTGTAGAACCTATTGAGCCTATTGAAGAAGAAAAAGTACCCGTAGAAACTATAACTACAGTTGTTACTAAAGTAGTAAAACCAAGAAAACCAAGAGCTAAAAAAGTAAAAAAAGTAGTTGAAACTGTATTAGATAGTATAAGTGATACTGAATATAATGATTTTCTTGATAATGGTATAGTATCAGATGAAAGATTAAATAATATTGCTGATAAAGTTAAAAATAAGAAAAAACTTTCTGATAGAGAAAATAATATATTTGTTAATAAAACATCTGATATAAATAATATAATTGCTAAATCTATACCGATCATTACTTCTGTACCAGGTGATAAAGATGATATAAATATTCAAATAGATAATCTTCAGAGAAGAAGAGATGAAGAATTAGTAAAAGAACTTGGAGAAATTGCTTTAAATAAAAAAAGTGTTGATGCTATAGCCGAAAGAAGTGATAAACGAGCTGTAGCATTTATTGATAAATATGATGCTATTAATGCTAAATATGATGAAGAATTAACAAAATTATTAAATAAATCAACTAATGAAGATGATATAAATGCTCAAAAAGCCGATATAGAAAAAAGAAGAGATAAATCATTAGCTTCTATAACATGGGGAGAAGGCATTAAAGGTACTGATATAGAAATAAAAGAGGCTATTATATATAATAGTGATGGTACTATTGAACACATAGGAGATCAAGCAGATCCTTCAAAGTACCCAAGTGATTGGAGATTAAGAGAAACTATTAATAATAAATATGATGCTGAATTAGATGCTATAGGTAAACCCCCAATACAAAAAGCTGCTATGTCTAATGCCGCCAAAAGAGCTGATATATTTGATAGATGGAAATGGGCATTAAAAACAAATGAAGTAAGATTAGCTTCTGGTAACATTGGTGATACTCTATTAGATAAAGATGGAAATAAATACAAAATAATATCAAGAAAAGATAAATATGGTAGAAGTCTTGAATATACTATTAATAATGGACCAATATTAAGTTTTAATCCAAAATTAGATAGGAGTAGTTTTTATTATTATAAAAGACCCGTTTCAGAAATTAATGCTATATATGAATTAGAATTAAAAGAATTAGATGCTTTAGAAAAAATAAGTGAAAAAACAAGTGAAAAAGAAATTGTTTTTAAAGTTCCCCCATATACTATATTAAGAGATCTTGAATTTGATTTTCCACAAGGTCCTTTAAAAGGAAATCTTATTGAAGCTGAAGGAAATCAGTTTTTTGTATATAAAAAAGGAAAAGAATACTTTTTTGTTCTTCTTACAACTACTAACCCAGGAATTCCAATAGCAAAAGGAGATACTGAAAAAGAAGCAATAGAAAAAGGATTAGAAAAAATGTTATCTGAGGTTGATATCAATAAAGAATTAAATAATATAAAAGAATCAAAAACCTTTGATGAACTTGATAAATCAGGGGATGAGGCACTGAAGAATACAACGGGAGAGTCTATTGAAATAGATACTTTAATTAATACTGCCATTAGTAACAGACAATCAGAATTATGGACTGTAATAACTCCAGAAAATCTAAAATCTGCAAAAACAAAAGGTTATAAAATTGTAATAGATGGGGTTTTTTATCCTACATTTACAATCAATAAAACAAAAATTGTAGATGATAAATCAATAACTACAGTAGGTATTCTTAGTCCTTTAAAGACTAAAAAAACTAATATAAATATTTCAGAAATTGAGAAAATAACTAGAGAAGCAATGCCAAAACCAATTGAAATTTCTGAAGAAATTAAAGAGCAAGTTAAAGATATTGTTAATACTGCTTTAGAAGTAGTTTCTAAAGAAGATTTACAAAAAGCCAATGATGAAGCTAAGAACCAATCTAATAATGACATAAATAAAGATTTTTTTAACAATTTAGGATGTAAATAATATGAACTGTGTACTAACTAAAGAACAACATTTACAATTTTATAAAAAAATTGCTTCTGATTTATTTGATATTGCTAAATCTAAAGAACCTCTTGATATAAAATTATATATTAAAGATATTTATGATACCATTTTAGATAAAACTAAAGATCCAGATCTTGCATTGGCTTATATACTTATTATACCAAGGCATATGATAACTATTGAAGGATTAAATTGGGAAGAAACAAATGAATTATTTACTACAGAACATAATATAGAAATAAGACATTTAGCAAAATCCTTTGCTGCAGATTCTCAAAATGCTTTAGATTATATAATTCCTAAAAAAATTGATCAAGAAGAAATAGACAATGCCTTACAAGGATTACCAACATCTGGTTCTAATATTCTCCCTATTATTACTGGTGACGATCTTATAAACATAGTAGAGAGAAATTCTGCTATAGCATCTAGTATACAAAGATCTACAGGAAGTGATACGAAAATAGTAGCTGGTAAATATACAGGTATCATAAAACCTATTAGACAATTAGCTATTGATATACGTGCCAATTTAATTACTCAATTACGTCATGATGGATTATCATCAAGTTCAGAATTAGTATATTCATTTAAAAAAGGATTTAAACTTAAATTAATAAATGAAACTCAATTACCTGATAATATAGCTGATTTAGAACATCCTAGAGATGAACGAAACATGGTTTTATTAATTACAGATAATAATGGTATTCCTTATTTTTTTGATAAAGATGGTAATATTAATGATAAAGGACAAGCAATTTATTATTCATTTTTAATGCCTGGAGAAAGAACTATAACAGATATTAATATTTTTATTAAAGAAACTTTAGCTACAAGAAGAGAAAACTTAGAAAAGACAAAACTTACAAAAGAACAAATTGATATTGAAATTGCTAATGATAAAGAACAATTAGAAAATAAAAGAGATTTTGAAAAAGCAAATATGGATTCTATTCTTTCTTATTATAGAATGGATCCCAAAAGAAATACTTTACTTGATTTTACTGGAGGAAGCACCGGTTATGTAAATGAACCAGGTACTGGTAAAGGTGGTTATCCAAATACATCAAAATTTAAATTTGAAAATCAAGAAGATGCTCTTCAAAAAATTTCTTATCCAAAATCTGGTAAAACAACTATAAGAATTGATGGTGTTGATAAGCACATAATTATTGAAGCACTACCTCTCGATAACTTTAGTAATGATATAGAGCAAGTAGTTAATGTATTAATGACCTCTGCTAAAAATTTAACTAATCAAGATAAAATTAATTATTTGAGGGTATATCTTCAGATGAAAAAAAGTGCTAAAGATTCAGCTCATGTTAGTATCTATGATCTTAGAGGAGAATTAATGTTAGAAGTAAGAGGTAAAACAATTACATTAAGTAAATCAACATCAGAAGATGTATTAAATCTTTTATTAAATAGTCGTTTATTCTTTAATATTAGTGCTGATCATATTAAAAATACAGATTATACTCATATTACAGTTGATCTTAATGGAATTGTTACAAAAGAAACTAAAAAATTTACTGATTTAGTATATAAGTATACTAAACTTAATGCCGTACCTAATGATGAAGGTAAAATAGTAGCTTTAAATGGTTATTTTTATTTGCATCATTCTCCTGTAATAACAAAAGTTGAAGAAGATAAAATAATAGAAAATGCTGCAAAATTAAATACAATAATAGATGAACCTAATAATTTTTTAAATCTTGAATTAAATAAACTAATTGATAGAAAAACAACACCAGAACAACAAAAAATTGCTGATAAATGGTGGATTAATAGTCCATTATCAACAATTAAGATTAATGGTGAATTGGCAATTTCATTAGAAAGACTAAGAAATATAGTTAATTCAACAGCATTTGCTACTTGGTCAGTGGCTGGTATTAAATTATTTAATGGTTCAGATGACACTCATATATATCACGAAGCATGGCATGGATTTAGTCAACTATTCTTAACTAAAGAAGAAAAAAATAAATTATATGAAGAAACTTCTAAATTAAAAGGAACCTTTAAAGTTATCAGTAGAGGATTAGATGAGAATGGAAATGTAGTACCCTTATTAGTAGATAGAGAATTTTCTAAAGCTACTAAAAGAGAATTAGAAGAGTATTTGGCTGAAGGATTTAGAGATTTTGCTATAAATAAAGGAGATGCTAAAAATTTAAAAGGAGTTACTAAATCTATATTTAAAAGAATATGGGAATTTATTAATAGTATTTTCAAAGGAGTTACTATTCAAGATGCTGTTAGTGGTTTACAATCAATAAAATCCGTACAGGAGATGTACAAAGCTCTTTATGTAGGAGATATAAATAATTATGCCCCTTCTGTAGAAAATGTATCATTCTCTATAGCAAACGCTGGTATGTTAACTATTGCTGATGTAAATGATGGATTAAATCATACTGATACTAAACTTGTAAAAGAAAGTATTGATGCTTTAATGTCTAAAATAATAACTGAAAATGGAGCTTTATTTACAATAAGAGGACTTACTATTAATGCCAATAAAATAAAGATCTATGAAGAAGTAGAAAGAAGAATAAAAAAAAGACATCTTGAATTAATAGAGGAGCAAAAAAACACAAAATTATCAGCAGATGATAAAGCTACTCTTGATCATAATGTTGAAATATTAGCCTGGACTATAGCTAATTTTGGAAATATACAAAATTCAGTTGATAATTTTTCTCAAAAAGAAAATAACAGTGGTGTTGTAGGATATCATCTTATCAATAGTGATTTTAATGATTTATTAAGAATTTCAAATAAAGAAGATGAATTAGATATTGATGGTAATCCAGCAGATATATTTAAAAATAGTTCAGCAGGTTATGGTGATAAAGGACCTAATGCAAAAGATCCATATGAAGATGCTGATAACCAAGTGGTTTATGTAATCAAAAGCTTATTGCAACAAACTAGTGATGGAATTTACGAATTAAATTCATTAGGTTTTCCAATGCTAGTAAATTATACAATGACTAAGAATGCTTTAATAAGAAGATTAAATAGTACTCCTTATATGAGTACTTTATATAATAAAATAGAAAAAGAAGCTGTTGTTAATCATAATATTTTATTTAAACAATTACTAGCTAGATTAGGTCATCCTACTTCAGGAAATGTTGAACAAAGACGTTTATGGTCTAAAATGGTAAAAGTATTTAGTAAAACAAAACAAGAATTAATTTCCCATACTATAACAAATAAGGTTGAAACTAATGAATATGGTAAAGTAATATCATCAATTGTTACTACCACAACAGGTAGAGCTGGTGGTGATTTTCATAAAGTTAAATCTAATTGGCAATCAGAATTTAAGATGGCTGAAACTAAAGAAAGCCCTTATATATTACAGACATCTGAAAATGAAAATTATTTACATCTTGATGCTATTAGACAAAAGTTTTTAATTAGACAAGAAACTATTAAAAATAAGAAAACACATATATCATATACAGTTAAAAATACTACTGATGATCATATACAATTTTTAAATGCTATAGGTCTTAATCTTACATTAAATACCGAAACGGTATCTAGTATAAATATTGATGATAGTATTATCAATAGTATAAACGTATTAGCAAATGCTATAGGATTATTAAATAATAAAAATTTAATAGAAAGTGATGATAAAACACCAATTATTATTAAAATAATAGATCCTATTGAGTTTTTTTCAAAAATAAATCATGGTTTAGAAGAAGTAATTGACAGTAATAATAATACAACTTACTTAAATACTAAAATTGAAGAACACGGTGCTTTTATAAATAAATTAGCCAGACTTGAATCTGATCATTCTGATAAATATTCAAGTACAAGTAGAATTACTCCAGATGGAGAAAAGAGAGATGAAATGGCATTACAATCCACAGTCTCTAAACATGCATATGCACTACAAGAAGCAACTAATATTGAAGATTTCTCAAATGAAGATAGTCAATGGTCTTATATGTCATATTTAAGTCATTTTAATAATCCATCAGCTAAGTCTTCTGTATTATTAAATACATTATTTTCAAAAGTAGATGGTAAACATACAAAAACTAGTATAAATATAATAAATGTTCCGGGTACCTCTTATATTGTTCGTAATGGAAATGACTCCAAAGATGAAGGGTCATCTCAAGCAGCTATGGATACTATGGATAAATTTATTAGTGATTATAACATGTTATTATTAGATGGTGTAGTCATTCATCCTGTAACTGGTGGAAAAAGTACACATTATGCTACCAAATTAAGTAATATAAAAACTTATGATGGAAAAAATAAAAGTTTTAATCATTTATATGTAGGAACTGATGAATTTATAGCTGACGAAGAAGGAAATCATAGAGGATTTGAAAAAGCATTTACTATATTATTACCTTATATTCAATCAGAAGTAGAAAGAATTTATAAGTATAATCAAAACAAAGACGTATATGATAACTATAAAGGATTTAGTCAATTAGATAAGAAAGGTAACTTTATAGGTGATATTGTAGGAAAATTTGTAGTATTTGATGATGTTCTTGAAGAAACAACTAAAAAGGAACTATTACATATTGCTAAAGAATTAGAAAATGGAATATATCCTTATGCACCAAATGGAATAACTACAGAACAACTAAACAAATATAATGCTAATAAAAATAAAACTTTATTAGATTTACTTAATAGTACTACAAAAGGTGAAGTATTATTAGGAAAAATTAAAACAGAACTAAAACATTATTTTACTACTTTAAATAATGAATATAAAGAAGTTTTAATATCTCAATATGGTTATACAGCTCCAGGAATACGTGAAAATATTGTAAAATCAATAAAAGGAGATATATCATTATTGAAAGAACCAGCATATGTAGAAAGATTAAATAATGCTGCATTAGCTTCCTTTACTTATAATAGTTGGATAAATAATTATGAAATCACTTTATTACATAATGGTGAATTACATACTTATGACCATTTTAAAGATGAAGCTACTAAAAGATATTCTTTATTTCAATCAAGTGGTATTATGTTTCCAACAGATCGGGCAGCTAGAGATAATGCTAATATATTAGGAACAGCACTTACAAAACAACTTACAGGTATTGATGATTTGTTTAATGGCACTTTTAATACAGCTATTATTAAAGATTATAAAACACCAAGAGCTCATGTAAATAAAAAGTTAAGAGAACTTTTTAAAAAACATCTTATAAAAAAGGGTAAAAAAGATAATGAGTTATCTACAGAATTAGACTTAATGATGGATCCTTATGAAAATCCTACTGTAACAGATGGTCAAGGTTATATTTCATTAGATGCTTATAGAAGATTAAAAGACTTAGAAGGATCTTGGAGTGATCATCAAGAAAGAATTTATCAAAAAATTGTAAGAAAAGAACCCATCTTAACAGAAGATATAGTTGAATTCTTTCCGGTTTATAAATTACAATATGCAGGTAATCTTAAAACAGCACTCGGGTTATTACCAATAACATCTGGTCATAAATTTGCATTATTTCCATTAATTCCTTCTGTAATAGAAGGAACTCCTTTAGAAGAATTACATGAAACTATGATGAAACAGAGTGTACAATATGCTACATACTCATCTGGTTCTAAATTATCTTCTATAACAAATAATAATAAACAAATAGCAGATGATGTATTTGATGAACAAACTGGTAAAATGAAACCAAATGTTCAATTAACAAAAAATACAATTTATGTTGATTATTTAAAAAATCAAACAGAAATTAATAGTGAGTTTAAAGGACATGCCGCTATGTCTACTCAATTACGTACTTTATTATCTGCTGGATTAATTGAAAATGGTATTCCAATTGATTTTATAACAAAAGATATATCTGGTGTAAAAAGAACACTTGCTTGGGAAGCATTAACAGAAGCTGAACAAATGGCCATCTCTCCTTTCTTTAAATTAGTAAGAACATATGAAGATAGAGTTTCTAAATTAATTCAGATAAAAAAACATGATTTAATAACAAGTATTACTGGATGGAGTTGGAATGCTAAAACAGGACATTATGAAGGTCCTGAAGATAATTTAAGTAGTTTAATTCAGTTTGTACATGACGAATTAGAAAAACAAGGGTTAACAAAACATGAATTAGAATATATTGAGAATAATGGACAAGGGGGATTAATGAGAGATCTTAGTGGTTCTCCTATTGCTGATAAATTTGAACAGAAATTAATGGCTGTTCTTAATAACAAAATTCTTAAACAACTAGTTAATGGTGAACCTTTAGTTGAAGTTTCTGTATCCAGTACATTAAAGTTTAAGAACATTGATGCTGAATTAGAAAAATATGGTGATGGAGATTTAGATTTTTATACTGCTGACATTGATGGTATTAAGGTCACAATTGGATGTCAAGTAAAAATTGCAATGCAAGGAAGTTTTTTAAATCTTTATAATCTTCTTGATACTAAAGGTATTGAAATTGCTCAATATGATACAATTATAGATCCTAAAGATCCTAAAAAAACTATAGATGTTCTTAATACTGATAGAAGTTTAGCTAGACTCAATCAATTAATTAGAGATGAAGAATGGTTAAATATTGGAGATAATAGAAAAAAATTAAGATTAACTGGTGTACGTATTCCTGTTCAAGGTCATAATTCTATGGAATTTGCTATAATAGCTGAATTTCTACCCACAATTGCAGGTAATATTATAATCTTACCTGCTGAAATTGTAGCCAAATCTGGTACTGACTTTGACGTAGATAAGTTAACTACTTATATGCCTACAATTAGTAAAACAGGAGAATGGTTTTCAGATAAATATGCAACAAGAGAAGAATTAAATAATGAAATAAAACTAATAGAAAGTAAAATAACTAAAATACTAACTAAAGAAGGTATTGTAGGAGATAAAGTTAAAGATTTAATAAATAGTTTTTATTCAGAAAAAGCAGATAAGGGAAAGATAATTGTAGCATTAGGTATACAAAAAACTAATATAAAAGATGTATTATCTCAAGATATAAGTGATATACAATCATTTATTGTAAATAAAAACGCTGTAAGTAAAGTTTATGCTGGGTTAAATGTAATTATGACTTCTAGGGATAATAAAGAAATAGTAAAAATCATTAATGATTTTAAAACTGTTCCTACTATGTTATCTAAAGGAGATATGCTTACAGCATTTAATAATATTAAAGAAAATTCAAAAATACTTAGTGAAATTGAGACAGCATTAAATGAAAAACACGATGAAAAAAAAGATTATTTAAAAGATTATCCTGAACTTAAAAAATTAAATAAAGAATATGCAGCATTAAAAGATCATAGAAGAAACTTCATCAAAGCTATAGAAAACTCATTGATTAATGATATAATCAGTATTCTTGAATTACCTGAAAATGCCATAAGATTATTAACTCCTAATGATACTCATAAAACTAAGCCCATAGCATATGATATGGAAAAACATGTTCAGGATTATGATTATAAGTCTTCAAAAAGAAAAAACGGAACTCCTACTTTAAAAGGAGTAAGTCCTACACGTAATCTTGAATATGGGTTTAATCTTAAGAAACACACAGATAACTTTGTTAGTAAAGAAGCATTAGGTATTGCGGCTTTGGGTAATAAAGGTAATATTGTTTATAATAGTGCTGGAGCTTATATACCTTTTGAAGTACCTTTTATAAGTAAAAGAATGGTACCAGATGAAGAAGGTGTTCAAAAGAAAACAGATGTTATAATTAATGTTCCTACAAAATTATTATTAAAACACAATAGAATAATCATATTAGATGAAAATGGTATAGAACGTAAAGTAATATCTCTATCAAATTTATATGACTCAAATAATGAACATGAAATTTCAGAAATCATTTCTCAATTAATGAATGGTTATGTAGATTCTGAAAAAGATGCTTGGATTGCTTTTATACAAGGTAATAAAGAGGTAACTCCTATTATCTTATTTTTATTAGAATCAGGAGTACCTATAAAAGATGTCATTTATTATGTAAATAATCCTATAATAAGAGCATATATTAAAAATATGAAGATTAATAAAGGATTGTTAAATAGATTAAAGAAACAAGATAGTAGTCCTGAATTTGCCAAAGCCAATGCAAGAACCTCTATATATGAAATGGTTAAAAAAGCAGGTACCATTATGGATATGAGAGACACTGTGGCTATTGCTGAAAATTTAAATAAAGAACATGGAGATAGAATATTTACTACAAAAGAATTAGAAAAGATAGCTAAATCTAAACTTTCAGATAGTATTAAAGATAAAGATGCTATTAATGGTTTTTTACATTATTTATATATTGAAGAATTAGCTACAAATTTTGATGAACCAAGAAAAGTAACAAGTTTTGATACTACTAAATCTGGGGATTTATTTGATGTATTTTCTAGACAATTAAGACTTGATGAAGTAACTGCAAGTACTAAAATGCCGGTTAAGATTATAAAGTATATCACTGACGAAAGTGCTATACGTGCTTTTAAAGTAACAGAACTTGCACAAGATTTATTCAGTAGATTGTTTACATTAAGAAATAATAATCTTTTAAATGAATTTATTTATGATACTCTAAATGATTATAAAAAAATTAATACTATTAGAGATAGAACAGGATTTGATAAAGATTCTTTTCCAAAAAGATTTAAAAATGCTTTAATGAATTATTTATTTGTAAATAATCTTAAATCATTTTCAATAGGAAAATCCAAAATGTATAAGGGTACTCCTGTAATTTATATTACTACGGGAAAAAATGCTGTTGAAGTTAAATCAGATGCTATTTATATTAATGAAAATATATTAAGAAAAGAATTTAAAAACAATGATTATACTTTAAGTGCTATTGGAGATACATCTTACCGTAAAAAAGGATTATCAACACTTACCTCAGATGTATTTTATTTACCTAATAATTATACAAGTAAATTAGCAGGTGCTAAAGCTTATTATGATTTTGTTATAGAACGTGAATTATTAAGATCACTTACTCCTATGGAGGAGTTTACTAAAACATATTATTTTACAAGTAAATTAGAAAAAAAAGATGGAAGAACTCCTGAACTAATTTATGAAGATTATCTAAAAACTAGAGCTTTAGAAAATTCTTATAATATTAAAACAATGTTTTTTAATAATCAACAGTCTGGTATTGCATCTTATGCTACTACTTTAATGTCACTTATTAATAAATATAATCTTTCAGAAAAACACAATCTTTCAGCAAAATATGGTATAATACAACAATTACAACCAAGTTATTATTCAGATACTTTAAATGATACAAATAATAAAAATAAGTTTGCATCAGGTCTTGTAAATATTACTTTAAAAGATTCAGGAGATTTAACTCCAGAGAGCACTGAACAATATGCAGATGATCTTGCTAAATTATCTGATTCTTCTGTTAAAAAAATAATGGGAGATACTTTAGAAGCCAGAGAAGATAATGAAAGATTATCTGAATTATTTAGAAAGTTTTCTATTTATGCTTTTCTACAAGGTGGTATGAATAAACATCAATTTGCATATCCAAGTATATTTCCTGTAGGTTCTGCTCAATCATTAATAATGAATGATGCTATTGAAAAAATAACTCATAATTTGAATAAAGATATATTAGAGGTTGTTTTTAATTTATTTTTAAGAAACAATCTTGTAGCTAATAAAAAATTAAATCAAAGAATTAATGGTATTAACTATCTTTCTACTACAGATGTTTTAGAGCTTAAAAAGGCTGGAGAAGAGATTATTAGAGAAAACATAATAACTAGTGATAAAGAATTTGATAGAATAACCCCTACTGCAATTGAAGGAATTTATACTCTCAATACAGTAAATATTGCAGAAAATGAAAAACAAATAATATCAGATATATATTTAGGTAAAGCACGTTTCATTACTAGTGGTGATGATTTTTTAGATACTGGTTTTAAAATAAAAGTAGATTCTATTAATGATATTGATGAAAGTGTTAAAAATATGGTGTTTGATTTAATATCAGGTATTGCATTAATATTTGATGAAAAAGGATATGGTCATAATATTACTGATAAACTTGTTTTAGAACATTTAAATAAAAGATTACTTAAAGAATTTGGATTTGTAAACCCTGATTATATATTACCAGAATCTATTATTACAATAAAAATAATTAATTCTGAAGATCTTGCTGCTTTTAAAAGTTATTTAACTAAATCTGAAGGTAAATTACCTAAAGAGTTTTTCACTTCTAAAACAACATTTAAAGAATTCTATAATCCTCAAACAAGTAAACGTGAGAAAGCTCCTCAATCAGCTAAATGGATATTAAATCTTACTGATACATATGATTTAATAGATTTAGAATCAGGAGAAGTATATATTTCTAATGTAGATCTTAAAACAGGTTTACAAATGATTAAACAAGTTACTACACTTGTTACATCTCAACCTATGCTTAATGAAAAGATTATTAAAAATGAAGATGGATTAATTATAATTGAAAATGCTATAGATTTAAAAACAAGTATTGATTTAGTAAATAGCTTTAAAGGTTTAATTGCTGAAACTTCTTACAAACAAACTAAAGGTTCAATATCTTGGGATTTTGGGCACAGATGGGTAAGATTAAATGATACAATGTCTATTGAAACTAAAAAAGGATTTGTAGTAGGTAAACAATTAAATGGTAAATCTATTACTCAAGCTATGAAAGATAGATGGGTTAAAGGAGAATCTATGAATCAAATTGGAGGATTTCCTTTATATGGCTATACTAATATTGATAGAAATGGAAAAATACTACCAAATATACCTTCAAATATCATTCAATTATTAGCAACTAAAGGTATTGATGCTTCAGAATATGAAGCAAGTTATAACTCTGTATATGATAAAGAAGATAATGGAAGTTTAATAATACATCAAGATAATACAGAAACTAATAAATCTCCAATTATTACTATTTCATTAGGAAGACCTATGAAATTTATTACTTATGAATTACAAGACAGTAATGAATTTAATTTAACAGATAGTAATGTAACTCCATATAGAATTGCTTTAAATTTAGTTACTAAAAACCTAAAAGAGAAAATTACTTATGGACAAATAACACCTTCTAATATTTTAAAATATGCTGAAAAAACAGGAGATACAAAAATTATAGATTATGTAAAAGATGTTTTACCTAAATCATTTAAAGGAACTGTTAAATCAGAATATATTTTAAATAATGGAGCTATACTTATATTTTCAGGAAACAATAGAAATGTAATGCATGAAATAGTTTTTGATAAAGAAACTAATGATTTACCAATGCCTCAAGGATTTCCAACACTAACTGTTAATAAAGCATTTACAGGATTAGGCCATGCTGATAAAATGGTTAAAACTGATAATTATAGAACAGTATTAACATTAAGAAAAGTTATGGGAACTGAAACATTAGATAATATTAAATTAACTAAAAAGAATGTTGAACCTGTTTCTACTGTTAACAATAAAGTTGCTTTTACAGGAAACTTATCTCAAGATATGTTTGGTAAAAATGATGTCATGGTATTTGGTGCAAATAGAGCAGGTTTTCATGGTCAAGGAATGGCAGCATTAGCTTATGCTAATACTACTGATAATTATAGAAACTGGAATCTAAATTTAAGTAAAGATGTAGTTGACAATAAAGTAGGTGATTTTGCAATAGCTGGAAAGACTGGGTTAATGGTTGGAACTAAAGGTACTGGATATGGACTAATTACTGTTGAAAAACCAGGACAACCTTTAAATTATGTAGAACTTGGAACTAATATACAAGAACTTTATACCGTTGCTAGAGCTAACCCAAACAAAAGATTTATAATACCCTATAACTCAGATACTAATTTAAACAAAAATAGCTTAAATGAATTAGCCAATGCATTTGGAGGAAGATTAATTCCAATAAATGTTGTATTTGGTGATAAAATGTATGCTGAAATTAAAAAAGTAAAAGGAAATACAGTATTTGAAGTACAACCTCAACTTACTATCGTACCTACACCTGCAGCTAAAGTCATTAATTATTCAACTTATGCAGCAGCTAAAGAAGCTTATTTTGCAGCTAAGGGTATTTGGACAATGAGACCTGCAGGAATTATGAAATTAACTAAAGCAACTGAGTTTCATTATTTTGGTAATCAATGGAGTACACCAAAAGATAAAGTAGTAGATGGGAAAGTTATTAGTAGATTAGTTGACGGATTAATTATTGTACCTACTGTAAAAGAAGCTACAGAAGCTTATAGAAATTGGTTAAATGGTACTGCTCATCAAGATATTCAACAAGAAAGAAGAAATTGGATATTAAAAGAGATTAATTCTGGAAATTTAGATGGTAAAACATTACTTTATTATAAACCATATCCTTATTTTTCTCATGCTGATGTATTACTTGAAATGATTAATAATAGAAGTAAAACCACATCAGTTCTAACAACAGTAATTAATGGTATTGAAATATCAAGTAATGCTAAAGGATTAGGAGCAGCACTTACTAATCCAACTGAATTAGCTAAATCAAAAGGTAATATATCAAATTCATATCCTGTTGATTTTAAAAGTAAATTTTATAAAGATGCTGAAGCTGCTTATCAAGCTCTTAAAAATACAGCTACTAAAGATGATGGGCCTAATAATACTTATAATTTAATGGTTCAAATTATTAAAGAAAAATTAAAACAACATCCTAGACTTGTTGAAGAAATAAATAAAGTAGGAGGATCTGCTTGGATATTATCATCTACTCATCAACCAACTAAACAAAATACTGTTTGGGAAACAGGAGGTAAAAATTGGTTTATCAAAGCTCTTAATGATGCTTTTTTAAAAATAGATGAACAATCTGTATCTACCGCAACAATTAATAATATAAAAGATTATATAAATCATTCAGGAGGAGCACAAGGATATGATGCAGAATGGGATTTAATAGGTAATGATTTTGAGTTTATAAATCATAAACATTATTTATTACCTTCTGATGGAGCAGTATCAGATAAAAGATTACAAAATAAAGGAGTAACTCCCATAGATGCTACAAAAGATGTTGGACCTGTAGCAACTGCTGCTGAAGGTAGTGTAGATAGAAATGGTAAACCTTCTACTAACAAAGTAGGAGAAGGTCAACTTAAAATAACACTTGCTGAAAGACAAATGGGACGAATAGAACCTACTCATACAACAAGAAATAGTAAAAAAATAAGAAATTGGGCTCAAGTTAAAAATGCAGATGCTATATTTGCAATAGGTAGTTTAGTTGCAAAAGGAGATAACATAACATTAAGTGGAGGTTCTGTAACTAAAATAGCATTAATACCTCAAGTTAATGGAGGTACTAGTGGTGCTGTTCAAATGGCTATAAATGAAAATAAACCTGTTTATGTATTTAATCAAATAAAAAATAAATATGATATAGGCTGGTATACATGGAAAGAAAATGATTTTATTAAAATAGATACACCTATTCTTACTAAAAACTTTGCTGGTATAGGTACTAGTAGTAATACCACTGAAATAGGTAAACAAGCAATTAGAGATGTATATAAGAAAACTCTAGCTACTTTAGAAAATAGTAATGACCCTTTTAAATGTTAAAATATGGCAACGTGTAGTGTAATAGATTTAGGATTCAAAGACCTTTGGAAAAAAGGTGTATTAAAGAATGGTACAACCAGGATTGAAGATTTAGTTAGATTTAATACTCTAAATCAACTATATTCTGATTTAGCAAGATCTAAACATGGAGTTACTAATCCAGGATTATTTTTTGATATTAATGTTGTAAGATTATCTCATACTGGTCCTCTTAATGTTTATAGTCATAAAGGTGCAAATACATTTGCCGCTGATTTTGCTGTAGTTAATAGAGAATTTGTTGATGAATTTCAAGAAAAGTTTATACCTGATTCTCAAATTAATACTATTATAGAACAAACAACTACTCTTATTCCAAATTTACAAAAAACATATGATAGTATTAAAAATGGTATAATAATGAGTAGTTTTACAGGATTAGAAAAAGGGTTATTACAAGAAGAATTAAACACATCAAGAACTATATCTGATTTTAATGAATTACTAAAAAAACTATGTTAATATGAGCGATATTAATTGTCCAATAAGTCATGAAGAACTTGAAGAATATTCAGAAAAAGTATCTGAAGAGAGAGCTTCTTATGTAATTAATGAAGGTATAACTGAAGAAAATCCTCTTAATCTTTATGAGGAGGAAGAAAAAATAGATGAGAAGTTAATAGCACTTCATCAAAAACAAATTTTATCATTAAAAAATAGAAAACTAGAATTAATAGGTGAAAAAGATACTATTAAAAAAGATGTTATCTGGGCCAATATAGAAACAATTAAAAGATCTATAGAAGCACTTCAAAAAGAAGTGTCATATAATAATATTATTAATGTTGCTTTAAGAGATCTAAAAGAAGTAAATAGCATATTAAATAAATCTAAATTTTCAGGTAGAGAATTAATTTTTATTGAAGCTACATTAAACAGAATTGTAATTTTAGATGAAGCAATAGATAAAAATATGCTTGATGCTGAATATAGAAAAAAGTTACAACATACTAGAACGGAAAGTTTAATATTATTAGAAAAATGGAAGATAGGACAAAGTACTAATATTGAAAATCAATCAGTAGAAGAAGGAATACCTATGACCTTTGAAAGAATGAATGCTGCTGTAAAAGACATTAGTAAAACTACACTTCTATTTTTAGGTATGGATACTACAATCATTCCTATATTAAGATTAATGGATAGTAGATTTGAAACAACTAGAAGAAAGACAAATGATGCAATGTTTATTTTTAATAAAGAATTTGATGCAATTAGTGCAAAATATAAAGATAAAGATGCTATTAAAAAGTTTTTAGATGCTTCAGGAAGATTAATAACTGAAACCAAAGGTTCTTATTTTGACGAAGAAAAACTTATGTTAACAAAAGTAAGCACATATCTTGAATCTACCTTTAAGCCAAATACTACTAAGAGTGCTTATAATAGAAGAATGATGTACAATCATAGAGATAGATGGTATATGGATAGAAACAACTATACATTAACTGCTGAAGGAGAAGCTATATATAATGCAAGATTAGATTCATTAAAAGAACGTCTTGCTATGGTAAATGAAGATGAACTTTTAAGTCCTGATGATGAAGCTTATATTAGACATTGGGAAAACTCAAATTCACCTTATTTGGGATTAGCTTATGCAAATACAGGAGTTCAAACTCAAGGTAATAACTTTTGGTATAGATATCTTAATCAATCACCAAAAGCAGAATTTATAAATCCTGAATTTAATAAAATTAAAGATGATGATTTATATAAATTTGTAGTTAATACAATTACAAACGGTATGAAAAAAATTCCTCATAGAATGTTAGTGGATTTAAATTCATTTGATAAAGTACTAAATAGTATATTATTTGACTTTAATAAAGAAGATACAACTATATTAAAGAGAACATGGGAAGGTATGGGGAATTGGATGAATAGTACATTTAGAAAAGCTATTACACAACAAGATATAAGTGGATATTCTGGAAAAGCAACAGATGAAAAAGGTAATCCTAAAGAAAAAGTATATCCTAAAGAAATAGGTGAATTACAAAAAGAAAGACGATATACTAATCCATTAGATTTAATTAAAGATTTTTATCAATTAGCTACAGCATATGAACATAAAAGTGAAATAGAACCTGATATTTGGTTGTTAAAAGGACTATTAGATAAACAAAAGGCTATTAGAGTTAATAAAGGTATAACTATACATAATATGGGAGATCCATCTGTAATTGAAGGTGGATTAACTAACGCTAAAGATTTAGCGTTATATAATATTTTATCTGAATTATATGGTAAAAGAAGATTAGATGCAGAAAGCAATCCTCCTACTGAAAAAGAAGCCACTCAACTTAAAATACAGTATAGAAAATGGGAAATATTAAGAGCAGAGGCTATTCAAAAAGGATTACCTATTCCAGAAGAACCTATATTATATAAATTATCAGGAGTAAAAGTAATTGATGCAATAATAGATTATACTAGAATTAATTTAATGTTTTTAAAACCATTATCAGCTATTGTCAATTTAACAATTGGTTTAGAAAATAATTTTTTACATGCTGCTAGAAAAATTGATTTTACAGATAAAGAATTATATCAAGCTTTAAGAATTCTTGGTAATTCAGCTCTTAATTATACTACTTTAGGTAAAATTCCAACCAGTGTAGCTAAAAAGATTAAAAAAGCCAATGAAGTTATGGGAATCTCTGAAGAGAGTTTTATAGAAGATAGTCAAACGTATACTAGTAAAATTGCAAAGTTTGGGTTAACTTGGCAAACCTCTGGAGAATATATTCTTGCAAGTCAATTATTAATTGCTAAAATGAAATATGAAAGACCTGCATTTTTAAATGGTGATAATTTATGGGACGCATTTGATGATGATTTTAACTTTAATACAGAAAAGTATGGTGAATTAGATCCTCTATACATTAAAAAAATAAAAGATAGAGTTAGAGAAATTAGAAAACAAACACAAGGAGATTATCAAAGCACTATGGGTATAAAATCTACAGTGTCGGGAAGAGTTCTTATGATGTTTAGAACTTGGTTGCCTAGGGCAATTCATCAAAGATTTGGTGCTGAAATTGAAGGTCAATTTAAAGGTAGATATACCACATGGAGAGATGTTGGACAAGCATATACTGAAGAAAATGGATTTTGGAAAGGTATGGGTTCATTAGCAGGAGGAACAATGCTTACATTACTTACTAAAATAGCAAATATTCCCGGATTTAGTCAATTAGGAATGAAGTCATTATCTGAATTATGTGAAGAAAAATATGAAAAAGATCTTAAAAAACTAGGATTAACAGATTTAGATATTCAAAATATGAGAGTTAATATAAGAGAGTTACAGTATATTATATATATGTCCTTAATATTAATGACATTAGCTGCATTAGCAGGTAAAGAACCTCCAGATAAAGAAATGAATATGACAATAAATACATTAACTAGGTTATATCAAGATATGACTTTCTTTTATAGTTTTAATTCTATTACGGCAATTACTAAAGACCCTATTCCTTTGTACAAAACAATTAGAGATGGTCATAAACTAGTTGGTAATATGTGGAATTATTTGGATGATCCTCAATCAGATATTTATAAAAGAGGAAGACATGAAGGAGGCTCTAAAACAGCACAATCATTTTATAAAATGGTGCCTGGATTAAGTAGTTACCAGTCTACATTAAATACAATGGATCAAATATTTAGTAATAGACATTAACAAAAAAGATGTGGGAAAAAGAAAAAAAACCAGTATGCAAAATGCATACTGGTTTCTTTGTTTTTACTTAATTACAACGACATTTCAGCAGGACTTTCTACTGGAGTGTTATTAACTGTTACATCATCTACAAGTACTATTTCATACTCTCCTTCTTTTTTAGCTTTAGGTTTAGCTTTACTTAATCCAAAGAACATCATTGCTGATTTAACTTCAGCAGCTTTAATACCATATGACTTTGCAATAGTGTCATAATCATTACCAAGACCTTTTTGCTTGGCTAATTCACTCTTTTTTAATGTTACTGTTTTCATATTTATTTATTTATTGGTTTATTTATTATTGGTGTTAATATTGTACTTGCATTATAACTTGTTGAAGTATTAGTTAAGAAACTTTGCCCATGAATACCGAATTGACTTGTAGTAAGGTTATTCATTGTATTACCATGATTATAAGGTCTAATATTAGTTGTATTAGGTGGGTACGGTAATCGTCCTATGTCTTCATGGGCATTTAAAAAGGACGCATTACAATTTCTATTTGATCTAACTGATCTTTATATTCTGTAGAAATTTGCATAGCTGCAGCCATAGCTGCTGAACCTTGGTTTTCAGATAATATGGTTTTTACTTCACTAATTACTAAAGATTTTTTATCATCATCTTTAGCTTGTTTTTCAGTTGGATGCCATAATATGGTATACTGAAATAATACTGCTTTTTTCATTGTTTATTTATTTATTGGTTTATTTATTGGTTTATTTTAAAATGGATGCGATAACCCTATATACTTGTAAATCATTATAATCTTTAATAGTAAATGTGTCATTAAACATATAATGAATGACTTTCGTTGTTACAATATAATATTCTTCTATAAAATCTCCTTCATTAATATGTTCTACACTTATTACATGTAAATCAGTATTTTGAGTTATAATAATATCATATTGTAGTACTAATTCTGTCATAAATAGAATAAGTTCTTCACCATCAAGACCATTACCCTTATGAAAAGGAGGTATTAGATAATTCATTTATTTAAGGATTATATTACAAGAATCTTCCCAAATTAATTTTTGATATGGGTACTCTTTTGCTATTATTAACTGTTCTTTATATGCTATTTTTTCAAGTCTATAACCACCTCTACCATTTTTTCCTTTCCATTTTTCCCATACAATACATATTTTTTCATTTTCTTCAGCTATTTTATCAAATGGAATATATTTTATATGTTCTATTAGAAAATGTTGAGCTTTAAATTTAACTTTTACATTCTTTTTACCTATAGATAAAACAGTTCCTATCATAAGACTATATCCAGATAAACAATATATTGTATCATTAATATTCATAACTATTTAATTATATTTAGTGTTGTGGTAGGAAATGGATTTACAGAGATACTCTCAAATCCTCCAGACTCCAGAATCCTACGTTCCTCCTGGAGATTTCTTATCATAGCTTTTTCTTCAGAGAATTTACTAGGAAACCGTGCATATAATTTAGCAATGTTAATTCCTAGACATTCTTCTAAATCTATATTGTTTAATGAACAGAAGTTTACAAGATACCACATGATATCCCCAACTTCTTCTTTTATATTTACTAAATCAAGAGAATTCTTGTATGCAAGTTCTTTCTTGAATACATCAGCTAATTCTCCTACTTCAGTACCCAAACCTAATATCATATGTAGATTATTAAGTTGTAAGGTACCTAAGTCAGACATAGTTCTTTTTGCTGCTGCACTGTACGTTTTGATTTCCATGTTTTATTTAATTGTTCTATTAATATAATTGCTAATGTTAAATTTTCAACATCATTAGATTTTATCATAGATAGTAAACTATCTTTTTCTGTAGTAGATATCAATTCCTTTTTAAATAATCTGTTAATTTCATCAGGAAATACTAATGTTTTTACAATATTACGACTTTCTGGAGTTTGTTCTTTCCACCATTTTATAGATTTACTACTAATATAATCAAAACATCTTTTTTTCAATTCTTTATCTTTAAAATTAAGTATATCATATAATTTTTTATTTTCTTTTTTTATATCAAGTTCATAGAATTCACAATAATGATTAACTTGTTGATTATAACTAATTAACTTATAAATTCTATTTTCAACTTTTCTACACTTTAATAAATCTTCAAGTATAGCTTCTACATCATTAAGATAACTTTTTAATCTGGTTTTATGATTATTAGAATCTAAATCATAACAATCTAAAACATAATCATTAAAACCAATAATATTACTAATCCAACTAATATGCTTAGATGTTCTTGATCCCCATTTAGCTTTAGTAAATAAAACAGCTTTCTTACCTTTAAACTCAACATGTTTTGCTATAGGAAAATGAGAACCAAAACTATAAATAGTATCTTTTTCAAAATAAAAACAACCATTAGAAGTTCTAGCATTATCTTGTGTTTGATTATACCATAGTTCTATTACTTTTTCATGACTAACTACTCTTTTCATCTTTTGATTTTTAGTTTAAAAGTTCTTCATTTATATGATCCATCATACCATTAGTTTTTGGATCAGAACCATAGAAGCCCCAACAAGAATCTAATTCTATCTCATGTTCTTCTCCTAAATCACATTTTTCTCTTTTAATAACTTTAAATCCATATATATCTCCTTCAAGATATTGTGAATATGTTTTTACTTCACTTTCAAGATAGTCAGTAACTCTTTTAGTATAGTCTACTTCAGATTCATCATCTAATAGACCATCTGAAGTACCTTGAGATATACCGTTTTTAGTTAATATTTCTTGAGTAGTATATATAAATCCTACTTGACCAGAATCCCATCTATCACTAAAAGAACCAGTACTCATTGTAATTCCCCCGTGATCATAAAGATATAATCCAAGTATTGCTATAGCATCTTCATTTTTAATAATATGATCTCCCATTTCTTCCCAACCATCAAAGTCTTTATCTGAGAAATTAAGATTTTTATCTCCAAGAGTATATCTTTTATGAAAAGCAGCCATTATTCCTACATTATCCCACTCACGAGGGCTTTCTCCGGATTCATCTGGTATTATTTGTAATATGTTTCCTGATTTTAATTCATACGTATCATTCATCTGATTTAGTTTTATTGGTTTCTACATCATTAATCATTTGTTCAAGAGTAATTTGATTAACATTTATAACTTTTTTATTAATTAGTTTATCCATATTAACTTCATTAAGATTAAGATATATATTGGATAACGTATTTTGAGATAAAAGATAACTTTTAAACTCCTCTATTGTGTATTTTTTCATATTTCTAATGATAATTGTGTTTTTAATGGACATATATTAGCTATCTCTTTATAGATAGCATCTAAATAGTATTTTTCATTAATATTATAATCAAGCCAAAAATGAACTTCATATTGATTAAATAATGTTTGTACCCAATGTTTTGCCTCTGTTTGAATTTCTCTTCCGTCTTTACTTTTCTTTACAATTTTACATCCTGTATTTGAGATATAATATCTGATAGTTTTTTGTAATGGTACTTCACAATATTCTTTGTCAACAATGCATTTCATAATAAATTCCCAACCTCCTTTGGTTTTGGCACCTGCACAATAATCAAAGATGTTTTGATTATCTTGTAGATACTGTTCAGGAAGAATATCATTAATAAAATAATTATAAATTGCTTTAGGAATTATGAGATGACTCTTATTTTTATGAAGATGACTTGGTTTATTATTTTGTAAATCTTCCCATTCAAACCTTCCTTTACATTTAGTCTTACCATTAGTATAAAGTCCTATGTAATTATTTACATCCCAAATAAACATCTTCTTATAGTCTACAAATTCAAGTAATAATTGAGTTTTTGCTTCCCATGCACTACATATTTCATGATATCTTGGTACATCAGTAGCTTTTAATTTTATACTAGCACCATCTGTATTTACCTGAAGTAACACGGCATCATTTAGTTCTAACATTAATTCTTCAACCAACATAACTATCATTAATTGACCGTTAATTGTTGTTTGCATTGTATATTGAGGATCATATAACCAGGAATGATGACTATTACTATTACCATAAGTTGCATTAGCAGCCTCCTTAAATCCTTCAACAATAGCTTTATCTCCTAGTGCTTTCTTGGCCTTTTCAGCTAGTCTAACATCTACAACATCTTCTTTGTATACATTATAGAAATCTACTCCCAAATGAGCTGGAAACATCTTATTTACAATAGCAATACTTGGATATAGAGATGCTACATCAAGATCTTTTATTACAAACTCATCATCAACCTCATAAATACCTGATTTTATACATTGATGAATTCCACCAGTACCAAAATCAAAATTATATCCTTTGAATTTTACCGAGTGTTTAAATCCACCTTTAGTGTTCTTAATCACTGTACTTTTAACTTTTTCTAAAAATTGTTGAAATACTTCTGTTTTAAAGGAAATATAAGGAAATACTATGTCTTTCATAATAATTTGATTCCTAATTGTTCCTGTCTTTTTAATTATCCTTGGATCTTTACCTGTTCTTTCACAATATAATTTTAGTAATAATTCACTACCAATTTTAGTATTTGAGAAGTTATAACAAGGCATATCATATTTATTTCCTATTGTTTTTCTGAGATTAATTTGATCTTTGCATAAATGCATGATTTTTTTAGTTGATTTTACATCATTTCTGCAATAATCAACTATTATATCAATTTCATCTTGAGTTGTGATTTCAGTAGTATGATGTATTGGCATTTCTTGTAAATTATACCAATCCATACTATACTGTATCCATTTTAATCCAGACATTTTTGCTGGATTATCCCAATGATTTAGTTTAAATACATCAATTTGTGGTATTTGTATTCTCCATTCAGGAAATTCCTGGAATTCTCTCCTGTTTTGTCTTCCTATAATGTCTTGAGCTTTTGCATAAATAGTTTTAGCAAATTCATTTGGAGATAAAGTAATAAGTGTATGAACATATTTGAGTATATACTGACTTATTTGAGCATCAAATCCAATTCCATTATAAGATACATGATATTCTTGATATTCTCTATTTTCTTGTAAAAATTGTATTAACTCTTTGATATCATTATGTAATTCATGTACTATAAAAGTTTTAATTTCTTCTGTTTTCCAATCTTCTACACAGAGAACTGTACAATTAGCCAGTGTCTCATAATCCATCACCCAATTAGTTTTTCCTCTATTCATTTATCAATATTTTAAGTAGCTGATTACTCTTGGTAACTATAGAAATAAAAAGAGGGAGTAGTTACCCCCTCTTTCTCTGCCATGGTTTTATTAATTTACTAAATTGATATCAGAGTTTTTTTCTCTGGTTCAATGATTAAGTTTGACTTTTCAGTATATTGTTTATAATCAAAAGAATCACTGTTTAATGCTACCATTTTAATAAATGTTTCTATTTCTGCTTTCTCCGTAATGTAGTATTCTTGAAATGTTTCAAGCTGTCTCCGTTCTTCTTGATATGTTTTTCCATTTGGTCTTGGTCCTTTAGAAGACTTTGTTGGATCACCATCTACATTAAGATGAGGTACCATATGAAAGGTATCCTTCTTAACTGTGGTTATCATTACTAATATTTTGTGATCAAGGTCAAATATACCTTCTACAAAAAGACCTGGTTTAATAGGCATTAGTTTAAATGTTTTTTTGCTATCCCATGTACTGGAGATAAGAAGCATTGTAGCTTCTGGAGAATTTGTTGTCATATCTTTAATTATTGGTTTATTATGCAAATTAACTCATTTCTTTCTTCATTTCCAAATCTTTTATTGTGATTTCAAGATGTTCTAAAGCCCATACAGGTTTATCACAAAGTTCATTTGCATACCTTAAATGACCTTCCATACTCCTTCTATCTCCTTTCTCCGCTAGTATTTCAGCATATAGGGCATAATATTTCTCTGGATAGAGATAACTCTCTATATAAGCATAATTACTACCTGAATTACCAAAAAATGATTGAATTTTCCTCTTATGAGTGTCTGTTAATTTTGAATAATGTCCAACAATAAAGTTATCCCAATTTTCTTTCTCAGTACTGAAATCAAAAACATAAATTCCTTTGTTATCTATTACTTGTTTAAAATCATGATATTTTGGATTACCAATTAACTTGGTTCTCTCAAAATGTATAAATTCAGTATCATCACGTAGATGATAAAGACAGATTAGTTTACAATCTGTTATTTCGTAATGTCCTTCCCAAGAAACATATGTTTCTATGGGAGTAACACTACCCCCTCGTTCAATACCCAGAGTAGGATATAAAAATAACCTACTCTTCTGAACATAATCTCTAAATAAAGATTTAATAGCCATACATTTTACAGGATTAAAGTGTTACTTTTCCTATGGCAAAAGCATAAGGTAACTGATAATCATGATTTAGATAGTGATATTTAACTTCTTTTAATTTTTCTTCTAATAAACATGTCCAATCTTTCATAGTCCTATGGCTTACCCCAAAAGCATAACTTTGATTAAATTTATCTACAACAATAAAATTAAATCTTACATCCCAACCGTCAGTGATTATTTCCTTAAAATTCTCTTTCACAAGAGTCATATACATTGCAGCTTGAATTCCATAATTATACTTTTCTACACTTTCTTCAAAATGCACTAAGGATTTACCTGTTCTTTTTAAATCATTAATATAGATAGTTTTTGTAGCTTTCTCTACTTTAATATTATCAAGAATTCCATGTAATCCAAAAGGATAATCATCTGCTTCAATCTTTAACATATACTCATTGTATATCACGTTCTCCGGGTTACTTTCATTTAGTCCTAACAGACTGTTGAGGTGGTCATTAGATTCAATACTTTCTACTGCAAGAATACAGTTATCATAGGTTTCCAGGTCTATGATAGTCTTTCCTTTTGCTAATTTCAAGTATTCAAAATAATCTTTTGATTGTTGATTAATAATTTTATCTATTCTTTGGGCATCTGTTTTAAGTGATTGATGTAAGTTAATTTCTGTAAGAAATCCTAAAATTTCAATTTGATAATCATCTAATATACCAGGAGTCTCTTGAACTTGTGCATATACTCTATCTACTATTACTTTTGTATTTTCTGTAGGTATATTTGATGATGATACTACAAACTGATTGTCAAACATTTCTCTATCTAATAATAGACAGTGAATAGCTTTACCCATGTTTATACCTTCTGAGTCCAGGTTATCTCTTTGATTGAGTATATAGTGTCTATAAAACTCTGTTGGAGATGTCATCAACTTACTTAATCCACTATAAGATAAGTAAAACTTTTTAGCATAAAATTCTGCTTCTAAATGTTTGTCTTCTTCTGATCTTTCTTTCATATTAGTTTTTCTAGTTTAAGAATTTGTTTAACTCGTTCAATTAATTGCTCAATGGTACCATTATTATCAATAATATAATCAGATACAACATTATCTAATGCATTTTCTGATTCATGTGAATCGAAATCAAGATCTTTATTACTATTATATCTATTAACTCTAATAGTAATACCTTTTCTATCTTTAATAGCTTGAAATTCATTAGGAAACCTTAAATCAGTAATAATCCAATTAGGTTCATGTTTAGTAACAATTTCTTCTTTAGAATCTAACCCTGCTTCATAATATTCATAATCACTAGCACGAACTTTTATACCTTGTGCTTGATTAATGTATTTAATCTCATAATCATTAAATAAAGCATTAACCCAACAATCTTCATGTATTATATTTCTCATAGATTGAGTACCTATAAATTGTAATAATTGTCTATAAGTATAATTTTGTATAAACTGATTAGGAGTTAGTTTAAAAGTATCATTATCTTTATATCTTAAAATATTAACAGGTTCATTATTTTCATTTAATACATAATCCCACTCTTTTTCTAATTTAGAATCTTTAAATTCTTGAGATTCTAGCTGCTCTAACGTACAACCTGTAAGTAAACATACTATTTCTTTCAATTTTCCAGCAAATTTCTTTATTTGCCAAGGAGATGCATAAAATCCAATTTTTAACCATTCTTTAAATGAGTTAAGATTTGCTTTTGGTATTTCATCTGTTAAAAATAAAATAATTAATCCTACTGTATCTTTTCCACTGCCTATTTTTCCATTTATTCCTATAATCATATTATATCTAAATAACATTGGGTTAATACTGTAACTTGTTCATGATAATTTTCATTTTCTAGAAATTCAATTATTTGAAGTAAATCATCTGGATTTCTACCACCATGCTTAACATCAAAAATAATATCTCTATATGTTGTTACTTCATTAATTTTACAAAATAAAAATACTTCTCCTAATTCATCGTAGATAACGTTATCTAACTCTTTATATGATAATATTATATCTTTAATACAACTTTCTATTTCAATAATACCTTCTGGTATAATTATTTCTTCTATTATATCTTCCTTTACTATTTTTTCAATCCATATATTTTCTATATTTTGTTCTAAAATAATATCATTACCTTCTTCATCAAGTAATATAACTGATGCTGCTTTATAATGAACAGAATCATCTTTAAAATCAGCAAGTATTAATGGTGTAAGAACATCTATAAAATTTATAATTGGTATTTTTCTATCTTTTAATTTAGTAATAATTCCATCAATGTCTATAGTAAAATTTGAAGTGGGTGTATAATCAAAATAATGTAACATCGCTTTAAAATTAACATGATGTTTAGTACTATTACGAGCTATTTTATAATCATACTCTTTTAAAAGTAATAATAAATATAAAGAAGAAGTATCATAATCACAATTAGCCATCATTTCCATAGCTAACTTTAGATTATCATTATCTTTACTATCCATTAAATTTTTAATAGACTCATACATAGTTTTATCCATAGTAAGAGTACTATTTAATTCTTTAAGAATAATCTCTTCCTTAATAATATCACATTTTAAATTCATTATTTTTTCAAGAGCTATATATTGTTCTTGAGATAAAATAACATTAGTAAAGTTATAATCTTCTAAATTGATTTTAAGTTTTTCTAAATATGCTTTATATTTATAATTATATCCAACTAAAAGATCTTCATCAATTATTTTAATTTCATCTAATAATTTTAATGCCCATTCATCATCTAAAAAATCATAATTATTATGTCTATCATGATTTGTTAATAACCATGTATATAAATAATTTTCAATTTTTCGTATATTAACTGTATATGTAGTAGAATGTTCAAAAAAGTTATTAATAGTACTTTTACCCACAACAACTATATTAGCTGATTCAATATATTTTACTAATGTTGTATCTTTATTTTTATGAAATGCTTTTAATTTAAATCTTGGAACAATTACACCATTTAGAAAATACATTTTATCTCCAGAACCAGGGGTTCTATTAGTAGTGATTAATGATTCTTCTAATTTTGTAATTTCATCTGAACGGTCATTATACTCTATATTAGTATTATAAACTATTTTCCATTTTAAAATTCCGGTATCGGTATCTATATGTATAATTTTTATATTTTTTGTATAATCTGATAACATATTTTTTATATTAAAAGGAGAAGATATAATCTTCTCCTTTATATTATTTTACTGCAATTTTTACTACATCAGCATTAGTTAATAACCTAGCGAATTTCTGTTTATTACCATTAATTATCTTTTTAATTAATATGTATTTAAGATCATTAGTTAATGTATTTGGTGTTGTAGTTAACGTAATTAATCTGTCAATAGTTTTTTGTTCAATAGAATTATGTTCAGCAAAATTAATAGCCACATTAATAATTCTTGTTACAAGTATACTTGCAATATCAGCTCTATAATTATTACCTGTACCAATACAATCACTAAGTTCTCTCATTACTTGTGCTTCATTATTATCAAATAAGATTTTTGTTGGAGTAATTAATTTATCTAATTTATTATTAATGAACATAGTAAACATAACTGTTGCTTCAGAACCTATTGAGCCTTCTCCTAACATCTGTATTAAAGGTAATTGAGCAGAGAAATCAGGCATACTAGATATAGAATTAAAGAAATTAGTAAAACTTCTAAGGTTAATACTTTCATCTTTATTATCAGCTAATTCAGGATTAAGTAAAAGAAAATTAATCAATCTAGTATCTAGAATATCTTTTTCAGCCCATTCACCCCAACTTGGTACATCTTGTTTAATGTTAATAGTCATAAATCTAGACTTCATGGCATCATCAAAACTTTCTACAGCATAGGTTCCTGAATCAGGATTTGTAGAAAGTAGGATAGTAGAACCTTTAGGTAATTTCCAAGATGCATAAGCATAATCTTGAATTAATTGCATTGTTGCTTGTAAAAACCTAGTCTGTGCTCTTGAAAAATCATCCATAAAGAACAATATTGGCTTTTCTATTCCAGCTATAAACTCAGGAGCTGCTATGGCCATTCTTTTATTACCTGTAAATATATATCCTTGTTTGATATATTCATTAACAGCTACTTCATCTATCCATAAACAAGAATCTTCTGCAATAGAAGCACTAGCTGTAATTCCAACTTGAACTGTTTCTGATAATTCTTTAATTACCATTTTACCATTTTCAAGAACTTGTTTTGTTATTACTTTAGTTTCATATATAGGAACTCCTGCAGAAGGAGTACCTTCTTTACATAGTTGATACTGTTTTACTGGAAAACCTGTAAGTTCTCCTAATTCATCAAATTGAGCAAGATTTAAACATACAATATGCATATCTAATTCTTTAGCTATTTGTTTAATTAAACTAGTCTTACCAATTCCAGCAGGACCTTGTAAATTAAGAGCCAATGGCTTTTTATTTATACTCTCAAGATATAAATTATTGTTAATGAAGTATTCAACTACACTTTTAGCTTCTTTAATATTAAGATTTACTATGTCCATATTTATTATTAATTTAATTTAATTGTGTGACCGGGTAAATGAGTACATTCTGCTGAAGCGGAAGATAGTACCCATAATATCTTTCCTTTCATTGGGTTTTGTGGAGCAGATGCTTCTCCGTCTGTCATATAAATCATACATGAAAACTGTTTATAATGTTTATTATAATAATCACATGCTGGTGTAAAATCTGTACCACCTCTACCAAAAATACTATAATCTATTTTAGGATTAAAAACTGCTATATTACTTATAGCAGTATCAGCTTGTATTACTGTAATTTTACATTTAGTTTTATAAATATGATTCATTTCACCTAAAAATTCTTTAAGCTCTGATTTTGATACTGAACCAGATGTATCTAAAGCTAATAGTATATGTTTGTGACATAATACTCTTAAACCAGGATTGCCTTCAATATATTTAGAGGATTTTCTTCTAGTTAATTTAGTAAAGGTTTTACCTGTAGAACCAACATATCTTCTAAGATATCCTTTCCAATCAAATTTAGGTGGCTCAACAGTATTAATCCTATCTAATATATCCTTAAATTCTCCAGGAATATTACCACAAGATTTTTTAGTTTGTTCAGCAAGTTCTTTAAGAATATGTTCAGTTTGTTTCTGAATTAATCTTTGAGTTGCTTCATCTAATTTTTCAAATTCCTCCCAATCATGTTGTGGAATTTTAATAGTATCTGTACCATCACCAGGTATTGAAATTGTACATTCTCCTTCTCCATCAGCAATAGCTTTTAACATTGCATTTAAGTTAGGACAATTACCATCTTTTTTACCTTGTTGTAATTTATCATAATAATAAACACATCCTTGTTTAGGTTCTAAATTAAGTTCTGGAAATTGTTCAATGTGCAATCCACCAGGAGGCATTTCATCTCTTATAAGATATTGGTTTATTTCAAGATCCTGAGCAATATTAGATAACTCACGATCTGTAAGATGACTAAATTCTGTAATATGAAAAAATCCAATATGTAAAAGTTCATGTTTTGTAAGTTGAACATGTTGTTTTTCATTTAAACTATTCCAAAAACCTTCATTAATTACAAGTTGATAATTAATTCCGTTTAACCCCACTCCTGCTGTAGGAACTCTCTTATCCCAAATCTTATGCAACATTATTAGAAACATACCATAAAAAGGTTCTTTAAGAAGCAGTGTTTTACTAGCTTTTGATAAAGAGTCCTCTCTAGAAATTTTATTCATTAGTAACTGTGTCATGTAATTTAAGTTTTATTTGAATATCAATTGCATCTATTATTGCATAATCTTCTCTAACTGATTGATGAAGATATAATGCAAATTTATTTAGAAAGAACTGTATATCTTTAATAGGTACTTTTCTTTCACGGAGTAAGTCTAATACCTTTTTATAAGTAAGTGTTCCTTCTACTCCCATACCTTTTAAATATTTTAATTTTTTAGGAGCATTTTCTCTCCATAATTCATCTGTAACATTTCCTAATTTTTTCATTAATAATAAGTATACAAGACCTGTTTTAATATTCAGTTCTTCAATACAACTTAATCCTAAGACTACATTTTCTTTATCTGGTGAATTTAACATTGACATTACATTATCAAATGTTTTTTCTGTTAACTTAATTGTTTCTGTCATAATAATTTGATTATATTAACATACCCCTCTGTAATTTCTAATTGTCCTGTGATATTATTTACTTCTAATTCAACTTCCCATTTTGTAGGATTTTGCATTTCTTCCATATCATCTTCAAGAAGTCTACAATAACCATGAAAAGATTCCATTTTGCTTCTATCAGATACATTCATCCACATTTTATCTAACAGAATAAATACTTGTTTTCTAGTAAATTTTTTATTATTTTTATCTTGAAGTAATTTATCATAATTATCTTCTTCTCTGCATGATCTAGCAAGTTTTAATAATTCTGGATAATATTTACCTATTCCATTAATTGGTTTAATATATTTTCTTTTTCAATTTTATAAAAAGCCATTTCTAAATGATTTTCTAGATATGTATTTGCGGTTAATAATTGATCACATAATTTACTTATTTTTTTCTTTTTATCTTCTAATCTATGTTCTAATTGTTCATTATATAATTGTTGTCCTTCTATAATACCCAATTGAGATTGTAAATTATTATTTATTATTATATTACGATATAAACAAACTTTTGTTTCATGTTCATTTTTTATTGTTCTAAAAAAGTCAGATTCATCTGCTCTTTGATATAATAATCCCTTATATAAATCAAATAAATTTTTATATAATGAGTTATTTTCATATTCCTTATGACCTCCATCATAAGGAGTTAATTCTCCGATTATACAGTCCGTTTTACAAGGCATATTAAATTACTTTAAATTTAGTATAAAATTCTTTTTCTGTAAACCATTGATAACAATCTGTACCTAATGAATTACCTGTTTCTTTATCAAGATGTGTTTTCTTATCTTTTAAATGTATTTGTATACTATTAGATGTAGTATCAATAATATCTTCTATAATATTATATTTAGTATTTAAAACTTGTTTATTATTTAGTTCTCTCATAATATTTTTTATTTAATTCTTCAATATCACAATATTCAAAATTTCTGAAATCATCATCCCAGTGTCTCACGTCTCTATTATTATATTCAAAATCTAAACCTAATATATTAAGTTGAAATGTTAAACCAGCATGGTCACAATTTTCATCTTTATATAGATGAAAAATAAAAAGACCTAAAAAATCAATACTAACCATACCTATATTATCATATTTTCTAATAAAATCAATATCAATAGCAATTGATTTATAAAAGTTAAAGTCTAATGAAATTTGTACTGATTTTGATTTATAATTTTTATACACTTCACTATACCAATGATATAATGTTTTATCTACTAATTTCATATTTAATCTTCTATTTTAAGTGTTTTAATTGCCCATAAGGGTATTTCCTTTGATTGAAACATTTTTATCCATTCTGAAGCTGATGGAATATATCCATTACAATCTTCTTTAACGTGTTGCTCTCCTATATATCTGGTATATACTACTTTATCTTCAGAATTAATAAATGATTTACCAAATATCTTTTCCATTTCAAATATACCTTCAGAGTGATGTCTAAATACTCTATGGTTAGAATGTCCTATCCAAGCCTTAGTTTCATCAAACCATTCATGAATACCTATATATTCATCAGGCCTACCACCAAATTTCTTGGCACTAGATTTACTATGTATTATTGGATGTGCCATTTATTTATCTCCTAATACTCCTGTTAATGTTTCATCTACTTGAGTCATTATATTATAATAATGATTACAATGATATTTATAATCTTCTGTTGAAATATATACTGTACCACCACCTCCATCATTATTAACCCAATCAGAAGCATCTTTAAGAATATAATCATATATTTTATGTTCTATAACCTCTTTAAGATTTGATTCTATTTCATTTGTTGTGAGATCAGAAGATTCTTCTACAAAACCATCTCTTACTTCTAATATACCACCTCTTTCAATTAACACTATATTATCTATAGCACCATCATCTCCTCCACCAGAATATTCAGCTCTAATATGTGAATAACCTTGACTAGCTAAATTAAAAAGAACATGAGTAAAACCACTATCTAAAGGAACTGTTGAAGATATTATTATTTCTTTTTCTTTTTCTTTTTTTTTCATTTTTATTTAATATTTTGTTTATATGTTTCTTTTATTTCTAAATATTTTTCATATTTTCTTTTTAAATATAAATTAGTAGATAAATCTGAATATAATTCATCTAATATTTTTAAATATCTAGCTCCTATAAGATGTATTGAATAACTATTAGATTTACTATTTATGGTATAAATATTTACTTTTATAGATGTTTTTATAATAGATTCACAATATTTTTTAAAATTTTCTATAGTATTTTTTGTACCACACAATGTAAATCCATAAAAACTATATTTATATTTATAATTAAATATACAACCATCACCATCTATTATTCCTCTCCAAAAATGCTTATTATATTTGTAAATTTTTGAAACACGGTAAATATTACTTTTTCTTTTTACAATTCCCCTACTTCTAAAAAATTCTATTAATTTTTTATCTGAAATAAATAATCTTATTTGATCAGATTCATTAATTCCTTTTTTACGTATAAATAATGAACCAGAATATTCAAAATAAAATTTTATAAATTCTACAATTTCTTTATCTTTTATAGCTAAAGAAATAGAAATACCAGTTCCTTCATTACAACCATCAGCAGCAAGAATACCAGAAATATAAGCTGTACTATTATTATCTACTAATGTATTTTGATTTATAAAATATTTTTTATTATTTATACCAGTATTTTTTACCTTTTCTTTTTGTAAACAACCACAAGAATTAGTTTTCTTTTGATTTAACGATGTAAAATCAATACTTTTTATATTTCCACAATCACATTTACAAAATAAGTAATAAGCTCCCCATTTATTTTTATGTGATAATTTTAATATTTTTAATCTACCAATTTTAGGTAAATCTTTTAACATATCAAAGTATGTTTTATAGGTTCCTGTTTGTTTTCTCATATAGCAAATATATAAAATATTATAATAATATCCTAATATATTTTCATTTAAGTTTTCCTCGGAACCAACGTCCTAAAATATTACCATTTAAGTAATAGTCATGTTCTAAAACTTCATATAAAAATTGCTGTTTGACTTCATGATAGGTTAATTCTGTTTTACTATAACAGATTTTAATGATATCTCTTTTAATACTAATACCATCTTTATGAGCTTGTTTTAGTATATCATTACTACTATAATAATTATGATATGCTAGTTTACTTACTCTGGTGTATGTTTTCTTTCTTTTATCAGTAGGTGCTTTCTTCTTACCTAAAGGTTTCTTTTTATTTGAATAAAAGTTCTTTTTACCAATATAAGATACAGAATTTCCATTTATTATAGCAGTCATTATGTATATAAAACCTACGGCTCCATTTGGAATATCCTGATCTTGAAAATCTATTCTTTGATACATCCAACTCATAGATTATATTCCTCCAATTTTTTAAGTACATTATCAACACCATGTAAAAGTCCTTTTTTTAAAAGTGGTGGTAATTTTAATTTTTTTGCTTTTAGATTTAAAAATTTCTGATAATCTCTTAATTCTTTTTTACATTCTTTAAGTAATTCTCCACTTATTTTATACATTTAGTACTCCTTTCAATAATGGTGTGACTATTTCTCTTACATGTTTAACTCCTAAATCACGTACTGAATCTGAAAAATCTTTAGATAATGGTAAGTGTACAAAAGGTAAATCATATTTATCTTTATATTTTTGCATAGCTCTTATACCTGGTTCATCATTGTCAAACAAAGTAATAATAGCTTTATATTTAAGCTTATAAGCCATCATATAAGCTTCTTGAATAAGTGTGTTTTCACTGTCTGGAGCTATACATTCTGCATTTTTAAACTTCATTTTATTAAATGCCATAATATCTTTTAATGAACTTCCTATTATAAGATATGGTACTTTCAATGTAAGTTGATCACTTCCTTGAATATAGTCTTTAACTTTAATGAATTTACTATCTTTTACATAAGGTTGATATATTTTATATAAGGTACCATCTTTTCTAAAATACCCATATATATATGAACCTCGGATTTTTAATACTTTCATATCATAGTCTTCTTCCTTTTCCATTATATAATGCTCTAAAGGACGAACATTATATACTTCTAACTCTTTTGAACCTATATGAAATTGTGTCCAATATTTTTCATCAAGAGTTGTCCAAGGTCTAATTTCAAAAGTAGTTACTTTATACTTTTGATGAACTTTAAACTCACGTAAAGAATAATCTTCAGTAGCAGTTAACATAAATTGATTGTAATCTTCAATTAGTTTATAAGCAGCTTCTCCTCTACTAGATAATTTGAATAAATGATGAACTAATGCTAAACCGTCACCAGATATATCAGTAGAAAAATCTTTAAATTTATATCTATTTGTTGCTTTAGCAAAGTATACACATAATGAAGGAACTTTATCATTATTGTTAAATACAGATTTTATTTTAACATCTTGGCCGGTTAACTTTTCTTTAAGTTTTAAATAGAATTCAAATGCCCACTCTTTTGGTATTTGATCTAAATTAGATACAAGTGATTTTGTACTTATCATAATTCATATTATTAAATAAAAAGAGAGGATAATTATTATGTTATCCTCTCTTTTATAATTTGTTAATTACTACAATTCAAAGTCATTATTTGTAATAACACCTCCAACAGAAACACCTTCTTCACCTGGGGTAAAGTTAGCAACTACTGTAACTTTTTTCTTTACAATATGAGTTGCCTCATTAAATACAACTAGTTTACTTTTAACTACTCCTGCTAATTCAAATGGAACACCTGCTTTAGTGAATTTAGGTAAAAATAAATCATGTTGCATATAACCTTTACTTTCATATTCCTTACCAGCAATACAGAAGTTAATTAGTAATCCTTTAAAAGGAGCATCTAATATAAAGGTGTTTACCATAGATTCAATATTTTCATGCTTATTATCTTGTGCATTTAACCACTCTTTTTTACCAATAGCTTCACAAAAACTATTTAACCACTTTAAAATTTCAGTATCTCTACTAATTTTAACTTTACTTTTAGTCTCACCATCACTGAAAGCCCATTCACCAGCTTTTACTCTACCAACTTGGCCTTTATGAAGACCAAGACTTTCATTGGTTTTATCAATAAAGAATCCTTGAAAATCTGAACCCATATCAGGACCTACCATATGTAATATAATATCATATGCTCCTTCTCTAAAAGTAAATGGTTTTAATTCAATAGAATTGACTACACAGGAATGATTACCTGGTCTTAATGTTTTAGAAACTCCACCACCTGATGCAGGGATGTTTTGTGTACTTAATTTTTCTGACATGTTTTGTTTTTATTAGTTAATAATTTATTTGAAAGGGTTGTGAAGATACAAAATATTATGCTATTAATCAACATAAATACGTTCCCAATAGGTAACTAGCTTTCCATCAATGATTTCTGATATCACAATTTCTGCATTTCTTAAGTGCTCTTGTCTTGCACCACATGAAATTTCATCTGTAGTCTTAAAACTTAAGATATTTTGTTCACCTTTTCTGAACATATATCCTATAGCATCAGACTGACTTGCTGTGATTCTCTTGATTTTACCTGTAAGATCAAGTTCTAATGAACTAAACTCTTTACCATTCTTTTCAAGCATTGTATCTTTAACGTGTCCTACAAGAATAATTCTTGGTGCCCATGTCTTAATATACTCAATCATTTTACTAAAAGCTTCTCTTAAATACTGATAACCACCACCTTGTGGCATATTTAAGATATTTCCATATATCTTTTTACCAGAATCTTCAGCATACCCTGTATTATCAGCATTAGCTTTAAACCAATTCTTACCCATAGAAGTTCTTGAATAGATTATTTCTGCATATGGAATACACATTTCTTCTAATGCAGTTATGCTATCTATAGCAACACCCTTATATGGATATCCAGCATCTTTAATTGCAGTACCTATTTTCTTAATTTCATCTATATTATTAGCTTGTACTTTTAAAGCATCTACATAGTCTGATCCCTTTTCTAAATCTAAAATTAAAAATCCTGGTAACTGTGCTATAAGAGCTGTTTTACCACACTTTGGTTTACTAAAAATAATGATATTTTTAGGACTTTTATGACTTGCCTTAACAATTTGCATTGGTAATTCAAACTTTTTAGGCATTTCTGCTACACTACTTACTTCTTTTTTAGTCATTCCATTTAGTTATTAAAATGTTTAACCAAGCTTTCTTTGAGCATGGTTTTCTCATATGAATAGCTGCATAATCCCGTATAGTCATTTCCTTGGTAAGAGGATCTACCTCATCTGGTGGTACACTTGCTAATTCATTAGATGTACTTTCTCTTTCTACTTCTTTTTTCTCCGGAGTTGTGACTGTTCTTAATTTTACAGATTTTATAACAGGTATTAATTCTGTTATTGGTATAAAAAATCTTGATCTACTCCCGATTTCGGGTTCTGCTAATGGATATTCTTCATTATAATTAGGATTATATCTCCATCTAACTAATCCTGCTAATGGATATCCATCAACTTTTTCAGGAGCACAGTTTATATCTCCAAATTCAATATAAACATCTTCTTTAGTTTTAAGTTCACTAGGAAATATACCTATATGTCTTTCTGTTAATCCTATTTTTGAAGGAATAAACACCATCTTTGACATAAAAGTTGCTTTAGGAATTCCTAATGCATCAAATGTATGCTGATGAATAAGTCTACGCTTTTCTTGTTCTACTCTTCTGTCTTTCTTTACTTCTTCCATGATTGTTAATTAAATTGTTGATATTCTACGTTGTTGTTGAGGTGGAGGTGCTATTTCAATTATTTCCATCTTTTCAAATACAGCTTTAAAAAAACTCATTACTGGTTCTCCATTTCTACATTTTAGAAAACTCATGGCTATTATACTATCATCTTCTATGATATATCTATCTGGACCATATATTCTAATTTTTCTTTTAGAAGGACGATCTAATGCTATTAGAAAATCAGCATGCATTAACATAGCATCACTACCAAATACATCCGCTTCATTTATTAGATTTCCATATTTACCTTCTTCACATCTATCAGGATTATCTATATTTCTATTAAGTTGACTTAATATAATAAAAATCACAGGATATTTCTTTTTAAGTTTTGTTAAACATTCACCTAATTTATGTAAAGTATCTTGTTTATCTTTTTCACCAATTCCTTTTTTTATTAATATAGTATGATCTAAAGTTATTATGGTTTTTGTATAATATTTAGTAGATATAAAACTTTCTTCTTTAGTATCTTTATTTATATGTTTTACATCACTATAAAAATGATATAATTCCATATATTTATCTATAATTAATTCAAATTCAACTACTGTAGGAGCTATTTCAACCACATCAATTGGAATATGTTTTCTTGTTATAGCATATTGATAACAGTTATTAATATCTTCTTGACTTAGTTTCTCATTAGCACTACATAATTGCTTATAACTTTTATTAACTACACTAGAAAATTCTCTTACAGCAGATGTTCTAGCTGTCATTTCAAGTTGAAATTCTAATACTCTGAATACTTCTATAGGATTAAGAATAAAAGCAGATTTTATAATTTGAGATTTAACAAGTGTTTTTAGAGAACCAGGACGGCCACAAATAATATTAATTGTATTCCACTCTAAACCATTGATAGTAGCATCATTAAATTTAATCCAAGGAGTTTTTATACTATTAATAGTACCGTCACGTCTACCTTGTATGTAACCTAATGCTTCTGAAAATCCTTTTTTTTGATCTTTCCACGGATAGCTTTTAGTTATTTCTATCATATTTTATATAACTTTAACTTTAAAATAATTAGGTTCTTCTATAGTACCTCCTGATTCAATCATAGCACAATGATCAGCTAAATCTGAAGTAATACTCTTGTCACTCTCTTGTTTCTTTATGAAATACATAGATGTTCTCATATAATTCCAACTCTTTCTCTCATATTCATCTACATAAGCAGCAGTAGCTTTAAATATAGTATCCCATGAATACTTATGTTTTTCAAAAAACCATTTAAAATTAGTTTCTAGATTAGTTTCTGATGCTCTGGCCAACTTACCACTAGGTAGTTTTATCTTTGGAAACAGTAGATTATATTTAGCTAAATTTTCAATAAAGCCATCTCCCATAATAGTAGTTGAAGTCTTTTTCTTTTGAATTTTAAAATATGATTCTACTTCTGATATTAAATCATGACCCTTTTGAGTTATATTATGATCATTCATTACTAATTCTGATGCTATTAATATTCTTAATTCAGCATGAATATTAATATATGCTGTTTGTACACCCTCTCTCAATGAGTAAAGTAAATAAAATTGGTTTGGGGTTATTTTATAAAGGTTGGTCAGTTCGTAGAACTGCATCAATCCCAAATCTTTCTTGGAGTTCATTATAAATAGTATTTAAGTTATAAAGTGTTAATGGATGTTTGGTTAATAATAAATCATTAATACTACCATATCCATGTAATACACTACATCTATCAAATCCTGAATAAAATTCAAGAATAGAAGGTGTATATCCCATATCAATAGCTATTTTATAAAAACAGTATCTGAAATTAACAATAATGTGTTTACGATTTTTAGTTTTTAATCCGTTTGGGTATACTCCAGGATATTCTTTATTAATTATATCATTAATCGTATTTGTAAGTACATCTAATTCTAATCTTAGAACATTAGAAATACCTTTCATAGATATAAATAATTCAATTCCAAATTCTAATAAAAAGTCTCTCTTAATTTGATTAATTCTTTTAGTTTGTTCTTCTTTCCTATTTGCTTTATCCATCCGATTGTATTTAATTAAATTAGTGTACATTTGTTATATGAATAAAATAAAACAATATCTTATAATTTTCATGGGATTAATAATTATATTATTAAGTACCATATTAATATTTAGAAAACCAGTAGAAATAATAACAACATTTGATGATAAACCTTATAAAAATAGTATAGCTATTTTATTAAAAGCCAATGATATTCTGCATATACAAAATGATTCTCTTACAATTGAATATTATATCCTTGAAAAGAAAAAACGTAAAATAAAAATAATTTATCATGACAAATACATATTTATTAAAACTGCTTCTAGTTCTGAGCTTGATTCTATTATTAGAGCCAACTTCTAATGCTCAAGATAGTTTAAAATGTTATAATAGGGGTGAACTTCAGAAAATTGCTACTAAAATGATTAGAGCTACTGAATGTGATAGTTTATTAATTAATACTGAGATACAGAACCAAAGTCTTTTGCTTAAATTGGACAATAAAGATAGTGAAATTTTTAATCTAAACAAAGTAATTACTTTAAAAGATACTATTATTATTGGTAAAACAAAAGACTTTGATATTCAAGTATCTAAAAACAAGGATCTTACTTTAAAAAACAAAATACTTAAACTTGGTTGGCTCTCAACTGGGGTTATAATGCTTGTATTATTAGCACTTTAATTTTTTCTAAGTATATATAATAATTCTGAAGCCCTGGTATAAGAAGTATACTTTATTCTATTACGTTCTACAATATTTTTATTCATATCCAAATCATCTTCAAGAAGTAATACATTTTTATATGAACTTCCTTGTGATCTATGAGCTGATATAGCATAATTATAACTAATATCTGCTGACCATTTTAAAATATTATAATACATAATCCAATTTACAGCTTGTCTGCTTATTATAGCTTTTTGTTTAGTTTTATTAAGTAATTGATTGTAATCATTAATACTATCTTCATGTATAATAGTTATAGTTTCGTGTTCATGATCTCCTGTGATAGGATCTTCATATAATACACCTATTACATATGTTTTTAAATTCAGACCATAAAAATGACCTTCATCAAATCGTCTATTTTGAATGTTAACACTAGTTATTTCTAATTCATCAGAATTATTAAATAAAATTTTATAATATTCCTTATATTTATTACTAGGATGTTTTACTTTATGAAAGATGGGTGTACGTACTACAATTTTTTCTCCAATAATATAAGTATCAGGATTTATTCCATATAAAATTTCCCGTACCATAGTATTAACATATTCAACTGTTTTATTTCTCCAAGCAATAACTTTCATATAATCAGTATCTTCCTTAAAAGCATCTGTTTTAAAATACTGTTCTAATATAGATAGTATTCTAACTCTATTTACATCTTTATTTTCAGGTTTGCTATCTATATGAAATATACCATGTCCATTTTCATTTACTTTTGAGGATAATAAGGATATTGGTTGAGATTTACTTAAATTATTACGTATTATAAATGATGAATCTACTATAGGATGTTCTCCCTTTTGTCTCATGATTTCAGTAAGCTCAACTCTTTCAAAATTATATTTAGAGTTTTTACTAAATGGAATACAATCCATCTTACCAACTGGTGGAATCTGACAAGGATCCCCAGTGAAGATTATTCTCATCCTATTAGAATGTTCCATTATCTCATTACATAGAAAATCATCTAACATTGATACCTCATCAACAATTAAGAAGTGATATGAATTTATATTACTATCTTTTTTTTCAGCTTCAAATATTTGTTCTCCTGAACTTGATATTTTCTGCTTTAACCCTAATAATTTATGAATAGTACTATATGACAATCTAGATTTAGCATCAAATATATCTTCAAAAACATTAGTATTAAGGTCTTTTCCTGCACTAGCAGATGATTTATATAATACTTGTACTGCTTTATTAGTAGGAGCTGTAATTGCTATTTTTTTAGTGGTTTCAGTCTGTGCTATGTATTCTATGATTCTCTTAATAAGAAACGTTTTCCCAGTACCAGCATATCCTTTAAGAACTAATGCATCATGTTGAGGATTTTCTATAAAGTCTATAATCTTATTTAAAGCATCAGCTTGTCCTACATTAAGACCCTCTGCTAATTTACTACGAATCATAACTTTAATAACCTGCTCAACTATTGTAAAGTTCTCAATATCAGGAGATCTAATCATTTCTAATAAGCTATCTTCCTGATCTTTATCAATTATACTCTTTGTAGTAAGTTCTTTAACTCTCCTTTCCCAAAGTAATTTTACTGCTTTTGTTGGTTTTACCATATTATTTCTGATTTATATGTTGATTTAAGAGTAAAATTTATTAAATTAAATATGTTTCCTGAATCCCATTTCTCTTTTAATGTATAAGATGCTGAACTAGGATGTGTACAAAAGAATTCAAAATTTTCATTATCATCACTTTGTTCTGACCATTCTTTAGCTGTTTTCCCCATAAATACATAAATTAATTTTGGGTTATATGTTTTTAACATATCTAATAAATAAGCTATAAATGGATGCCATAGCTCATAATGTTTACCAACTTTACCTATTGGAGTAGTAAATGCTGAATTAATCATTAAAACTCCTTGATTTGACCATCTAGATAAATCTGTATCCCATAAATACTCTTGTCCTGGATAAACTGTATCTTGTATTTCATTGAATATGAACTTTAAAGCAGGTGGTACATAGGTTCCTTGTTTAACTGAAAACGGAATTCCAGTAGCCTGATTTATTTGAGTATAGGGATCAGAACCTATTATAACTACTTTAAGGTCTTTATAATTACATTCTTCAAATGCTCTAAATACATATTTAAGTTCTGGAGTAAATCTTTCTCCAGACTTGGCTTCATTCAAAAGCTGTATTAATATGGTATCAAAAGCATCAGTAAGTAAGAACATCTTAAGTACTTGAGCCCAACCTGATTCTTCAAGTCCTTTATACAATTTCATTTTTACATCCTCAAGATCAATATCTTTTGTTAGTTTAATCATATTGTTATTTTAAAAATTTGTTTATCTTTGAACCATGGCTAAAGTTATCTACCCTACAATTCCTGAAAATATAGAAATAAGTATTAAAATTTCTGGATTTTTCTACAAATCACTTGCTCAGTTAATATTAGGTCTTGTTGAAACATTAGAAAAAGATAAATACAAAGCTATTATTGAAAAATTTAAGAATAACGAACCTGCTTCTGATATAGAAGAATTAAACATAATATGTTTAACAGCTCTTATATTTTCTATAGAAATGGCTGCACAAGAACAGAAGCTGACTAAAGATGTAGAAGTGGATATACCAGATGAACCAACTAAGGAAGTATAGGTCTTACTGGAGCATTATCTCTAAAATCAATACCAACAGTATCCCCAATTTCAATAATAGTTTGTATTACTAAACTTAACTCATCTTTACTACAGATTGACCATGATTTTTTATGCTCATCTATATAAGATAATCCTGCTCTTTGATTTATTATAATTTTAAGTTCTACAATACTATGTCCAACTTCTTTAGCTAATTCTCTTAAGCATACATGAACTTTTGCAAGTTGGGTTAATGTCCCGTCATCTTTACATGCTTCAAAGAATACATCTACAAATTGATTTTCTTCTATAGTTTTAACAAATCTTTCATAGTCTTTAGAAGAACCGTCTTTATAATATACCAATTTACCTTCTTTCTTTACAAGACTTCCTATGAAAATTGCTTTTTCTTGTGCCATATTTTTAAAGTTTTAAAATTCTAAGATAAGAGTCATATGCCTCTTCATAAGTTAAAGCCCAGATTTTATATCCGTCTATTATAAATAATTGTTTTTCCATATTCGTAAATGTGATTCATTAATTTGCATTTGTGGTGGTTCTAATAAATTTTCTTCTTTAGAATAATATACTGCTAATCCTTTATAAGAATGAGATGATTCAGAAGTTGTACAATTCCAAGAAATATTAGGAAATTTTATTGTTAATTCTTTTAATAATTCTTTTGGTAATCCCCAAATTGTAATAAAACTAAGTTCTATTTGTAAAGGATATGTTTCATCTATTTCATTATCTGGATATAATTGATCTAAATCTACTTCTTCTTTAATATAGTTTATAACTTGAATTTTTTCTTTAATGTTATGTACTATAATAAACATTTCAGTATTTGCATGATTTGCCATATTATTTTAGTTTATAAGGTTCAATTATTTCTCTACCTGTTGGTATAATTAATGCCCAATAAGGAACTATATTATCAAGAGCAATCATAGCACCTACAAAAAATGCAGATTGTTCTTTATAAAAAGCTTTACTTCCAAATTTTATATTTAAAGCTATGCACCTTTCTTTAAAAACAGTTTCAATTCTGTTCATTTCTTCTTTAGTTATCATTTTTTTCATCATTTTATTTATAAATCATTACACTATTTCTTTCTTTAATAGATTTTAATCTATCTTTATCTAATTCTACAATAGATTCTCCAGATAATGATAAATCTGTTTCTATTTCTTGAAGTAACCTTTTAAGGTTTTTTAAATGCTTTACAAAATTATTATCTTCACGATCTCCTATTAAAACATCTATTAATACAGAATACTGATATATTTTTTTAAGATTTACTTTCATTTTTTTATTATATTTACGTGGTTAATTAAAATTTAAAGAATAAGTAGGAGTAATCCCATTGCCGGATGAATGGACATCAAGGGCTTATTTATTTACTTTTTCTATTGGTGGGTTATAATTCTTTTCTAACCAAACTTCTAATACCATAGGATCATATCCTCCTGGTTTCATTCTAAATAGATGATATTCTTTATAAATATCTTCCCACGATTTTTTGTTATTCATATTTTTATTTAAATTTTAGTTTGTGACAAGGAGTGGACTCGAACCACTGACTTTAAGATTAAGTGTCCTTTTAGATCAAATATCAGATACTCTAACCAACTGAGTTACCTTGTCAAATTCCAGTCTATTCCTGGAAGTCATTTTTTCTTATTTTTAGTAGGGGTCTTAGATTTATAATCTAACTCTTGTTTCACATCTGATTGCAACAGATAAGAATACCCTCAGCTCCTAAGGACGTGTTTTAAACCTTTCTAGAAGGATAGAAAATAAAGAAAATAATAAAAATAAAATATGTACATCCTTTAAACATACACCACTAACAGGGTATGTATAAGATGGGAACCTCTAACTCCATAACAACTTATATAATGTATAAACTCATTAACATCTCTATTAAAAAACTCTAATTAGTATGAGCTTCACTTTTTATACAAAATATAAGATTATAACACGACAACGTCTGTTATTGTGAATAAGATAGGATTTGAACCTATAAGATGGACTTATTTTCGTTTGCCACTAACCAGTGCTGGTATAAGGTTTAGCCAATTCCCTCACTTACCCCTAAAGAGGCAGTATAAACTATATCATACTGTTGCTCTTACCTCCATTTGATTGGACATTTTTTATCTGTCTTCTTCTGCAACATGTCCAGGGTTCCACTCAGGATTCGTAGAATGTTCTAATACATAATGATCTCGTTTTGAAGCCTCTTCTCTAAGAATTCTATGATAAGTTTCTTCATTATCAATATGAGTACCTTCTGTTGGTTTACCCATTTCTTTCCAATTCTCATCACATAAATAAATATCAACTGATAAATGTTCTTTAGAATCTTGAGTAATAAATTTGATTTTTTTAGTAGAACCTCCAGCATCTGGAAGTAATAAAGCTGTTACTGGCATATTGTGAATATTGGTGGTACATATTTAAGAATTTTACCTTCTAATACCATGTTAATAATTTTTCTTGTAGAAAACACAGGTCTTATACATCTTTTTCTTTTTGGTTTAATCTCTGACATTATTCTATTATAGTTGTTAATTTGTTAAAATTTAAAGTATTACTAAGAGGAGTTAATTTCTTAATTGGTCCGTGTTTTATTGAACATCTACCTTTATGATGAACTAAAACAGTAATTTGTTCTGCTTGTTCTAATGTATGATCACAATGTGTCATAAGACAATTCATTACATGAGTAAAACTATTAAAATCATCATTTATTAATACAAGTGAGTGTTGTTGTTCTGTTAATTGAGAGAAATGCTCTTCTGCTATTTCTTTCTCTGTTATAAATTGTCCCATTATACATATTTTATTTTAGACTGATCCAATGAACTAAAAGAATCTTTACACCATTTCTCATCTACAGTATTTTTATAACATAATACATTAATAATAGCTTTATCTTTTGGATTAAGTCTTAAACAACGACCTAATCTTTGAAGTCCTTTAGGAGATGAAGCACCATAAGAATGTAATATTATAGATTCTTTTAAATCTGGAATATTTACACCTTCTGAAAGCATTAATACACAAGAAAGTTGATTTATAACTCCTTCTTTAAATAATTGTAAATTTGCCAAAGAAAGTGCGTCTTTACTGTTATAACTGTGAGAACATAATTTTAAAGATTGTTCAATTGTATTAGCAAATATAAGACATTTGCTAGGAATTTGATTCATTAATACCTTAGTTAAGTATTCTTTACTTGGAAATTCCATCATTGCTTTCATTCTCATTAATCTAGTAATTTGCACTTCTTTACCAGTTAATGCATCATCTATTCGTCTAGTCCAATAATCATAAGTATCTTGTTCAGAAGTATACCATTGTTTATCTCCTTTAGTCATCTTTATAGATTTTTCAGAAGATAAAGATAACATGTGAATTTTAATCTCATAATCATTTAAAATAGCATCATCAATAGCTGTATCAGTACTATAAGTATAAACTATTGGACAATATTTACTAATCATTTTACTTTTAGTAGAATGTTTAGATTTTGGAGGTGTTCCTGTTAAACCTAATATATTACCATTATAAAGTTCTAACCATGTAGAATAATGACCAAGTAAATTATGCATTTCATCTAAATATACTACATCATAATCTGTATCTTGCTTACTTAAAGATATGTAAGTGGTAAATGTAATATGAGGTAGAAGATGTTGCATATTAAACTTTTCTATATCATCTTTCCAGGATTGAAATATTGACTTTTTAGGAGCCACTACTAAAAATCTACAATAATCTGTATAATGATCTTCCATATGATTTAATCCTAATAGTGTTTTACCTGTTCCCATAGATATATTAACACCAGCTCTTTTGTAAGGAAGTATTGCTTGTAAAGCAAGATCCTGTATTTTTTCTTTAGTTTCCATAATCTTGCTTTATAAGTTTTGTTTTTTAAAATAATCTATTGCAAAAAGAACACCTATTTTATCAGTTTTTGTTTCCCAATAACCGTTAATATTATTTTTATCTTTAAATATACATAGAACATGATGATAACGGCAAAGATATCTTACACCATTATCAACATATCCCCACCATCTTGCTCTTGGTTTGTATTTAGTTTCATTCATTGCTTTGATTATACACTTCATTTGTCCTCCCTAAAACCTATCATTACTGGAAATCTTGGAACACCATCTTCAGTAAGTTCAAAATATCTAATTTCAGCAATTTGAGATATATGTTTTTCTTTATTTAATAATAAATCTTCTCTTTCACTATGAGACATTTTTAATCCTGATTTAAAACCTTTACCATTTAATTCAAACCATGGAGTACCATGTAATGGATTAGCATCATTAGGAGTTATATCAATAATAGGAAGTGCTATGTCTTGAAAATCTTTATATTTCAATAGACTGCTACTACGTTTATTACTTTCATATCCTATATTAGAGTGTCTTATCATAGTACCTTCATATCCTTCTGATATAAAATATTTATGACAAGTTTTTAAACCATCTTCAGAATATATCTGTACACTTAATACTAATAATATATTAGGAGAATTAATTTTATTAACTACTTTTTCTGCAAAAGCATATCTATCATTATAAGGTAAAGCACTTACTACATCATAAATATGAAATCCAATCTTTGTAGTATCTGGACCAACTTTCTTAATCATTCTCATATTCTCTTGAAAATTATAACCATCAGCATATAATTCTCCGTCTAATATAAAATTTGTAGTTGGAGTAACAATATTGTATAGTATGGTTTTAATATGATCCATAGTAAGGATTTCCTTACCAGCCCTGGACATAAGTTTGATAGTACCATTTTCTACTACAATGTGGCATCTCATACCATCTAACTTTCTAGATGCATACACAGATTCTTTCCAATTAATCTTATGCTTTTCATCATTATAAGACAGAGCTAACATAGGCATTACTACTTTAATAGATTTAGCCTCTTCAATAGTTCTAAAATATCCTTCTGTTAATTTCTCTTCAATTTTACTTTTAGCTTGTAATACAGCTTGTTCTTGAGGTGTAGTCTGGTTACTTTTATTTGTATTTTTAGAAATACACATTTTTTTATGTATTACTTTATTACCATTAATGAGTCCAGATTCTTGTATTAATTCTCCTTCTATAGTATATATATGTAATATTCGCTCACGTTGAAGCGAATCTAATTTAAATAGTGTTTGTGAAAATTCCATATTTATTTTAATAATTTAGTTGTTAACATTTCTATATCATTCCATCCTAAAGCTAATCTTCTTCTTAATACTGTTTGATCAATACTTAATTCAATAGCCCATTGAGATAAATTCTGAGATTTACCATTTAATGTAAGAATTCTATTATTTCTTCTATTATTGGATTGTTCTATTATAGTAGCCCATTTACAATTTTCTTTACAATATCCTAATGAATTATCAATTCTTTCAATAGAGTATTTTGGAGCTGGTCTTTTACCCATATCCTTAATAAATACTGTAAAATCATTCCATTTTTCAGAAATAGTAAGACCTCTTCCTCCATAATTAAAATATTGTTTATTATTAGAATTAGTAATTCTTTGAATCATAGCTTTCCAAATATAATATTCAGGGGTTTTAGAAAGACCGTGGGTTTTAGAAGAATTACTAGCTCTTTCTTTTTGAAGACACCCACATGATTTAACAATATTATTTTTTACTAGAGTATTATCTATTTCTTTAATTTTTCCACAAGAACATTGATATATTCCTCTTGATTTCTCCTTTCTAGTAGGAGCTTTTTCTATAAAAGTTAGTCTATTTTCCATAATACAAAAATATAAGTATTTTATTAAAATACCTATATTTTTTACATATTTATTTTATTAAATCACTATTTTGATAAATATTACCTATTACTTCAACATTTGATTCTCCAGCATTACTTGTATAAATAGTCCATTTATCATAGTCAAATTCAACTACTTTAATATGTTCTTTTACCATTGGTGTATTAAAATGATGTTGAGTATATTTAATAATATCTCCTTCATAAATCTCAACATTGTTTTTATCTTTTATACCCGTAAATTGTAACAATACTCCTTCAGATTCTCTAATAGTCTGTAAAGTAAGATTTTTTAAATCATCATCTGATATCATTTTTAAATCTAAAGAATTCCAAAATCTAAATTTTATCTCTCTCATTTGTATAAGTTTATTATGTTGTTTTCATAATCACATTCTATATTAGGACATAGTTGATCTATTTCTATAATACCTGTTGTAGCATCATTAATATACTCTTGTTGTCCATATTCAGAAAACCATCTCATAAATTCAGATGCTTGTTCTTCAGTTTTAAATTTAAATAGTACTTCTTTCATATTGTTTAGTATTAAGTCTGTCAAAATATGTTTTACCTACGGTTTTAACATTTTTTTCAATGTTAATTGTTTTTTGTATTTGATTAGAAAAGAATATTGAATTATTAGCACTAACTTCTATAAGTTTTGCTAATTTATCTCTATCAATTTCTTTTTTTTTAATTCTTGGTCTATATGCTATATTTAAAATCATAATTAAGTTATAATCTATTTAGTGAAAAACCTTGTTCTTTAGCCCATATAGGATTTATCTCAATATAAGAATGACACGGCATACAACAAGCTAAAAATTTAGAATAATCTGTATATAATTTACCTATTCTACCTTGTTTATGATGACATGTAGTACTATATCCCTGACATATATTTTCTATTTGAGCTTGACATTCATGAAATTCTTCAAGAAGTTGTTTCCTAAGTTTAGTATATTTTTTATCTTGAATAATTCTTCTTTCAGATTTGGGTGAGATTCTTTTCTGCTTAACTATTGGTTTTAGTTTCTGGATACCTAAGTGGCAACTCCGGTAACAAGCTTTACATATCTTCTTCCCACCCGTACCTGAAGACTTCCAAATATATTGTGGAGTATTACAAATACTACATATTTTTTTCTTATTTATCATGTTTTTTTTAAATTACCTCCAAAAGCATGAATAAAGTTAAATTAATAACTCTACCCATGTTTCAGAGATCAACCCATCACAGTTGTTCTTTTTTTACTATTTATCAATCAGGATAAATAGTATTAATAATTGATAATTTTCTTTCACGGTATTGTGTAGGATCTTTAATTATAGGAAAATTTATTAACTCTTGTTTTGCAAGTAGTACTTTTCCTAATAAATTATAATCTATAGTAACACCAAATTTTTTAACTCTTAATGAGAAGTCTGGGTAAGCCATAATATACGGGTTTTAGTTCATAAAAATTCTTTGGTAATAAACTTTCTACAATTAGTTTTGTGATGATGTCTTTTTTAAATATACCTAATGTTTTAAAAGGAATCTTAATTTCTATTTCAGAATCCGTTTCATTAGAATATAGGTTTATAAACTCTTTACCAAATTCACTTTTTGAATTTATGAATTTAGGTTTAAAGAATTTATCAAAGAGTTTATTAGTAATTTCTTGTTTCCAAATATTTAATATTGCTTTAGTTCTAAGATTAACTTTAGTTATACGTTTTTTCTTTTCCCAATGCATTACTTGTAATTCTTCTTTAGAAAATACTGATAATCCATACAACACTCTATTATATAATAGATTTTGATATTCGTTATACGGTCCTTGTTCAATTTTAGATACCTTTTTATCATTAAACTTATTACCCTCTAATTGATAATTGTTTAGTTTTCCTTTATATAACAAACTATTCCGTGTGCTATATACTAAGTTAATACTTTTTTCCATGGCCAGTTAGTTTAAAAATAGGAGAGACAATCATTCATCTCTCCTATTAAAGTTAATTTATAATGTAAAATCAGCAGTTGAAGAATTACTTGTAATTGCTTCTAACACTTTTAATTCAGCAAGTTTTGCTATAATTGCTTCTGTATTATCATGTTTAATAGGTAAACTATCTTCAACATTCGCATTTGATGAATAGTTTGTTTTATAGTAAATAGGAGATCCTCCTATTGTACATATAATTCCTGTCTTACCAGCAACTTTGTAATCAATTTCAGGCTTTTTCTTGTTAAATGCTACTAAAGACTGTTTAATTACAACTTTACCTGTTAATTCTTGACCTTTTTTCCAATTTAATGACTGTAAATCAGATACAGTACCATGAATTAAGGCACTAACTGGTTTTTTAGACATAAATCCATTATCATCAAAAATTGTTCTGTCTTGACTAACTCTAATGTATCCAAATTCAGGATTACTTATAGATTGGACAATGACATTTCCTACAGCATCCGCAGATACTGTTACTTTGGTTAAATCTTCCATTTTGTTTTTGGTTATTGGTTATTAATTTGATTTGATAGACTACTAAAGTAAACATACATGATAAGTAGTCCTTTTTATCATGTATTATCTAAAAATAATGTATCCGGAATACACTATGACTATTCTAATTCTAAATCTTCTGGGTTTGGAATTTCTACTGGTTCTTCATCAAGAGATAACGTTCTTTGTTGTACTTCTGAAAGTTCTTCTAAATCTTCAATATAATCTATTGAATCATCTTCTCTTTCAGGTCTTTCTGTTGTATTACTAAGTGAGGATTTAAAAAAAGGAGATAAAATGGTATCACCATAATTAAGGCTTACTAAATATTGTTCATCTTCATCTGTAAGATCAAGAAACTGTTCCAATGAAATATTTATAGTTTTTCCTGTAGAAAGTTGATACAACACAATATAATGATATAAGATTAATTTTTAACATATGCAAATATAATCTTTTACCTGTTAAAAATACATCAAATGCAAAATAATTATCAAAAAGGTATTTCACTTTCAGTTTCTCCAGGAAAACATTCTCCTTCTATGATTGATTGCTCATTAACTGAATAATTACATTGTTCAAATTCTTCTTTTTTATTAAAGATATTATAAATAATCACTATGTTTGAATAATTAAAAGGATCAATATTTGTTATATGAGCATTAATATAACCTTGATGAAACATTCCTTTTTCAGTCATTAGTTCTATATTAATGTTTGAATTATATAAATTACTACATTTTACAAGCACATTCATGCCTACTTTCCATTTACTTTTATTATCAATACCATTTAAAGCTTTAAATAATTGAGAAAGTCCTTGTGATGTACTATTTAAATGACCTATAATAATATTAGTAATAATTTCATTATGGGGTGAATGAATTACTTTTTTAAGTAATTCAGTAACTTCACTATTTTGTATTTCTACTGAAAAGGACTCTGCCATTTGTTTATTTATTTTATATGTTAAAAATATAATCCGTGGTTTTTCCACCCAGCCTTAAGTGCTGAGTGCTATCAAAACTTTACTCATAGATATCATATAAGATAGAACTCTTTAGAAGTCCTGGATTTTGGTATGAGGAATCAGCTTTCCAAGAACACGTCATGTGTATCCTCCTCTCTTGGAACCGGTATTGTAGGGAATAATAGTAAGAATTATAATATAAAGACCTTTCTAAGACTTTGGCTATCTTTATCCCTTTTGAGTGTCCTTCTATTTAGGAGTCAATCCTATTAGTGTATATTCCTCCGTTGGATTATATTATAATGATGCTGTCTATAACAGCTACTAACATATCTTACGGGATATATTTGTAGAGATGAATTACACATCTTAACCTAACTGGCTGGTTAATAAGATTAGTAAACTTAGGATTTTGAATACTATCCTTTCGGTATGTATTTCACTCATCCATATCTACTAATATTGTTATAACTGATTAATTATCAGTTATTTAGTGGAGCCAGAGGGAGTTGAACCCTCGTTGCCCTAAGTTAATTAACAAATTTCTACAAGTTTGAATGTATTATCTTCTACAAACAGAATATTTAATTTATTTTGATCTTTTAAGGTTTTAACAAACCTTTGCACTCAGATAACTCAGAGATAGTTTTTTGAGGTTTTGCTATGTTATACAAGCTCCAGTTCTCCAACTGGATTGCCTACATATACTCCAGAGAGTAAATTGTGAGACATTGCAAATTTAACATCTTGAACGAGTCCAAGGCTTGAATCATTGTTGCCAATTATTCTTGTATCTACTAGTTTTAAAGAGCTCACATTAATAGACAATGCTCTACTTGCTTATTATTAATTAGACTTAAGGTGCTTACCCGTTGGCCCCATATTATTTACAAAGATAATGATTTTATAAGTTCAGGATGAATTAACCATATTTTATAGTGAATAATCATATCCACAATATCTTTATATTCATCTTTATCACGTACATATACTACAACATCTCCAACAGTTGGATTAATTATAATACATAATAGATTATCTTGAAAACCTGCTTTTACTTCAATTGCTCCATCTTTAATCAAATGATTAAATTTATTCATTGAAGGTAATGTTACTCCTTTAGAGTCTTTGTCTATATAATAGCTCATAAATTATAATTTTAAACATTCAAATATAATTGCTAATGCACCGGTTGTTATTATAAATGTTCCTACCACAATAGAATCCGTATTTTCATGATCATGTGCAATGATAATCATAAATCCTAATATTACATATAAACAAAGTACTAGTAATACAAATATTGCCATGATTTTAAAGATTAATGTATTTAAACAGTTTAAACTTAAACCATTTTCTAAAAACCCCAATCACTAATAAATTATTAGTGTATTTGGGGTCATTATAATATTTGATGTAAAGATAGTTTTTTATCATCTTTCAAGAAAAGGTATAATATTTGGTTTTCCTGTTAGTTTTTTATAAACTAATTGTGCTCTACTTGCTGATATAGCTGTTTTATAACTATGTAATCCTAATGTTAATAATTTAAAATCTTTATTTTCTTCAAATTTATTAATCATTTGATCACCCATATCCATAGTTACATTAATAATATCACTTATTGTCTGTGTTTTAACAATTTTCTTTGGAGTTAATACTTTCTTTTTCATAATTTTTGATTTTTTGTTTGGTTAATAATTCTTTTCTTTTAAGTGCAATTAATTCTAATGAAATATCTTTTACTATTAATGTTGAATTACTTAATAATAAATATATAATATATTGATCATTTAATAGTTCTTTATTTTTATTACGATATTTTTCTTTATATTTTTTCCGATATTGTATATAACGATTTTTATATTTATTATAGTTTGTTATTGCACTTTGATAATATTTATCAGAATTATTCTTTATCCAAAGTCTATGTTCTAAATAACGACAAGATTTACAATCTTTATCAATATTAATATGATTTGGCCATCTTTTATCACCCCAAGAACGAAAAGCTAATATAAATTTTTCTTCATTACATTTAGTACATGTTTTAGTTTCCATAAGAATATGTTTTAATGATGGGTTAATAATAAAATTAAGGTCACTTAATAATAAAGTATATAGATAAAAATAAAACTAAAATCAAAAACAAAGACCTTTCTCTACTTCAAAGGCAATGACAATAACTAAATCTTGTTGTGTGTATCATACTAAAAGTATGTGTATGTCCAGTTCTATCTTTTAGGATAGATTAACTGTACTACATTGGTGCTCAAGGCCCAACACAAAAGTTTTAATAATTTGTAGAGAAAGCGGTTTTTTGGTTCATGAAGAACCTGATTTTTCATATCCAAATGAAAGTTATTTATTTTAGTTAAGACTCTATTATTAAGCATAAAACCAGAGAAGAATCATCTTGTGACTATCTTCTCTGGTACCCTCAATTTATTTAAGCATCTTTGTCTAGGTTAGCTAAATACCTATTAACGGTTTCCTGAAACCGTGGGTCAACAGATATTCTTAAAGCTGCTGTAGCTCTAATATCCTGCTCTTTAATAACTTCAAACTCATGGACAAGTTTTCTGACAATGCCATCAACTTCTTTCATAGCTTTCTCGTAAGCTACATTGATAAGAAGGTTTTTACCATTGACTTCATCCTGCTCTATTGCATTTTCTTTTGCAATTTTAGCATTTTGATCAGTCACCAAATTCTTAACCTTGGCTTTGAAGTAGTTAACCCGCATTTCATATCCTCTATGTAATGTAGCTAACTCTTCATGCAAATCAAGAAGTTGATCGGAGGTATGATGAGTCTTTATTATCAACGGAGTCTTCTCTCCATCTTTAATAGTTATCCATTCCAAAGACTTGATGTTAGGAAGTTGCCTTCTTAATTTATCAAGAATTGAATCTTTATGGATAAACTGACCCACGTGAGCAGAAAATGCTTCTTGTTCTAAAAACTCACAAGTTTCTGCAACTGAAAGTTGTGACCAACCCCAAGTTTCATCTACTTTAGACTTTAAATTAGCATGAACAAAAAGTTCTCTAACAGGAGCCTGAATATCAGAAGAGAATTCCCTCTGTTGAATACTCTTAATCATCTCATCCTTTGCTTTGATGTTAGTCATTAAGAATGCTTGAGTAGCATGTAATTGAGATTTCTCTAATAACAATACTATTACATTGGTTGGCATTGGTTTACCAACAGTTTCCTCAAAGGTCTCTGTACCAATCCTTACAGTTCTGGTAGCATTGTTAATACCAGATAAATTGTTATTGATTTCAGTACCTCTTTGGTAACATAAATTAGAGATTGACTGTGCTTGTGATAAGCTTAGACCTGTGTTTGATAGTGAATTTTTCATTGGTTTTGGTTGCAGTTCCTTATTACTGCTAAGCTTTAGGTTAATTTGTGATAGGTTTATTTTAAATTTTCTTCAATCCATTTGTTAAAATTTTCTTCTTCAATTATTGCTCCCATATCATCCCAATGGGGATCATTTTCATCACTACTATCATTTATTATATTTCTGTAATAAATATCACTATAAATAGCAGATTTAATTAATTCAATAACTTCTTCTTTTGTATAAGTTTTCATTTGTTCTAATTATTAGTTAATGACTAAATATCTTAAATTAAATTCTTTTTGTGTTATCTTATTTACAGGTTTATCTAAATTGAATCCACATTCTATAACATATTCAGAGTTATCTGAATTTTTAATGCTATTAGACCAATGCTTATTAGAAATACAACTTGTAAATGTAGACACCGTTAGTAATAGTGCTATAGTTTTCATTTTGTTTTATTAATAAAATTTATAACTCTTTTAAATTCAACATCATGATTAAGCTCTCCAATATTTGCATGAACACCTGTATCGTATATAAATCTTAATTGTTCTTCAGTAAGTATTTTTTGTGCGGCTTTATACCCTGCATTAAATGCCGATATATAAGCATCTGTTTCATTTCTTGGCACAATGTCTGAATGGTAGCTTGTATTAGCTAATTCATTTATTTCCTGTTTTGTCATTTGATTTGTTATTAGATTAATAATTAATTTTAAGTCTGTAAACCCTCCACACTTTCTAAAGGTGCTTCTGGGTTCACGTTGACTGGAATAACGCCTAATTGAGCTTGTATCTAATACATAGTCTAGATTTAGAGTCTATCCTTATAAAAATAACACATACTCCATAAACCAGTAACATTACTTCCATACTGTCTGGCTCGTTCATATATACCAATTGAATGGACACAGCCTAGCTGATACAAATATTAATAAATAAACAACCAATCAGTTAATTACTACTACTTGTTATTTGAGCAAGCTCAGCGTGGTAAATACTTACGTATTCCCTAATAACATTAATAATGTATGCTAAGGCACAAAGCATTATACTATACATTAAAGACCCTTGATAGGGTGTAGTAATTAACCTTTTGATTATTTAAATAAAGCGCAAGAAATAATTGCTTCAATTGGTTTCCCATCTTTTGCAGGTCTTTATATGTTCTCAGATTTTCGCCTTACTTAACACTTATTATACCGCAACTATTCTTACACTAAATAATGACTCTAAGGTATAAGTCATGTGTACAGTAACCCATAGAGTTATCCACTGTCTCCAATGTGTGCTAGCACCTCTAAGAGGAACACCCAGAAACTACGGCCTACTATGTTTGTATTTGAAAGCGCAACCAAACAGTATGGCTACACGCTAACTATAAGATGCCCCAGGGATATAACCCCGGAGCATCACTGTATCTTTATTCTCCAGAATAAGGTTCTGGTTCATGGTCATCAATAGCTTCATCTAACTTTGCATTCTCTTCATATGGAGGATTATCTACACCTTGAGCTAAATTGACAGCAAATTGATGACCATTTAATGCATCATCCCAAGTGGAATATCTAACCTGATATTGGTCATGTTCTCCACCAAATATCATTGTTTCAAACAATACTGGAATATGACCTTCTTCATAATCAAATGAGTGGTCAAGTCCTAGAAATACGGTTGATACTGCTATGTCATTTGGTAACTCCGTAAGAGCTACTCTCTTATTGTTGTGATCATTGTTCCAGTTCTGCCATTCACTGTTCTCGTAAGTAGATGGAACAGGAACTCTATCTATTAATATGTATGGTTTCATTGTGTGATAGGTTAAGAGAGTGTTTCAACCCTCATTATTAATTCAATTGTTTTGAGCATCTCTTTGAGCATTTATCATTTGGTACTCAAGATACTGTTCTTCTGAAGTAAGAAGATTATCTATACCATCTAACTCATGATATAATTCATCCTTATACTCATTTTGCTCCAGTTTCTCCTGGTACTTATCTTCATTTGTTTCTCCATCACTATCTACTGTTGAGATGTATGGAAGGCTGTTGATTATAGATTCAATTTCAGCCTTACGGGTACTTAATTCTTGTTTTGTCATGGTATAATTTGATTTAGTGATGGGTTAAGAGGACATTTCAGCCCTCACTATTTTAAATCATCAATGCATACATATTGGATATAGCTCTGGACATTGATACATTATCTTTAGATAAGTCTTTTAATTCCTGTTCAGACAATACAACAACTTCTCCATCATATGTTCCAATACAATGGTCTGGATTTGTTGTATAAACATCAACAATACCATTATCTCCAGTATATTCATTACATAATTCCTGAACAGTTTGTTCATTAGTATGTGAATCATATTGGATACTACCATATACTCTTAAACAAGTAATATAGCTGAAACCATCTTTATAGTTTCTAATTTGATAATTAACCAAATTTAAACTTTCAATAATAGACGTTTTTAATTGAATTAAGTGTAATATATTCATTTGATTTAAGTTTTAGTATTAATTAAGGTTCTTCAATATCATGTAATTTATCAAAACTTTCAGGCATAAGACCTGTTATTAAGAATTCTCTATCATCAGCAGATAAATGAGGCATTGCTTTTTGTATTAACATACCATAGAACCAGTTATCATACTGTTCTTGAGTAATGTCAAGAGTTAAGGTGTTTATCTTTCCTGTTAAAGGGTCTAATTTACTTATTTTCACGGCTTTAAGATTTAATGATGGATTATAGAGAGTAATTTATCCTCTCAACTATTAAAAATTATTCTTTTTCTTTTATACCATATAAAGACCAATATCGGCTATATATTTTGCCATTTTTTCTGTTTTATTACCACCAGTAATAGACATTAAAAATTGAATACAACCATAATAACCTAAATACTGAACACAAGTAGCTGCGGCATTTTTTTCTTTATCAGACATAGAATTAAATATACTTGTATGTCTAACTGTTGGAGTAAAAAGTTCTTTTGTCATTGTTATTAATATTAATGATGGGTTTGTAACTACTTGATTATCAGGTGGTGGCCTTGGTTGTTATTCTACTAAAGACTATCCTGCATTAAAAGAATATATTATAACTCCTCTAACAGTACCCTCAATAGCCTGACCAATTAATTTACATTTAACTTCAGTAGAGTAATCAGCCCAAACACTGGCCCATTCATACACTTCCCAATCATCTTGATTATTACGTCTATCAGGTCTAATTGTCACTGCATCAGACTCACTTTCAGAAGCTACTACACAAGAGTCATATGTATCATAATCAGTATTAATTGCTTGAGTTAATTTGTATAGGTTCATTTGATTTAAGATTTAAGTGAATTTTTATTACGTTTTATTAATTCTGCATTATACTCATAGTAATCAAGTTCTTCTTTGGCATCTTCTCCATATAACATCTCTTCATCATACCAACAATCTTCATCAGTGGAACCAC